GGACCTGCATTCAGAGGACTGGCATCCGAAATCAGCATCTTAGCAAATGTATTCTGAGTTTCCATCTTATCTTAATTTTAGGTTTACTCCAAAGTATTGGCCAGGCTTTGCTTTTGGCATAGCCTTTAACTCCTCACGAAGCTTTAGCTTCTTTACTTTACGTCTTTTGGCAATCTCATTGTAAAATTCAGGATTATTACTTCTAACCGTTATCCTTCCGGAAAACATCTTCTCATCTTTCTTTTTACTGTTTACCTGAACATCATAACCATTATGAACATAATCATAAATGTTCTTCATTATGAAATGGCATAGCTTGGCCAGGCCTTTTTCATCCAGCTCCGGAAATTGCTCATATATCTTTTCCAGATAATCACCTGTGCGTGTTTCTCTCATCTCCCGTAATCGTCAAAGTAAACCATGCCCTGATTAGCTTTCGCTATTATCTTCTTGTAATGTTGATAGGAAAGCTTTACAATATTCTGCTTCTTCTTACTTCCATAGAACCAGTCCATCACCATCATGTAAAGAGCACCACCTGTAGCAAAAACATCTACATCTTTATAAACGCCACTACCCCAGGATCTGCGAGTCATCAGAAACCTTTCATCAGATGGTGTCTGCCTTACTATCCGCAGACAGGCATCTCTCTGCACTGGAAAGCGATAAACATTATTGTTCTCAATCAGATCTTCAGTTATCAATTTGAATAATATCCCACCGATGCGGCGGCCAAGTTCTGCTTTGGAAGCACAACCATATTTACGCCAGAATCTTTCTTTCTCTGATCCTGGTTTCTTTAACTTTAAGAAGCCTGAAAAATCTAAATTAGAATGAACGATATCCCGCAGCGTCATACATTGCGTTGTTTCATACAATCCTCTTTCGACAAGCTTACCCTCCTTTTCGTCCCAGATCTTGACCATTACAGTGAGCTATAGTTAAAACGATTGAATGTATGGAAGGCCTTGAAGATCTCAGCCATGCCGTTCTCATTGATACCATCACCAGACTTGGCAACATCACACAATACTCCGGAATGGATCTGTGCTGTCTGCAATTGATTCTGTGTAGCTTCACCCTTCCAGAACTTCTTCTGTATATCGCACATATTCGCAAAGGCTGCAAGCGCCTCTACCTGGTTCTTCCGGATGAATGGAAAGCCTTTAGGATCTTTAAGCTCATACTCATAGCGAACATCTATCTTACCGATATAAGCCCTTTTGCTGAGTGTGTGTGTTACTTTAATCTTATGTTCACCAACTACTTCATAACTGAGAGAAGTAATAGGATTAGACCACACAGCAATCATATTCTCATACAAGTCCAGATTATATGACTTGATAGTTTCCTGGTTAGCGATACTCTGCGGTGAACCTACAAGGTATTCAGTTTCTTCTGGTGGCTCTTTTGAAAACCACAAGTGACTCTCTGTAGCTAATTCCTGATGTATGAAGCGTGCGTGTGTTACTTCCAATAATCTTTCCGCTTCACAAGGAATCATGAGGTATCCACAATCATCTGTGCAAGTAGAATAGAGAAACCCATCTACAAGCATTGGTCCTCCGGAGCGTGACAGAAAAGGCCCGATGAAGTCATACAAATCCTGCTCAATAAGGATAAGATCATACATCGACTTGGCAAGCGGTATCGCTTCTACAACCTTATGGAATTTTATGGTGGCTTCTGACATTTCCTTTTAAATTATTGTTGTTGTTGTTCCTGATCTGAACCGGCATTGGCTGCTTGTGCTGCAGCTAACTGTGCTGCTGTAGGGCCACGCTGTGTGCCACCTCTATAAAAGCTCAAATACTTTTGTGAAAGGTTGTAGATAATATTTTTGACTACTGTATCCGGAGCAGGATAAAGCTCTGCTTCGCCGGTAAACTTCAAGACCTGAGAAGGCTTTTCGAATACACCACGAATTAGTAGTTTGGTGAGTGGTTCAGGGTTTAATATCCATCCCTCGATTAGAATCCCCATTTCCTCATCCTCTTTGCTTACTGCAGGATTCAACCAGATAGCAGGACGCTGGCCACCATAAGGACGATCACTATGATAGCGTGCCACATCATCTACATAGATTGCATAGGTATTGGCAAAGTCTGTATAGGATGGTCCTGCAAAGGCAATACAATTCTTATCAAGGGAAAGCATTAATGGCGGTACCCAAAAATGAAGAGAAGGCTTCTTGTATGCCATAGGACACTCATTGCTTTTCTCCAGGCAATCTACTATGTAATTCTGAAGGAAATCCTTTGCAGAGAATACCCGCTTTCTCATCGATGTAAGAGCCAGATCACCGCGCTCTGCATCTATATCATCATTGAGATGCTCAAAGGAATATGGCTTGTTCATAGAACCTTCCAAGCCCTTCTGAACATTGCTATGGATAGCGGAAATAATAGCTTCTAGTGTACGTCCCATAAATGCTTTTTTTCAAATATAAACAAAAAAAGCCCGGTGGTCTGTGCCGGGCTTTTTCTATCTACTTCACCTTACTAAAAGATATCAATTAAGCTTTGAAACCGGCAACATCAGTTGTGGTAATACCATCTGTTTTGCCAAAGAATACTCCAGAAGCACCAGTTTTTGTCATCAGGAAATCAAGGATCTGATCACGCAATGCAGTTTCAGCATCATTGATATACAGCTCATAAGTCTGTGTCGATTGACCGTACTGATCTGCCGCTTCCGGAGAAGTAACATCATTACGCTCATGCGTCATCTTCCACTGGATAAGCGAATAAACCGCTCCCGGTACCGGACGTTTCTGACCTGGATAGTTTGCGCTGTATGGAATGCTGGTAGATTCCGTTTGCGGGAATTCACGATCAACCTGAAAGTAACTACCAATACCAGCCACTGAAGCTGTAATAGTAGGAGTAAAGGTTTTGATAATAGTTGATGGCGCATAATATCTGTCAAGGAATGAAATCCTGTCGATATATAAGCCCTGGCTACGGCCTTCAATTTGAAGTTTGGTTATCGTCGTTGGATCAGCAAGATTGCTACCAGTGCTGTTTGCAACACTAATAGTGTCGAAACCATCTTCTGCCGCTTCTTTGTAAATCTGCGCATAGATCTTTTGCATGAAAGTTGTTGCAGTTTCATTATCTACTACTGTGATCGGGAATCGTTTAACCATGCCGAATGATTCCGGATTAGCTCTTTCGAATTCCATTTCAGCATTTTCTGAACCTACCCGAACTTCAACATACACTTGTGTAGTTGTTCCCAGTTCAGGAAGATTCTGCAGGACAATGTTCGCTGGAACGATCTCATACTTGGACTTGATCGCCGGTACCGGACGCGAAGCCTTTATGGAATCTGCAACAACTTGGGCTACCGGAAAGGTACCAAACCCAGCAATGAACATCACTGCTTTCTGACCAGAATTATCAACACCCCCAACGTTGGTGTTTTTAATTACTACTTTTGTATCTGCGGCACTATTAAGAACGCGGCTCTTTGTGCCTAAAGTTAAAATACTCATATCTCAATTATTTTTGGTTTAGTGCAAATTGATTTCTTAAACGTGGATTCTGTGTAATATCCAGATATAACTTCGCTGTTTCCTGTGCAATCTCTCTGCAAATTTCATCAGGGAATTCACTCTTGATATTACTCGATGCCACAATATCAAGCGTCGCTTGATCTTCTTCTAAAGCAATTGGTGCAAATTTACGGACATAAAACCCGTCCAATCTCTCCAATTCCATCGTGGTAGGTTTACCATAATACACACGCAATTTGTTGTTTGCTACCTGTGCATAAACTTGTTTCAGCTTTGCCTTCTGGTAGTAATCATCAACGCTGCTTGCATAGATATTGGCCGTCATCCGATGGCACCGGCTTTTAATCCGGTACACATCAGGATAACGACTCTTGCCCTTCACTGGCTTAAATACCGCTATGCAGGCGCGCAAGTGGTAATAGTCATCGGGCAAGTCGTTTTCATCTTTCTGGAGGCCAAAAACCCCTAACCCACCCACAAAGTAGGAAAACGGTTTCTCTAGCACTTGAATGCCATCTGCTTCATCCTGTAAGATATAAGGCTGACGATCATCATCCGAAATCTTATAGGCTCTATTCACGACGTTCTGGATGGCCATATTTACAAGGTCATTGAATACTTCAATGTAAAGAACGGGGGCTTTCACCTTGTCAATAATCGCCAGTGTCAATTCGAATATCTGCAGATGCGTCATGGCTTATGCTATTTTTTTGGTCCAGGTCTACCCGGTGCAGGTCTAGCTGCTTTGGGTTTTGCTTCAGAGTCAGACTTCGCATAACGCGCATTTGCCTGTGAATCCGTTTCACCAATCACATCTTCACTCTCGTCCAGTTCAGAATGAGAGTGCGGATCTAATGTAGTGCTTGCGCGTTCTTCATCAGTTTCTACACTATCAAAATCTCCCGGGCGAGAGCTGTCAGGTCTTACTGTCCCAGAAATAGGACCATCCAGATGTGATTTATTGGTTGTGCTTCTTTCTGTTGTAGAGTCAATCTCAAATACACTCAGGTCAGCTACCTTACTACCTTTCGGCATCAGTAAGCTTCTGATCTCCTGAGTAACTAATTGATTGTGGCCTCTATCTTCGAGAACGAATTCTACTATATCGTTAGTTGAGGTACCGAATGTTTGGTCACCAAAGTAGTAAGTTTCATCATCACGACGTTTGATGATTTTCTTATCAATGGCTTTGTAAACGAATACACGAACATTGAAGAGTTTATTCTTGAGTTTATCAAGAACGCGCTCAGGATGATCCTGGCATTCTTTAAGCAGATATTCCTGTACTTCTAATGGCGGCTGGTTCGTCATGTCATTACCTGACAACACACGAGCATAGTCATACCATTTAGGCTGGGAAGAAACAGCGATAAGCTCAATGGCCATACCGATCTTCAGAGCCTTAGAAACACGGGCAGCTGCTTCTTTGTCATCGGAATGAACATAGAAGGTAGCAGATGGATTTGACTGTGATTCCTCAAAGGACATACACACATCTTCCTGATGCTTTACATAATTCCATACCGCAGCCTGATAAGGATCTGTAAGATCGAATTCTTTACCATCTTCCAGTAAGGTGTTGTGCTTGCCTGTGATCACGAAAGGAGCATTGCGCTTCTCTTCCTCAGTCAAAGGTTTCACACCATGGAAACCACCATTACGGTTTGGTACCGGATAAACTCTGCAAGCTCCCTGAGTCTTACCCCAGGCGGCTTTTAGAACTATCTTCTTCTCATCTACTTCCTGCTGCGCAACTTCCCACATTCCGGGTTTTTCTGCCAATTCTGTATTCATAAAGGGGGGTTTTTGGTTTATAATTTCTTATCGGAAGAAAGGAGTTTGCGAATGCCCTGCTTTTTACACAGAGCATTCTTAGCAAACACTCCTGTTTAAAAGGTCACGTTTTCTTTGATCACGAAGCCAGTGTAAGGGTTAGCAACCTTCACACCTGAGTAACCAAGTAAGTGTTCTTCAGAACCATGAACTGAAGTAGATACCTCACCTGAAGTACGGCCGTTAATACCACCCAAACCTTTTACAGTTCCAGAGATAAGGTCAGCACCAGTTAAGGTCATCAGCTCAATGTTTGGAGCACCATTGTAGTTACCCATGTCGAACAGGATACCAAAGCCCTGGTTCTCATAGTGGTCAGTTAATGCCCGGTTAGGCATGAACACTACGGTGTTGCCGGCAAATTCATAGGCTGAATAAGTAGCACCAAGTTTCAGGTAATCACCATTCTTTTTCACGAAGTATGGTTCGTGCAGACGATCTTTGGCAACGTTGTCTGACCAACGGTTGAATTGTTGCCACAGGCGTTTGTTCACGGCCAGTACCAGTGTGTTTCCCACATCTGCTACAGCTTTGTTGGTAACGGCATCAATAGCATCATCCATGATGGTGCGTTCGAATTCGTTATACCGAACTTGCTGAGAGTAACGGGAGAACTGAGGGATAATACCATCACCCATAGGAATATCACGACCTTCTTCATCCTGGTCAAGACATTTACCCATTGAGTCATAGTTGCTTTCTGAGAACAGGTTTTTCTGCTCACGGGCCAGCATGAACTGATCGAGAAGGTTTTTGTCAAAGGCTTCCATCTTGAAGAAGGAGTTCTTGCCTTGACGCATTACGATCTCTTTCTGCATTGCCCAGTCACCTGACCAGCTATCAGACACGCGGTGGCGTGACATATAGCCGATGTGTTTCTCAGCATTGTAGAGGAACTTAGAGTAACCTCTTTCAGAAAGTTCAGGGAAGAAGTTGGTAACGTATTTTGTCCAACGGTTCTTCGCCGCGAAGATTGGATTCAGGCGGCGGTTCAGGTCATTACCTGTCAGCGTTACCCGATACTTCCAACGGTTCTTATTGATCATTTCCGGACGACGGCGAACAAACAACATTGTGTGATTTTCCAAACGGAAGGTATCACCTTTGTCGTAGTATTTGCGCTCCAGGATCATGTCGAACTCTTCGCGGTTCTGACCTACTGCTGTACAGTCTTGCACAATTTTGATTTTCGGCAGCATGTGCGCTTTTACTGTCCAGGTATAAGCCATCGCATTGATACCAGTGTAGGAGTCACCTCCTTTGGCATCACGGCGATAAACTTTGTTCAGGGCTTCGGTTACCATCGAAATCGAGTGTTCTGGATACATGGTAACTACCTGATTCAACCGTTCAGGCTCCGCGCCTAGCATGGCGCCCAGAGTCTGCATCGTTGAAGTGTCCGCCGCGTGGGACGGGATGTGATTGATGTCTACGACTTTCATTGTATGCTATGTATGGTTAAAGCTAATTATTTGCTTCTTCCTCCTCATGCTTCCTCTTCCTGCCAGCTTGTTACGGTAGCCTACCGAGTTAAATTAATCATCCAGAGATGTCTGGTTCCAATCGTCGTCATCTGAATTGCCGGCAGTAACCGGAGCAGGAGTTTTGCCAAGTCGAGCAGCAACGGCTTCACCGGGCTTCTGTTGGGGTGGCTTTGCTGATGCTGGAGGTGTCTGTGCAGCAGGTGCTGGAGTTTCCTGCTTAGGGGGTGTTTGTTGTATTCTATTCGCCGTGATTGGTTGTCCCGGCATTCCTTCCAGCAGCTCCTGGCGCACGCGCGCCTCTATTGCAGCAATCTGCTCTTGGTAATAGTTTACAATGTGTGGGAGCATCTTGTAAGCGTAACGGTGTTCAAAAGCTTTTTGTGGGTCCTGCAGATCGCGGAGTAATTCACTTTGAAATTCCTCATCAACTTCTACAAGGTCTTTAAGGATAAAATTTCGGGTATTATCATCTACAATAAAGCCGGCGATATTCTCAATCTTCTGGCTTGCCTGTACGAATTCTGCAGCTTCAGCATCGATCTGTTTCTGTACCGATTCACGGCTCATTGCAGATATTGTAGAAAGGTCTGTTTTTTCAGCTGATGCTTCAAGGTCTTTGCGGATCTTCTCAGTCTGACGATTATAGAGTGGGCTCTTTTTACGTCTTTCTAATTCCGCTTCAATTTCTTCTTCTGTAAGATCTTCGCCATATTCATGCTTGATAGCGATAGTCTGGATTTCATCAGCACTCATCTTAGAGTAATTGATATCATCAGCAAGAAGCTGACGGGCGATATCTTTGAGGCTGATCCCTGTATCGAGAAGGTCTGATATGATTTTCTTATCGCCGTCTAATTCCGGCTTGGTGAGTGAGTTGAGGATATTTAGTTTTTCGGCTTCAGATAATGTGTGGAAGTCTACTTCGCTATCACCGTACTTTATGTACTTGCCATCTACAAAGCCTTGCATTTCTAAGAACTTGGTAATGGCATTGTCTACTGGAGGTGGAGTTGCCGGATCTGTAATCTGGCCGAGCCTTTCTGCAAAAGTGGCTCCGGGTTCTGATGGGGGAGTGTTCCCTTTTCCTTTTGAGGTATCATTAACCTCTCCTCTTCCTAGATCCTCAAACTCATCTTCGTGCATGTCTACAAACTTAGGGCCTCCTTCTTCGGATGGCGTAGCTTGTGCTGAACGACAGATTAAATAAAGGCTTAAATAACTTACTTTCATGTGGGGGTTTTTTTGTGAATTTAAGTATAAGACTTATTAGATTATTTATAAACCTTTTAAAAGTTTTTTCCTTTAGAACTAATTTACGATTACGCCAAGAAAAAAGGCAACTGCTACTGCACTAACTACATACAAAGCAGAATTTCTATTCTTAACCTTTTGTTTTAATTGTGCCTTTTCTTCTCTGCATTGTTTGTATTGATCGACAAAAGCCTTATTCATTTCCATTAAAGCATCATTCTCTTTCTTACGAAATGCCAGGCTCTTCTCAATACTAGAGCGTGCTGTGTCTGCGCAATACTTCGCCTCTACTGCTGCTGACGTTTCCTGCATACAAGCATCCAGTTGCTTCTGCATGAGTTCTGCATCTACAAGTTTCTTATGGATTAAGCGCATCAAATTCGGCCCCAAAACCACTTTTTCTTGCGTACTCTGAGAAAAACTTGTAATGCTCGCTAGTAGGAGCACGCTCAATAACGCTATCACTTTCATGGCGCTGCTTACTTAAATTTAATTGCTTCTTCCGATAGACATCCTGTGAATCCCGCCAGCGGCGTTCGCTCCGTAAAGCCTCTTGGTAGCGTGCAAATAAACTGTCAGCAGACTTTGAAGAAAGTTCTACCTGATGGTTTTTATCTGATATGTATTTATCAAATTCTTTTTCTTTACTCTCATAAACAGCTACATTTTTCTTTACCTGTCTGGACAATGCTACTATCCAGCCAATAGCAAGCACAAGTAAAACAGTAAGAAAAATACAGATATAATAAAGAATTGAATGTTTCGGATTCTGTTTCTCAATAAGCGTATTTGTTTTCTCCGGATCTATAGGTCCATTCTTAGGCAAATATTTTCTGAAGTCCGGTAGTATCATAATATTAATCTTTATTCAATACCTCATCATCTGGAAATTCCTCTGGCACAATCCTCCACCATAAAGGTAAACCACGGATCAATGCACTGAACTCAAAACAGAATAATCTCTTGCTCGCTCTCTCATTAACCCGACCTAACCACCAGCCTGTAAGCTGATAGATCAGCATGTAAACCATAACCGACATGATATCATACCTCGTCGGCCTGGCTCCAAAGAAATCGGTAATTACATAATCAAAAACCGCACATTCGGAAATACCAAACTCATCACCCATCCTATCTGCCCACCATAGGTCAAAGCGCTTAGGCCTGATCACATCACCTATCATCGCTTCTACAATGAATAATTCCCCATTGATCCAGAAAACGACAGCAGTATGATTCCAGGGGGATTTAAGAACCAATCGAATTGTAGCAGCCTCCACACCTTTAGAACGACAGAAAACAGTTGTTCCAGTTTTACAGGTTTGAAGTCTAGTCTTTAATTCGATTGGCTCACATAATTCCATTATTCTTCTTCTTCTTCTTCTTCTTCTTCTTCTGAAGCTACAGAATCAATCTTTACAGTAATAACCGAAGGCATTGCTTCACCATCAGAAGAAATCTTGATATGATAAGTACCAGCCATTAAATCTTCGAATACACCATCTTCATTCTCTTCCTGTTTCTCAAGTAAGATAAAGGTAGGATTGCCGACAATATCAACTGGAGTAACAGTAATCTTACCATCGCTATTATCTACCCTTTTAGAAAGTTTAGGAAATGGCGATTCTTCACCTTCAATCTCAACTTCAGCTGATGGTTCTAATCCCTCATTTGTGAAAGTAGCATTCTGAACTTCTACTTCTGCTGTGATCGGTGGATAGAAATGACCATCTTCAGGACTGTAGCAGATAACTCCCAAGAGTTCATACAACAATCCATTAATACACATCTGATCTAATTTCAGACCAAGTGGATCTGCAGGCACTTTATAAAAGTAATCTGTATTTTCCTGCTTGGTAGCTAAGAAGGATTGTGGAATATCCTGATTAAGAAGATTGCCTTTTGAATCTTTAAAAAACTTCTCAAAGAAAACAACAATCGATTGCCCGGCTTTCGAAGTTGTAATTCCATCGATATGGAATTCTTTATTCACATCATCCTCGGTATATTTTATATAGGCTCTTTCAGCCTCATTACCTGATGAAACTTCTACCTCTCTGCCTTTAAATGGGAATGTATCTTTTTGTGCTTCTGCCATGATCTTAAATTTTATACAATTGGAGTATTAGTTACTGTACCTGCATTATCAATAGTAGGAGTCCAGATTCTACCATCCGGAGAAGTTAAGGTAATATTTTTATCTACTAAAGATGCTGGTATAATCTTGTTAGAAATAACTACCTGACTTATTACATTGGTAAGAGTTACACCAGCATTTGGAACTGTCAAACCATCTACCTTTCTCTGGAAATCACAATTAGTAAATAAAACAGGCAATGCCTGAGTACCTACATTATTGAATACTCTGGTATATAAACCGAATGAACCTGGAGCAATAAAAACAGTCTTGCAATCTTCATTAAAGAAAAGTCGCTTACAGTTTGCTCCTATTTGTATATCCCTATAATGGTCATTAGCAATTGTCCAGTTATATAACTGTAAAAAATTAATTTCCTGACCATTTTCTCCAACTGTAACAAACCAACAACCACCACCAAAATTACAATTAACACAAACTCTAGCACAAGCTATATTAGCAGCCTGAAAACCATAAGTAATTTTCTGATGATTAAAAGCAGGTACAATATTAAATGAATGCTTACCTACACGATTAAATGCAAAAGCATCATTAGCTTGAATACTACTAGAATTTATATCAAGGAAATTTTTACTAAATGTTCCATAATTATGAACTTTGGAAACACTTCTTTCAATTACATTAAATTGATGTGACCATCCCCACCAGTGTATATTATTACAAGCCGGTTCAAATGTATTACCTTCAATTTCTATTCCTTGGGAGTAGTCATTTGGATAATCACCACCTGGTCTACCAGCAGCAATCACAATATCTGAAGTAATACTTCCACCTTTTATATTGTTGTTTTTGCCTTTGAAGTGAGCATAATCACCTCCCTGATAATTATTACCACCTGAACCACCACTACCATTATTCCAACCAGAGAAAGTAAGGAAATCTGAAGTGCTTCCAGGAATAGTTGTAATCTTATAGGGCGCTGTAGAACCATCATGATTTATTGGTGTAGAAAATCCCCATATTTTACCAACACCATAAAATAAATAATACCAGTTATTCCCTGATACTGGTGCAACTCCTTTAAGTGTTGGACCTGTTCCAGTATTAAAAAGAAACCAGAACGGACCACCAACAGAAGCACGAACAACTGAAAATAATGGATAGTCTATACCAGGATCATAGACTGGTGCATCGTATTCATATCTTCTCCAACGAACTACACGAAAATCCCAACCTTCAACTGTATTATTCAGAACTGTATCTCTACGGTAATAGATCCATCCTTTGCGTGCTGTTGTTCCATCTTCACAAAGGATATTATCGATGTCATATTTGATCTCATCAAGAGGCCAAGTTGTAGAAACTACATTTGGAAAGAATGTATTTACTGATGATGCGGTTAGAATTATTTGTTCTATTGGCCCTGTATTAATTGCAGTGGGAGTTGAGCCATTAATTTTATGTGAGGTAGCAAAATCAGTTATCTGATATAAAGAACCTTGTACTAAAAAGCCAGCTGTCTTTAAAGCTCTCAATGCTGCATGCGTCATTGCAATTGGCACATTCGGTTTTATTGGCCGGTTATCAATAACTGTTGTAGCTACAGCATTTCCTTTGATTACACTATTGCCTTCATACTGTAAAGTATTACATGAAATTACAGTAGCAACATTATTACCGACGATACTGGTATTCTCTAAGAGAATATTACCTGATTTCGAGGCATCACCAATCAAGTAGTCTGTTCTTGTACTTGCTCTGGCATCAATAGAACAATCATAAAAGTTAATACTACAATTCGCATCAACATATAAACTAGAAGTATCTTTTAAAATGAATTTACAATTATAAAAATTAATAACTCCATTTCCACCAGGACCAGAATTAGCCCATGCTAAAACGTTATTTGAACTTCCTATAAATGTACAATCATAAAAATTGCCGACACCATTCATTATTCTTACACCATGTCCATCGGTAGTACCTGCATCTACATGGCAATTAAAAAAATTAGTGATACTATCCCATTGGAACATTGCAATAGTATCATTCAATCTTCCACGGCTTTTAAAATTCAGATCATAAATATCATAATACTGATTCTTACACATCCAATGGCCAGATGAAAAACCATAGGCACCTAATCCCCATGTAGCCGCATTTGTATTTGTAACTATGGATGAATTCATACCCATAATTTTACCATATGATGGGCCTAAATTTGCATCCCAACTTGGTGAAACCCATGGATATAATGAAATTGCATCAGCAACTCCATCTTCACGACCTATTTGGAAACCATAAGTATGAAGCGATATATTTGCTCCTATACTTATGTATGCCGCATTACCAACTTTTGTAAGGTCAATAATATTGTTCGGTACAATAATCGTATCACCAGGTTTTGCTGCTGCTTCTGCTGTTGGATAATCAGGATAGTAAGTACGTGTACCACTCAGACTAACAATATTAGCTCGGTTAGCCAGCATGTCTGCATAGAAAGCAGCATAGTAATCTGCAGGATCATCGAAACCAGCTTGCTTTGCTGCACCTGGCTCTATATCTAATGTAGATATAAAGCTGGTTTTCTTTTTTACAATAAAAAGTGTGTCTTTATATTTAAAAGTATCACCATCGAAATACCGTTTACCTGCTGTCCATGTTTGACGGGCGTGTGAAGTATAAGGTAAATTCTTCCAGTCATCTACACCATTTCCAAGTTTCTCTAAACCTGAATCTGATTCACCGGCAATCTCTCCATTTGCTAATATTGGATTGGATTGCTCCCATTGTGCGAAAGTACCATACCGCGCAATGATTCTTTTATATGATTCTTTTGCCATGATATTAGTCTTTAGCAGGTTCAGTTAAATCAGGTCCAGTAAAAGTTAATGGTGTGCCACCTTGAATAGTATCTACTTTCCCACCATACTCTTTAATCCGAGCGTCTATTTCTTGAGGAGAGAGGTACACATCTGAGCGTGTGGTGGGTGGATCAGCTTTAGCAGTATTTCCTATTGTATCATCTCGCTTTATACTGCTACCGGTATCTGTAGTACCAATAAGCTCCCAATTTGTATTAGCTACTCCACCTGTAGCAAGACTTCTTGTTGTCGGTAATTTATTTACTGCTACGGTCATAGCATTTACCGCACGATACATATCTATGACCTGTTTACCATCTGCATTGGTATATTTATGAAGTCGCACCTCATTTACTACCATAGCTTCATCTGACCAATAGCGGATTGCATTGTCAATGACAAGCTGTTTTACATCAGTATTAAATTTAGTACCATCTAAAGTTGTGTAAAGAGGAATACCTGTTAATGGATCAGTATAAACAAACCGGTTAAAGGCAGCACCATTCCAGAATACAGCATCATTTACAGCTAAAGTAGAGATGCCATCTAAACCAACACCAGTAGCTTTTGCAACACTTACCCGGAAGAAGTCACCAGCTTCTAATTGATTCCGAACACCATTATTCTTTAAGTCAGGCGTATTAGTATCTGCATCATATGGACCTTGATAACCGGCATTAATAGATAACCCACCAATTACTTGCCGCCAATCTTCTGGTGAAGTAGTATTGCCAGGAGGAGCAACAGGATTACGATCAGCAATACATTCATATGTTGCTGCATCTGGATATGTTTCTACACTATTAGCTAAGACCATTGTACCAAGAACCGTTACCTTCATGCCAGGATGTGTCTGCATGATCTTGTACATATTGGCTATAGTGTCCACAATTGTACGAACATCGAATGGCTTCTTTGCATTCGGATAATAACCAGTTGATAAATTCGAGCCGTTATATTGACCTGTAGTCAGGTTTTTTGTGTCTTTAAATCCCATCGCTCTATTGATTAGTAGTGGTTATAATTGAATATTTGTCCATTGTATTGTGGAGCATTTGTTGTATAAACATAATATTCTATGTCTATACCATTTTCTGTAAGTATCATTGTTCTTGGAAAAGGAAGTCCAGTTTGTGGACTTTCAAATGCACCTCCAACCATTGCATCAGATGGAAAATTATCCATAATGGTAGTAAGTGGACCATGATCTTTTGGAATAGCATAAAATGGAGAAACACCAGTAACTCCATATTCAATTTGCCCTGGAGAATAATTGGTAGGCTGCCGAAGTATTTCAGCAATAGTTTGATCTTGTGCTACTAATTGTTGTGTTAGCCATTCCCCTAACATTTTAGGATCTGTTGGTAGTTGCTTATAATCGCCATCATAACTACCAAAGAAAGATGGTAATGTAAAATACAATGTTAGATTATTTGTATTAGCTAATTTAGGTCCTCCCTCTACTGATGGTCGGGTATCTGTTACATCTCCTGAGAAACCTACTGTGTAAACTGCCTTTCTATATGCTGGATTTGTAGGATATGGAAATACATAATTTGCACTTACTTCTCTTTCAAATGGTGGTAATGATATTCCTCCTATAGCTGTTTCTGTATTTCCTAAACGAACACCATCTTTGTAAATATTACCCTGATCGATAGGATATGTATTTGCATATGGTGTATTTATTACAGTTACATTAGTAAGATTTGAATTGACTCTGTAAAGTGTATTAGTTACACCGCCAAAACCTGTACCAGTTTTAAAAGAAAGATTTGCTGTAGGAGCTTCATAGCCTGGACCAAAGATAGCTTTGTTTACATCTGCCGGATGAAGGTATTTATGTGTGGCACCAGTATTTTGTGTTCCAAGAATCCGGCCTGACTTGTTTGGATAATATACTTCAGTGAATGGAAACATATAAGGTAGTTTAGACCATGGAGTAACTCCATCTCCTACCTTTGTTGCCAACACTTCACCATAAAGAGCCTTACGCTGATTTTGAGGAAGATTCTTTGTAGCTTGTGGTGTTGCTTGGCCAAGACTAAGACCTAAATAAGCTGAAGTATTATCTGCGAGGATAACTGCTACTTCAAATTCAGCTAGAACAAGATTGCTATTAAAAAGTGCATTTGCATTTTCCCATTCTGCATAATAACCACCTCTTTGTATGAGCCGGGTATATTCTGATATTGCTGGTGCTGTTGCCATATTATTTTAGGGTTTTTGTTTAAAATCTTGCACTAGGTTGAAAGTCACTCACACGAGGCGTACCTCCATATAATATTGCCGGTATTCCACTACCTCCACCAATATTCACCTTCTCAATAATACTCACACGCTCTTCCAAGTCAGAAAGCCGTTTATTGAAACTGAGCAAAGGCATAGGTTGTCCTGCTACTTTCAAAGAGCATCCAGAAGCAGGAGTATAGTTCGGGTGAGGAATGTAACTGTTCAGGTTTGTTAGAGCAGTTATATAAGATGCCATATCGATTTTTTCTCTCGATGATAGGTCGCTGTGTGTGTTCTCTAATATTTTTATGGAATTATAGAGGAGGTATTGAGCATCTCTCTCGGTTCCATCCATGCCTATGCGTGATAACTCCCGGACAGCTTTCAATGAAAGTTCTCCAAGTGCTGTTCTTGCTTTGGCAAGGAAATCTTCTATGTATATTTCTGCTGCTGTCATCCTTGTGTTTGTTGAGAGTATCCGGCTGGCATAGGACAGGTAACACCACCAATTCCAGTAGTAAAGAAACAACTTGTAAATACCTGTTGTGCATATGGAGTGCCCACCCAACTTACAGGACCAGTTGATGGTTGCAATCCTCTACCATCACCAAAATCTATCTGAGCCAATCCAGTCCAGCAATACTGTGCATTGTAAGTTCCTTGTACCCATGAGATCGATGCTATTTCCTCAATCACAGGAATAGAACAGTTTACAGGATCAGCAAAGTTAGCCACGCTATATAACTGTAATTTGCGATCAGCATCGATATTAGCAATAGCAGCAAGAAAGGCATTCACTTTAGCAAGATAAGCTTCAGTGTCATCTGCAGCTAAAGCAGCACTATCAGCATAAGGTGTGAAACCTGGAGGAACTATTTTCATAGAATTTCCTGGCTGCGCAATCATCGAATAGGTGAGAATAGTCACCACAGCATCCTGCGTCTTCTTTAGTTCGAGTTCAAATCTTCTTGCGTAGCCGGTATTCATATCGTTTTAATTTTAGGCTTCTCCTGGTCCTTCTGGTAATTGCTCTACTGGTGGAATCTCATCTGGTGGGCGTACAATACAAGTCAATCCTACTGCCTCACTGTTAGGTCCAAATGCTGGATTTTCTATAGTAATATTATTTACGTATCCTGAAAGCTCAGGCAAGCCATAAACATAAGCTATAAACGCTGTAAGTCTACTTTGATAAACATCCTCAGATAGTTGGCTTAACTCCTGTTCAGTAAGAGGAATCAGATACAAACCAGTACCTGGATCACGAAATGATTCTTTGATATCGTATAGCATTTCCACGCCGACTAGATCATTCTCTAAGAATCGCTGAACTGAAAGTATCTGATGGCGATAAGCGCCTGTATTATTAAATTCCATAGTTCTTCAATTAAGCATCAGCACAGATATAAGTCATTGCCCAGTTACCTTCATAAGTTATCACCTGACTTGTTTCATCAGCACATATCCAACTATTCTTCCAATTATATTCACGAAATATCGGATAGACCGGTAGAAGTACACAAACAGGATCTCGCCATTGCATTACTACAGTTTGCGGTCGCTGTACACAGAGAGGCTCCTTCCACTCTATTATGCATGACTCACGCTTGCCCGATATTTGCTGGAACCACATTATAGCTTCGTTATCTTAAAAGTAGCAACTGCAAATTCAGTAGCAGCAGGAACATACAGCACAAGGCATTGACCAGGAACAAGTGTTACTGAACCGGAAAAGATCGTTGGCGAAGGAACTCCATTAAGAATATCTTTGTGACTACCTTGCTGCATTGTAATTCCTGCCTGTGCAATTCCATAGGAAGTAGCAAGCGATACTGAACATCTGAAAGGATAAGTCAGCACAGCTCTTACAGGAGCACCAATACGCGGATTCAGGCATAGATAACCATGTGGATCACTATCAAGAGGACTGCGGTCTTTACATTTTTCACAAGCCATAATCTTAGCAATTTACAGGTGTTGGTGTGCGTGAATCAAGGCTGCATAAAATTTCAGCTGCATCATTGAAGTATTCAGCTTCAAAGCGTGAGCATGCTCCTTCCAGATCGAACAGATAATAGTCATAAGACTTCTTCTCTGTTTCATTCAGGCAATGGCTATTACGATACATCTGCATCCACCATGAAGAAAGTGCTTTGCGGTAAGGAAGTTGGTTCATGATATTGGCTATACCATAAACATAGTTGGTATCAAGGAGTAGGTCGAGTTGTGTGAGTGGTTCGTAATCATATGTAAAATGAGGTACCAATTTCACTCCTTGTAATGTTTCCTGGTTTATCAGATCCTGAAGATTCAAATAATGAAAGCTTCTAGCATAAACATCAGTCATTGTGATCGGATGGCTGGCCACAACTTTATTGACAGTGCGGGTAGTAATGTCATAGTAAACATTACCAATGAAATCTGAACCTGTAGCTTCAATAAGAGCACCTTTACGTGGTAAGGCAAATACATAAAGAGAAAAAACACCACCCTCAGAAATAGGAATCTTAAAGAGATTGGCATCTTCAGGATAAGCTGGATCTATACGAAAAGGACCCGTATTAAAAGTAGTTTGATGCCGATTAAAATAGATTATATTTCCAGATGAATCCTCGCAATTCTGGCCAAGCTTCTGAAGAAAAGCAAATAGAACAACCTCATTACGTTTAGGCATGCCAGCAGCACTCCAATCAGTTTGATCCTGAAAAGTAATGCTGCTACCATCAGCAGCACTCTCAAATTGTTTTATATCCAGACTAGGCATTTTTCAGATTTAAAGGTTCATCATTCTTGTTGCTATCATCCATTACTACCTGATTGGCTTCAATATCCAATGCCCGTTCATCAGTTTCCTTTTTAGAAGCATTTTTCATAGAATCATTTTCAAGAGATCCCATTTTAAACCTCTCATCAATATCCAACTTGCGTTTCTGTAATTCGAGATCCTGGTTCTTCCGGCCTTCGATTTCTGCCACGAGCTTCTGCATTTCATTATCTTTCTGACTAAGTTGTTTGGTCGCATCATCAAGCTGCTGCGAGAGTTGCTTCATAGCATCATCTTTGGCTTTCTTCATCGCCTTACGCGTGCGCCGGCGTGCGCCAGATACTGAGCGAGCTGTAATTACATCCATCAGAATATCCGGATCTACAGTACCAGCATCAGCAAACTTAGCAGCAAGCTGTTTGATAGCATCGATATCTTTCTGCTCCATGCCGCCATCGACAACAAACACATTGAAGTATGCAAGCAAGTGTTTAGGCTCTACTCTGAATACCTCTTGATTGTAATCACCACCAACTGGATAAGAACCACGCTTGCCTTTCTTTTTGTAAGATAGCCTGGCCAGCTGCAGAAGATTTGTAAGGGCCCGACACATCAGATCAAGATGCATATTGAATTGTGGCTTAGTCATCAGTGCTGTCTGAGCCATTGCGATATTAGTATTACCCAAAGCATCGCGCTCTTCAAACTGCCCTAATGCCTGGCGATTCACGCCGGTAATAGAAGAAGCTGTAGCCTCAAAGAACTCAAGCACCTTGATATGCCCGTCGATTACACGCGGATCAGTACCAAGTTCAAAGCCGACTGCATGAGAAGCATTTGCCATATTGGATAAGCGCGGATCATTTACATTCGGCTCATTTACCATAGCGCCATTCTTAGCATAGGTAATAGCCTTCGCTACCCGGGATGCTACAGTCTTACCAAAGTGCTGCGGAATATTCGGCGTGTAAAGGGTAATACCTTTTCTCAGCATAAAGCTAAGGTCATTCTCTAAGTAAAAGTGAATGATATTGTATTTGTCCTGAAGGTCTTTAGTAGTGAGTGGAATAGAATTCACTTTTCCATTATGCAATAAGCAACGGCCATCATAGGAGAGCGGGCACTTCCATGGAGTATCATAATCACGCAGAACGAACTTACTCTTACCCATGCCTACATAAATCTTATCACCGATCCTATAGCCTTCATAGCGGTTCATGCGGAACCGTTTAGTAATTTCTTTGCTCTTAGTGCGCTCTACTATCTCAGGTATAAATTTCTCATCCTCGGTATCAGTAACCTTGCCATCCGTTTCTATGGAATTATTAGCAAGCCACTCCACATGATAAACCTTGAACTTGTCATAGTAATGCTGCATTCCGGAATTATCCAGGCGTGCATAGTCGAGTTCATCGCCCCGATTAATCTCATATGAAAATCCGCCTTTTTCATTCTTCTTGAGTCCTAAATAGTCTAGCTCATCCTTGGTCATTTCATGGCCCCAGCGATTGATAATATCAATGCGGCTCATTTCAAATGCATGGACGATACGTTGAGTATCATCACTGATATAACCGGTATTACCCGGATGGTCATAGAACAATTCCTCAGCAGGAATGAACATGAATTTTGGATCTTGTCCTTCAGCTTCCAGCCAGGTTCTGCAATGAGTCCTGTCATAGACCAGCAGATCCTGCATCATTTCATTAAATTGTTTCTTGAGATTAAGACGGAAGATGTAAAAGTTAGTGAGATGTTGGCCAGCATTTTCGAAGTCTGATGTCCACTCCGTCGAGATGTATTCCTGAATATTTTGTATTGCTTGCTGTCCTATCAGCTGTGCTATCTGATTCTGTGGCTGTTCCTGTGCGGCTTTAGCAGCTGAAAGATTCAGGTTCATTGCCTGTACTAACCGCTTATTTAATAAATCCACAAACGTTAATGTCTGCGCTTTCTTAATGGATAAGATACTATCCGGATCACCGCACGTTACTTTGAAGTTGAGAGGGTTCGTCGATTGCTGTCCTACTAATACCTGGATATGCTTTCTGATAAGCGGAATGAATCGAACATCTGCCGGCGATTGCATACCATAATGCTGCTTCAGATACTCGAGATGTTTTAAATTGTGCGTGCCATTGTAAATATCATTAGCATCTTTTAGATCTTGACGAGGATGAACGAGTGTGTTTATAGTGTAATCAATATTCGCCATCAAGTAATCAGCCTTTAGCTTATCAGCTTCGGGGACTAAATCACTGATGTCTGCGTCGATATATGGTAAAGGCCTTTTCATATTGGTTACTAAAATGTAAAAAATTTCCCGAATTTAATTATTTCAATCTGTCTGATAGTAAGATTGATAATGGTCCATAACTGCACTACGTTCTTTTTCAGGCTCATATAGTCCAAGTCGGTCCCAAACATCATCAGATTCAGGCATTACACCATATTCTTTATACCCATCCTTATTAATAAAGAAACCTATGTCTGCGTTCATTTGTTGTCCGTAGCTGCTGGTAGAAACCACGGCGTTCTGTATCATGTCCTCATCAGCTATCTCACACATACCCATAGCTACCATTAAGTCATAGATAGTTTTGTTAGCCTCATCATATTCCTGAGCTTCTTCGAGTAATTCTTCGAAGTAAACCTGATCCCAGTTCTCAATAAAATAAGCCTGAATCCGAGCATTCATATACCGACGGATATGGTCAGTCATCTGCGTTCCTATGAGCGATGAACCTCTTGCACCTATCCTATCCGGCAATGCAATAGCTGGTCGCATGATAAAGCGCCACATCTGTCCTCTGGCTTTATAGAATGAGGTAATGGCAATCTTTGTGTACTCGAGGTTTAGCAAGCAGCCATACCACATAAGTATCTTCAAAGACCGGTCATAGGCTTCTTCTACACTTTCCGGTCTGTCTTTATAAAGGCAGACATAGCGGTTATAAGTGCTCTGTACATTCAGGAAACGCTTCTTAACCAATAAGGCAAAGCGGGAACCGGTTGTAAGCGATGAATCAGAAGTACCCTGGTCGATACTATCCACGCCAGCGATGTAAAGATTTGGATAAGGCTTATTGGTATTAGGATCTATTTGCGGTTTTTCGAGGCACAGTATTTTTCCTTCAGGGTTATCTATCCACTCAACACCAATAATCTTACCCGTTTTATTATCCCGTTTATAAAGCAGGTCGCCACTGATAGGTTTTGGAAAATCCTTATCGCTGCGGTTCATTGCAATGCGAAGACGTTGCTGTGATATCTGATCCTGTGGAAAGATGTTCACACCCTTCACCCAAAACATTTCTGTCAGGTTTCTTGGATACTCCTGAACGAACTGAGCCAAAGAGCGAGGGGAATTCTTTTTCTCCTCACGCATCGCATCTATATCCGCATTCGCAGCTTTAATATCAGAGATACCAGTTTCAGTATCATAGAAGCCATAGCGCTTTTTATCAGCACCGACAAAGTAGCCACGCTTCTTACCTTCCAGATCCATCACATACAAACGGAATGCCTCCGGATTGTAGATCATCAGCTTGGCATCCTTACTGGCACCAGACTTGATGTTACCTCCAGTACCTGCCAATAGGGAAAAACCGGAAGAAACACCACCCCTGTTCATTGCACCCTCAGACTGGTTATAGCAATCGATCAAAGAGGCAGAACCACTCCAGTTACCGATCTCCTCATAGGCCTGAACTAATGGACGTAGGGAACGGGTAGCACCGGCATTATTATCATAGATGACATTCTGAATCCGGGAGCGATAGCCACGGACAATCTCCTTGCCATCCATCCAGCTTTTGTAGCCAGATTCAATGTACTCATCTGCAGAATTATAAAGTTTGTTGTGGAAAAAAGGCTTAGGCTTATGGTTAAGTGACTTCGATATAAAGTCCATCAGCGTTGTAGCTGGCTCTTTATAGGAAGCAGAAACGATACACTCCGAGTTGGGAATGAGTGTAAAGTGATAATCGATAATAGATGATATGATGTTGGACTTACCGAATCCCCGGGCTGTCATTATCAGGAAAGCCAGTGAATCCAGATAGGCTTCATCTATAGCCTTGAATACCTTATCATCTTCCTGTGTATAGAATGGCTGTGCCATCACAGGAATATCTGAACCAGGTACCGCCATCTCGAACCAGCAGAAGTTCAGGAAATAATAATGAAAGCGAGTGAGAGAAGTTCTCCCCTTATGATATCCATAAGTGAGGTATTCCATCTGTTGCTCCATCCAGTCCACCATTTCGGCAGAACGAATACCACTCTTCGGAACGCGGCGCCCATTAAAGGCATCTTTGTCGATGGTGATTATCTCATGGTTTGGTACCAGAATCCCGCTTTCAGTCTGCTTATACCCCATGCTTCTAATCTGCTATAGGGTTCGACTTAATAACTTTTCTCTTTCTTGGTAGCTTCGATACATCCAGTTGAACGGCTCTATCTTCCAATGCTGAGAGTATGATATTCCCTCGGTTACGTGCGGCCGATTCTTCCTGTAAAGCCATCACGCGCGTGCGCTCGCGTGCCTGAGTAATCTTCTCAATATCCATGAGGATCTTCGATCGCCCTGTAGCATTTTCAGCCGTGGCTTTCTCCGCACGAAGCAGCTCATTGAGATTGTATATCTCCTCATCCTGCGTGCGCATCGTAGCCCATAGGGAATTGATGTTGCATCTGTGATAAGCAGCAATAGCATCGGTGATCAATCGCTCTTGTGTGGGTGTGGGTTTTAATCCATCCTTAAAAATAATCCGGCGGATATAAGGGCCCCGATCTGCATTCGACATCTCAGTATATGGATTCAGAACCATGTTGAGTTCTGCCATATAAAAGACATACATCAGGCATTTCTTCCCCTGTAGTTTCTCATCTGTCTTATCTGAATGAAGGAGAGCATAAAGCTCCGGAACAAGTAGACAGCTTTGGTCTATCTCAATATCGAATTCAATTACCTTTAGTCTTATCATGATATGGCCACCTCCGGGGCATAATGCTCTAGGTCACCTGAATGGAAGATATCTGAGTGCTTGATTTCGTTCTTGTCGAACCAGTAGCATTCGACTCCGCAGAACTTACCGTTCTCGCGCTTATTGGATATGACTTTCATGATAGGTGAATTCACCTGCCCTTTCACGCGGACATTATCACCGTTATCAAAGAATTTCTTTTTCATCTACCTCACCGAATTTAAGTGAACCGGTCCTCACAATATAAAGCAAAAATACTTTGCAATTAGAATGTTCTAAACAATTACGTATAAGAATATAATTTAGAGCAAGTTACAATGTAAATAAGATGCAGGCATATTTCAGGCTTATACATAGAAAGCTCCGGTCATTTGATAAACAGGTCTTTGGAGTGTGGGGTTTCAAAGGTATATGGGATTATGTCAGTACAGTCTTAGGCCTCAGTATTATGCCTTTCTTTAATCTGCAGCTGATAGTAGCAGGAGCGGCAGCCTGGTATATCTGGGTTTCAAAGTGGATATGGGCACCACCGATGGGAGCAATCCTGATCTTTTCAATGACAATCATTAATGCCTATTACTCATTCAAAGTAGATAAGAGAATCAAGAAGATCCCATTCTCTTTTCAGAAAGTCAGCCATACCTTTTCAATCATCTGTACCGACTTGCTTATCATGGCTATTATAAATATGGCTATCCAGATATACAGTTATTATGAACCATTAGCCGACGTTCTATTTGGCTGGTACTTCGCAAATAAATTAAGACAAATCCTCTATAACATGACACTGCTTCAATTGCAGCAGGGAGGACTTGCAAGATTCTTAAAGACATATATCATGCAGTTTCTTAAAAGCAAGATAGGCTCTGATGTATTGGCTTCAATGCAGGATGATGATAGGGAGAGAAGTAGGAAGAAGGAGAAAGATGAACCCTTAAAAGAAAACGAAGATGAATATCCACAGAGTTAATTTCGTAGCTAAATATGGAAAAGAGATTGCCTTAGCCTGTAAAGGAACTGGCCTGTTCCCTTCCCTAATGATGGCACAAGCAATATTAGAAAGTAGCGGAACAGTAAAAGGTGAAAGTATACCAGGTGCTTCTAAACTTGCTAGAGTATATAACAATTTCTTTGGAATCAAAGATCAGCCCGGCGACGAATGGAAAGGAGATAATATCAATATCCCCACCCGCGAAGTAATAAAAGGGAAAGAGATAATGATCAATGATTACTTCCGGACCTATCCTGATCCATTCGCCTGTTTCATGGATCGTAATCGCTTCCTGAAGAAGAATCCCCGCTATGAAAAAGCTGGCGTATTTAAAGCCAAGACTCCACAAGAACAAGCTGAAGCTTTAAAGAAAGCCGGCTATGCTACTGATCCCGATTATGTAAAGCTACTTATGGGAATCATCAATACCTATAATCTAAAATCACTCGATAAAATGTAAGTCATGGAAGCAGATCCACAACCATTCATGCCCGGCCAAAAGATAAAGTATCAGGATGCCGAAGATTACCTGGAACCAATCGATGGCTTCATTGAAATGATAATGGGCAATGGTGATCTGGTTATTCAACTAGACAATGGCAAATGGGTAGAGGTATCAATTACTTATTTCACAAACTAAATAAAACTGTCATGAAAAATTTTCTCTTTAATGGTACCTGGGGCTATATGCCTAAATGTGTATTCTGGTTTCTTGCCGGATGGATTATCTGTGCAATCATTGAGCACTATTTTAATGGCGGCGGCAATACCGGCCATGTGCTTCCGATCTCATGGATCATCGGAATTGTCGGAACTATCATGGCGGGTTATTCTTTATGGCTAACTTTGAAGTCCGAAAACTAAAAGCACTATGAATATTATCCTGACCTCTACCTTTTACCTGAGTTTTCTTGTATTGCTAATTGCTACCTACATGCCGTGGGGATATGCTAAACATGAAGCAAAGATAGACTACATAAAATTTCTTATTAATGGTTCACGAGATACCTTAAAGGAAAGCTTTCATGCTGAGAACCTTTTCAGAAGAATACTTGTGTGTCTGTTCTTTACTTTCATATTTACATTAGGAATGCATTATACAGCTCACTTCAGCTGGTGGTTTGCACTTGTCTACATATTCTACTTTGCAGCTCTGTTCAACTACAAGTTCACTACAGATCTGAATGAAAGAAGAGGATTAGATAAATGGTATGTATCACGCGATGCGCATGCTGCTAACTATGATCAGACATTAGTAGCCTGGGCAAAGAAGATGAATGTAATGGCAGAACAAGTAAACCGCAATTTAAATACCATTGTTTTCTTTCTTGCAGTTGTGGTTTTCTACTTATGGATTTTGATAGAGTATTTTAATCCTAACTGGCTCAGATGATGGAAAAGAAACCAGAGGACAGAGGCAAACTAGATTCAGGAACCTATTGGATATTATTCTTCCTGTTGCTAATAGTAATTGGTTCTATGATTTTCTATCTGGGTGTGAGAGAAGGAAAGAAATCATTACAGATATTTTGCAATGAACCTTTGGTTACTCCAGATTCAACAAAAAGTATTGATGATATTTAGGCATAAAAAAACCGGAGATATGCAACTCCGGTTAATTTATCTTCTTGCCTTCTTTACCGGTGCTTCGCTTGCTCCGTAAAACAATGCTTTCCGAGATTCGGCAATTAGTTTCTTTGTGTTGTCAAGACCGGACTCGAACCGGTACGCCAGATTCTGTACTGGCACCAGAGGCATTCACTGAAGTTATCTCAATGCTGTGCGTCTACCATTTCCGCCACAAGACTGTCACACAACTACAAAATTATATGAACAGATTATGATACTGTAAATATATCGCGCGCGTTTTTCTTGTGCAAATATATCTAAAAGATTTTAATAAATAATAATCCTCGCTTCATAACCCCATATCTTCGTAGTCCGGCCATCCCAGATATGAGAATCATCCTTACCAAAAGCATCACACAAAGCCTTCAGTAAGTTATCCCTGTCTGGCTTCTGCTTATGTGCAGTAGCATCCATCTTAGCTTTCTTCTCATCACTCCAGGAGTCAGGCATCGGCATTACAAAGATCACATCCAATACCTCCGGCAGAGTAAAGCCTAATTGATTTGCTTGCCTCACAAACTCTTCTTTGAAAGCAAAGTATCTCATCACTGGTTCACGCTGTCTTTTCTTTGGATCAGGATGATATGGGTCCGTCTTCCATTGATCTGATTGCGTCATGCGTGGAGCCGGGCATGGAACTATCTTAAAGATAAATGTAGACTCCGCTTCGTAATCATTAATCTTGAATCTGGTAGGTGTGAGTTCCTCTAATTTTTTTAAAGGTGGTTTCGGCGGTTGAGGTAGCGTGATCGGTTTCTTGGGCTTGCCAGCAAATAACTCCCGCGCTTGCTCAATTGTCAAAGTAGACTGGTCTTTGAATTTCCCGTATGAATTAATTGCAGTTTTTTTCATTGTGAAAAGTTAAAACAAAAAAAGACACCAGACGAGAGGCCGGGTGTCTTTTTTTTGTGTGATGTGATTAAAGATTATTTTTCTTCTTCAGGAGCTTGATCAACACCATATCCCGGGCGCGTTTCATCTTCCTGAGTCGGATATTCTTCATCTAAAGGAATTGATTGCTGCGGTTCTTCCGGCTGAGTATTAGTCAGTGGTTGTATTGTAGGTTCAGGACCTGAAGGCAATGGTGCTTCTTCCTTTGCTGGCTCTTCTTCTTTAGCTGGTTCTTCAGGCATGATTACTTCTTCACCTTCGCCATCAGCTTCCAGATCCGCGCCTTCTTTCACAGCTTTATTATATTTCTTTTCTTCGTTTTCTGTCAGCGCATATTTGCTTGCAGAACGCTTCTCATCGATTTCATCCAGAGCCAGTTCTACATCCATCTCAGCTTCTTTCAAGTGAGTGAATGCAGTAGCTACAGCTACACCGAATTTCTCCAGCTCTACAGAGTTTGCAGAGTTTTCGAATTGAGAAACTGTATGAGTCAAGGTTTCATCGAATGATTCCAGGATAGAATCAATGCGTTTCTGCAATTGCTTCAATTGTTTAGCGCGATCAGTACCTAACTTCTTAACCAGTGAATGTACAGAAGATTTGCGGGCACGATTGTAAAGTGAGCGTTTTCTTCTTCTCGATGATTTGCATTCTTCAGTAACGCCTTCGATAGAAGAACCAGTAGAATCTGATTCAGAAACTGTAGCATTAGGATCGATCATACAAAGAATAGAACCTAACCAGTGGTAGCTTTTCTTCAATGAAGTTACCATGTCAGATAGCGCCGGAACTTCAGCAATAGATGTGCTTCTGTAACCATCACCTACTTGCTCAGAAAATCTTACCTGTGGCAAAGCAGAAAGGATTACAGCAATCTCAGTCTGTAGCTCATGGATCTGTGGGATCAGTTCATGCTGGCCAGCTTCTACATCGCCGCGGCTATCCTGTTCTACAGAAGCATAAGTAGATGGAGAATCATAAACTTCTGTTTTTGGAAGTTTATTAGTTGATGTTGTTGTAGGTTTTCCAGACTTTTGGATTTCGTCTTTTTTGTTCTTCTTAGTCATGATAATTTTATTTGGAAGGTTTAGAAAATATTTTCTTGTATAAATGATGGCGCCTTAATTTCAAAGTCCATCGGTGTTTCTGTCATTTTTTTTTGAGCGATCTGTGCAGCTCTCCGGATTATAAAACCTCCTGCAATTGTAGCTGGCTCGAAGGTCATCATTACCGGTTCTGGCCATTGAGTCTGAACTAAACACCACTTCTCCGGAGGAGCAGGAAGTAACATTCCCACAGCGCTGAGATACATACGATAGAAGTTGTATGAGGTCAGCGGCACTTCAGGGAATGGTTTGCCAAAGAACTTCTCACTCGTATCGCTCTGGTATGGCATCACTGGGTCTGCAATATAAAACACTCCGGTGGAAATACCATTTATCTGTGCAATCATATGACAATAACCCCACACACCACCTGGCTGCGTATCGCCAACTACGCGCGTGAAACATTCATCGATAACCTTGGCATAAGGTTGTTGCTGCTCCGGCAGGAATCTTTCACCTGCCACATCCCAGACAGCTTCAATTAGTGGATTAATCTTCATTTATTTCTGTTGTGGGGTTGGCATTTTGTGAGCTTTACCTACTGCATTACTAATAGCAGGCTGATCAGGCAGGACTAATTTTGCATCTGCCGGCATCGCTTCTTTCTTTGCCACTTCTGCATCTACTTCTTCCAAGATACATTTAAGATCTGATAACCGCATGGTCTTGTAAAGAGTCTTATTTACAATCAGATCATATCCTGATTCCTGGTCATACATTACGGTATCACCTTTTTTGACAGTGGCCATGATCGCAGCAGGATTGAACTCATCTCCGGGACCTACTCCGACGATTAACCCATAATTCAGGTCTTGCTCCATTGTACCAATATGGATTCCTGAATCAGTCTTCTCTCTTTTGGGAGCTGGCTGAATTATCACCTGTGCCCCTAATGGTTTTATGCGAACAACTTTGGTAGAGAGTTCTTGCCCTGCAATGTTTGTGAGTTTTTTCATTCTAATTAGGATTAGTGTTCATGAAGTCAGTTGTCGATGTCCCTACAGGACGGTATGGAAGGATAGTAAGGAATTCCGGATCTATTGGAGGGTAGCCTTTCTCTACATCCTTGATTCGTTCCTTGAACATGCGTTCCATTTTCTTCTTAGTTCTATCTGGACTAATGATTGTCTTGCTAGTTAAGCCAGCTATGCGGTTGGTTTCATCTTTGACATCCTTGAGAAGTCGGGCATGGTCCTTTACATAGCGTGGTGCCTCGCTGTTCTGGTGGCGTTTCTTGAGATGTGCTACGATCTGCTTACCATTGCCTGAGCTTATCTCATTGAATAGTTCTTCAAGGGCATCTAACTGGGCGAGTGGCTTTCTATCTACCTTCACATCTAGTCTTTCCAGTTCGGATATGAGGTGGAGTGCATCTACGAAGGCATCTTGCAGTACCAGAACCCGCTTATAGAAGTCGGCTCTGTCCTGTTCTTGTGGTTGTATTGATTCTGTCATGATTCTGTATAGTGTACTTTAAAAATACTGCATGTTGTCTTTATCCAGGCTGCATCCATGCGGAGAAATTCGGCATAGTAGCGGATCCACTGTATCTCAATCTTGAATTGATCCTTGGCAATGGTAGAGAAGAAGGCAAAGGCAGCTGATTCACGGTCCAATCCCAGGGCGGAGTATAGCTTATCCAGCTTCTTGGTGTATTGATAGACTGCTTCATCCCTGTTTGCCTGCTGTGTTGAGGTATTGGTTGGCAATCTCATGATGCGAGGGATAGAATCGAAGATAGAACCTCTCAACAGCAAAGCTATTAGCTCATCGAAGCGGGCTTCATCCAGGTTATCCTTGCGTTGCTGCTCCTGATATTCCTGCTGCTCCTTCCATTCGCGGGCTTGTCGTTCACGTTCCTGCTTTTCTTCTTCCTTCTTAGCCTTTGCCCTGTCACGTTTAGCCTGTTCGAAGTCATGTTGCTGTTTTGTTTCAGTCCGAAAGTTCTCACTAGGTCTTCTCGCTCCACCAAAGATGAAATCCCAGAAGGCTGGATCATATGCATTGCTGTTAGTGCTCCATTGTTCGAAGTCACTATACTGACGATTTCCCGGGTTCGCCTGTGAGCTAGATGAACCTGGCATTTTGGGATTAGGTATCGGGAATACCTGTATCTTTTTAATGTGGGCATACTCGCTATTGATCGCTACCATTATTTCCGCATCGCCTTCAGAGCGATCCGGATGATATTTCTTGCTGAGTTCCCGTAGTTTCGTCTTAACTGCAGCCATATTCGGAAGGCCGCAGAAGTAGACGTAGGTAAAAGTTTGATATCGCATTGGTGTCGGCTATAGGCTAATAGGTAATCGCTGATTCTCTTGGATGGTGTGGGTATTCTTACTGGCTGATGGTGTGGTCCTTTATAATATTCAGGATTATAGAACCTTCTCATAAGCTCATTGCTTGCCATTTCCGATTGCTTCCCGAATCCTCTGGCCAACAAATTCAATTCCTCAAAACTTACCAGACTCCAGCTGCTTTTACCTTCCCTATACCAGTGGTGATTCATGTGATTAGCTGAATCCAGAACTCCCTTATTCAGAATGTAACCACAGAATTCACAGTGCATCGGCTCCTGGTACTCATAGATCCAGGCAGGATAATCAATAGTCGCCATCGGTCAGTTCATTATCGAAGTTCTCATTCGGCTGTAAGCCTTCAATATCTTTTGAGGTAGCACCATCCTTGCTAAACTCAATTGTGAAACGCAGTGCACCACCACTATCAAGAAAGGCCTGGCGCTGACTACTTGTTCCTTTCCAGCAAACCTTCGGATTAAGAAAGTAAACTCCACGCGTTCCAGAAATTAAATTTGCTTTCTCCAGATGCCTTAAACTGGTTGAGAAATTTGCTTTACTCATCCCAAGAATTCGCTGCATTTCTTCCCGTATAGGTGAAGGCATCAGAATTCTACCTGAATTATACTCGGCAATTGACATAAGCCTGAACAATACATCCATGTCACGCTTCTGCTTGATCTGAAATAATGGCATCAGATGCTCCATGTAGATCATCATAAAGTCATCTGACTTCTGAACCTTTATTCCATAATGTTTTGTGTGTGTGATTATTTGACCAGTAGACTCATCTACAGTCATTTCCTCATTCTTCAGCCTTACTGTCTGCTTCATCTCAATATCCCTGCGAGGCTACCTCTACACTAATCCCATTCTCAAAATTGAAGCGCACAACCTGGGGAGTATCATACTGCAACTCCTTCTTATCACTCACTTCATTCTTCCAGAATTCCTTGTAATGCTCGCGCGGTACATTAAACCTGATCACTGTATTGTCTGGCATCTCTACACCAGATTCACTTATCTGATCTGCAAATTCTTTCAGATAATCCCTAGTCAATACCTTACGCTCTCCCATATTTATCCAGCTCATATTGTTTCAACTTCTCAAAGGTAAAAATGGTTTTGACATAAACAAAACTTTCTAGTAAGAGAATTTTAAAAGTTTTGATATCTCAAAACTAACCAGTTGATATTTCAATACAAAGTAGTTGATGGCGACTTTCTTAAATCACTGACTATCAAGCACTTGCAAATTGGCCCCTATCTTATCATATCCTATGGGTAAAACGGTCCAGTTTCCGCTATCAATTCTCCAAGAAAAAAAAGAGAAACCCACTCAACTTGTAAATCAAAAGCGATTCAAACAAAGCTTACTAACCAGGAGCGCGGAGAGATAGGCATTCGTCACACGGGGGGTATCAAGCTGAAGCCACCGGCCGTCTGCAAAAAGGGAACTGAAAGTTTTGGATGATACCGGGGTAGGGGTCAAGTGATCGAATAAAGTATTTACTCCTCTTGATTATTCTGAATTGACTAAACTAATCAACCACATAAATCTATTTAATCATGAGATCATTCAAGTTCAGACAAGACATTTACAGTGATAAGCTAATCGTAGGCAAGGACATGACGGAGGAGTTTGGTGAATACCCTGACGACTGTCATGGAATTTTCTGGCCCAATGAGCTGGCACACGAAGGTGGTGATCATGGCTATATCCTCGCTAAGAGTTTGGAGGAGGCGCAAGCTATAGCCAAGCAATACTACTTCGACCATATCCGGGAGATGTAATCAGAGAGAGAGGGATGCTCACGCATCCTTCTTCCTTACTTGCCAGCGCCGCAGGCGCGTCTACTCGTGCTGATCACGATATCTGATTAAGAACCACCGCTCAAGCATATAGACTATTCATATAGATAGTTCATATGAACTTACTATGGTAATCATATCAGCGCCGCAGGCGCGTCTACGCATATTGCGACACGCATATTTCGGCAGCCTTCAGGCTAAACAGCCAGCTATCTTGGGGAATTCTCTCTGAAGGCCTGGTAGAACAGCAGCTTTTAGCAGGCATTTTCAGAACAGCTCACTAGCTTGAGCGTGTGTTCTTTGGGTAATCAGTAGCTAACTAGTTGATTATCAGCAGAAAGAGAGGCTATACAGGAGGCTGCACCCCGTAACCGTTTGGCGTTGATTATGTTTGCTATGATTCTGAGGCATTTTCAGCCTCGCCACGCCATCATATTCATGTTCTGCCACATCATAAGCCGATTGGTAGAAGTGAGCGTGAGCATGTGTTTCTGTGCGTGTGGTAGCGTGTATTTTCTCCTTCTGATTATTTAGAATTAATTAATAAAACACATCACTTTAGAAATATCATGATAACTATTCCACAAAGTTTAATAGACAAGGCTCGTTTATTTTCAACGCTGAACAATACAGAGCAGAGCTGGCATCCAGAGGATACATTTTCTTCTTTCACGAAGGCTACTTATGTAGCATTCAGAGAGGAAGCAGATGTTGCTGGCTTGACGATGACAGAAGTATTTGAAATCATGTATGGCATGATGACGAGTCGCAAATATTTAATCAAATAATTTACAGTTATGAACAGCAAGAGAATTTCAGAGGGTGAAATGGTTTTATCATTTCTATTCGGAGCAGCATTACCGATTATCATCATTTACATCATCATTCACATTTAATTATTATGAGAGCGATTATCAGCATTATTGGCGCAATCATTTGCGCAGTTTGTGGAGCAGTAGGGATTTACCTACTTGCTTTCCACTACACAGAGTTTGAAGGTTTGAAGAACTTTCTGCTTATGTGGTTTACAATCATCTGCATGGGTAGCACCTATTTGCATATCGTGATTGTAAGCAGAGAGATGAGAGGACAGTCGATATAGACTGTCTTTTCTCCTTTTGATTATTTTGAATAAACACACACGAACATGAATATTTTTAAAGAATTGTACCGCTTAGGTAAGAGCAATGCAGAGTCTGACTTTAATGTTCAGATAGGTATTGCATTTCACATTCAGCAAGCCAAAGAATCTAACATTATGGATGTAATCAAAATCTGTAATCTTATTGAGGATATTGGTATTGAGTGTGAAGAATATTTTAAAGCTTGTCAGGAGCTTGACCTTCAATCTTTGGGTTATCCCCAAAATTCTTTCTCCTCTTGATTATTTTGAATTAATTAATAAACACACACAATTTTTAAATACAAAGCAGATGAACATTTTTAGCCTTATTGCCGAACTAGCAGCCAACACCATTGCACCAGAAACAAAGCAGGCGTTTTGCCTTCATGTAGACCAGATAGATTCACTTGCAGAGATGCAGGCACAAGACTATTCAGAGATGACAAGAGCAGAGAGTGCTTATGACTTCGGGAGGTATTTCGCAGTCCTGAAAGAGATAAAGGATAATGGCGTGACGTTGAACTATTACAGAATGTGTGCCATGTATGGCATAGAGCCTTGGAACATTGGCTTTAAGTTTCAGCTCGAAGCTGAGGAAGATGAAAGCATCTTAAAGCGTGGCGTTGAGCTTATGACTGTAAGCACATATGTAGCGAAGCGATTGACCGAACTACAAGCAATAGAATACGCAGACGATCTGCCATTCTAATACCTCATTATTTGACGATTGAGAGTGTGGGATTTAATTATCTCACACTTTTTTTTCTCCTTCTGATTATTCGGAACTAATTTATTTACTAAGATGAAGATTTTGTTGAAATTCCTGTTATTCATTTTTGCAGCTATACAGCTGTTTGGTTGTGCACCACAGCCAAGAAATTCGCACGCTCACAACGTGCAAAAGCACAAACGCCCACATTGTGAGAAAATCGTATGGCGTTAATCCTTGCAGTTTATCCGGTAAATCAGCTAATAGCCATGATGTTCTTCATCATGGCTGGTTTAGCTGGTGTGTTGATGCAAAAGACCACCAAACGCATTCTTATAGCGTTGGTGGCTTTTGTAATTTTAGTGCACGTTGGATTGGTCTATTTCTTTTAGATTAATTGAAATGCGTGCATTTTTTCTCCTTTTGATTTTTTTGAATTAATTATTTTAAACCATAGTCGTTCGGTAAGGGCGGAGCGACTATATATCTGTGCGTTAAAGGACGTGCAAGCCCGAATTATATCATGCGTAAGTTCAAAGCAAACTTCGAAGCAGCAGCAACAAACAAAGGTGCAGGTTCTGCACCAATCGGCAAACCGCAAGCTTCTGCTCCGGCAGATGCTCCAATCGTGGATGCACCAGAATCTTCTGACGAAGATCTGGCAGCAGAATTCGAAGCGGAAGCCAAAAATCAGCGAATGGAAGCATATGCTGATTCACTCGATATCGTTATGTGCGCTGGTCGCGCAAATACGCACGTTGTGCGTAAGAACGTTATCACTGTTAATGACCCAAACTCCGTTTTCTTCGGAAAACAGCGTTGTATCATTAACTTAGGCATCAGGTCTTGGACTGATGCTGAAGCAGGACGCATAAATGCGTCATTCGGCTATCCGATGGAAGCCGCTGGTCGCGTGACCGACGAAATGGTCATTTCATTCCATAATCGTTTCGGTGGCTTCAATGCCGGCGATTCCTGCGAAGTCGAATTCGATGCGTCTGGTTTCGTAAAGACCATCAGACCTATCGCAATGGCGACAGTAATGGCAGGCACGCGTTCCGCTGCTGCCAATGCTGCGCCAGCTCGTCAAGCGAAATATATCGTTCAGGACGGTCAAATAATCGAAGTAGCCACAGGCGAAGCGGTTATGCCAACCACAGCGCCTAACGGCACATCGTTCAATGTTCTGCCTAGAGTTGCGCCTAAGCGCATCTCTGTCAGCACACAGTTCGACGAGGACGACCTACCGTTCTAGTAATCATTCCCGCATCTGCTTATAGCAGGTGCGGGTTTTTTTTTTGTAATTTTGTTTAATTTCTAATTTTCAATTCGATGAAACTTATCTTGCTTTGCCTCTTTGCTATTGCCTCAATTAGTGCTGTTACATTTAGCTATATGTGCCGATAATATGCAACCAACTTCAAAACGTAAAGAGCCACGCGCTCGCGATTACACAATTGAAACCATACTTTGCGTGCTTCTGCTCGCTGTCCTCGCTGCTTGGTAGCGGAGCGCAGCGTAGCAGGGCATTGCAGACGTCAGGTAGGCTCGCTGCGCTCGCCGTGGCAGCCTACACAGACGTGGGAGGCTCGCTGCGCTCGCTGAGGTTTGCTCGGAGGGTGGCGGCTTTTTTTAAAAAGCCGGTTCACGGTACCAGTTTTTCCCTGAAAGCTATAATTTGCCCCGCTTTTGAAATTTCTGGCTGAAGTTTGTTTATCATGTAAAAAGACAGCACCATGATAGAGAACGGCATCCCAGGTTATATCCATCTGGACAGAGATATTTACATCGAGGTTAATATTCCAGGAGGACTCAAAAGCATCTTTTACAGGTTCATCAAAGATGGTCATGCAACCAAATGGAAAGAAGTGCCTATTGAAATTGCATTTAAGGAAAATGATGGTTCAGATTTGAAAGAAGGCAATAGTGGCGCCTACTTCAAGGCAGTTGATAAGCATGGCCATGAGTGCGATCATATGTATTTTATCAGTGAAATATCTCCGGATAAACTGACAGATGGGGAAGAGGAACTGCACAAGTATGAATAGAAGGTAGAAGCTTTTTTTTAAGAAGGCAATCACGGTACCAGTTTTTCCCTGGGTTTCCTAATTTCTCCTTTTGATTTTTTCAAACTATTTAAATTCAAGTCAAATGAAATCTTTCGAAGATGTAGTACGCTCAATGAGCGCGCGCGAAATTATTATGGCCATGGTTGATGGCTTAAAGAATCCTGCAGTGAAAGTCAATATGATGACTTTTGGTGCGAGCGAATATGATCAGAATGATAAATTGGTATGCTATGGTTGTGCAGCTACCAATGCTATCTGCCATATTACAAAAGTGACATTCACACCAAAGACTATTGGTAGCACACACTGGCGTAGTAAAATTCTCAATACTACTGATGTTTTCCTGGAAGCTTTTGAGAATGCTATTGATCATTTACGATCTGGTGGTATAGGTGATTACAATGATCTTGCAGCCTGGCATGGCTTTGCTTTGATTAAGAATATTCCAGTAGATGATCTGCCATGTTTATTTACTGGTACTTACATGAATGATCTGGGAGCTTATGAGAAGCTGGCTAACATGCAGGAAGAAAAAATAGAAACACACACAAGCAACAAATAATGGGAGAATTTTTTGAACTGTTCAGCGCCGGTATCTTAGATGAGATGGGTGAATACATTGGCGAAGGTCCACAATTTGAGTTTGCTTATTCAACAAGCAGCAAGCGGCCAAAGAAAACAGATCCGGACTATGATCCGGTGAGAGGTATCGATAACTTTATCAGGATGAATCACCCGGGTAAAGTGAATCGCAAGGTTGTCTGCAATGTGATGCTACGCTATGCACATGAAGTCTTAGGCCAGTTAGACAGGAAGATGCCTAAGATATTAGATCCGATGCATACACGATACCTCAACCATGTAAAAGCGATATGCCGCATCGCTCAGAATGACTGGAAGCAATTTGTAACCTGGTTTGACAAGACATATGGCACTCCGAAATAGGGTGCCATTTTTTTCTCCTTTTGATTTTACGAAATAAACTGTTCAATTTTTATCAATTCAATTATGGCTTACAATGCTGAAATCGCCATCGCTTTTAAGACTGGCTTACATATTCCTGCAGAGGCGCAGGATGCTTTGAATATCTTCGACCATAAGCGCGAGCATGTGCTGGGTACCTATTACCATGCAGAGTATATTCCCTGGAATGACTTTGTATATAATCCAATCCGCAACTTCATTGACAAGCTCAATGAGATGGACATGACAGAGCTATATGCTTTTGTTGAAGTCGGCGACAATGATACTGTGGATACATCAGGCAATCTGGAATACTTTCAGCTTAACTGGCATACAGATATTGATTCACCATTTATCAATTGGGATGAAGCTGAAGAAGATAATCTGATTGCATTAAGCAATAGCCCAAAACTGATGGATGTAGAACTTGGTCCAGGTTTAGATCTCATTATGAAGAAAGTGAAATGGTTCATGGAGCTTCCAAGTGACTTTAAGATGAAGATCATGCATGAGATCTGGAATGAAGGTAAAAGCGGAATGACAGTAGGAGAGTGTGTAGAAGCTTATGAATACTATGAGAATGCTCTTGCTGGTTCACAAGCAATAAATACAGATAATCTATTCTAAATAATGGGAAAGACTGCATTTGTAGCAGCCAGTCATGCTTGTTGGTTCTCCAAGAACTATAAAGATAAAACTGTCAAAGAGGTTATTGCAATAGATCCGCAATATATCCGGTGGTGTATTGATAATCTCAAGCATCTCAAATTTGCTGATCAGATTAAAAGAAATGTAAATAAAAAATTAAAGTCAAGTCAAAATGAAAAAGCCTGTATTAATTCCGAAAGAGAAAGTGTCGATGCAATTCAGTACTTGGGATTGCCAGCTAATGATTGCACAATACAACAATAATGGTAGGATTGCTATTCAGTTGAGTGATCCTGAAGATGGAGAGCCAATAGCGATGGCTACAGTAAATGTGGTTGAGCAGCCTAATCCACCTAAATACTGGATAGATGTGAAAGACTATTCAGAGAATGCAGGAATGGTGCTGGCATTAATGGCTGCCGGTATTATCAGTGGTAATATGACATTGGCCGGCGTTGCTTATCGCTGTGAGGTTACACATCCGGTTGTGAAGGAGGTTATGGATGAATTCTATGCCGGTTAAGGCTACAAGAAAGGAAAAGCGTCAGGTATTACTCCTGGCGCTTTCTAAGCCTATTAAGAATAAGCTTATAGCCGCCGGATTCACAGTGATGTTAGATGTAGTGCATAAGGATGAAGATAAAGCTGCAGAATATCTTTCGCGCGAGTTTAAGTTCTTCTTTCCTAATACCCCGCATATGTATCTGGATGTAGATTTCAGTGCAGATCGGGCAAAAGGAGAAGTTAAATGGGAGAATGTCAGCTGTAGTGTTTATCTGATCATAAGCACCGGTTATGCCTATCTTCCTCATATCAAAACTATGGAGCAGCTATTAACGCTGAAGGAATCATTGTTTAATAATCTAGCCAATTAACGAAATGCCAAGTCAGAAAAAATCACAGGTGAAGCTGGTAAAAAGCATTTGCAAGCGCACACCGAATACAGAGCTGGCCGGCTGGACATTAAAAGGCCCGATGTCCCCTCTCTATGCAGCACAGACAATTGTTGATTTCTGCAATGAGAACCAAAGTAGTGAGCTTATAAAGCTGTGGGATATTTACCGCATTACATTCGAAGATGATGAAACATGGAATCGTAAGGATGGTGCAGAAGGCCGGACCTATAACGATCACTTGGTAGTAGTAGGAAGATATAAAAGCCTGTATGAAGCTATTGTATGCATCGACGAAGGAACGCGCGTGTTGCCGGTTGCAGTGAGTTATATCAATACAATTGAAAAGCCAGATAAACCTGAATTTACCACCACACAGATCTTTAGGCAAAACAGGGAGATTATGCTGGCAGATGTGGATGATGATGACATCGAAACATTACTGCAGTTAGTATTAACCAGTACAATAGAATAGTTTGTTTTCGAGGTCACTTCTTTTGGGGAGTGGCCTCTTTTTTTCTCCTCTTGATTTATTCAAACTAATTTAATCCAATCATGGAAGAACTCTCAATATCGACACAAGCTGTCTGTTTTCACATTCTCGAAACCGAGAACCTTAATCCCGATGTAACTTTGGTTTGCGCTTTTATAGGCGAAACACAAGCTATAAACGACTTTATAGCAGTGCAGCGTAGTCAAGGCTATATTGTTAAAGAAATCACGCCATTCCAATACTATGCCTGCACCAATGAGGACCGCGGCCAGATGATGATGGAGCGGCCCGAGTTAATTGTAATTCAATCAGTCGTAGTAGAAACCCAAAACAAACTAAACAATGAGCTGGAAACACTTTGATTCAGATTATCAGATGGAAGAACATACAGGAATATTCGATCGCAAAGTTATAGTCCTCAAGGACTGTAACGGGCGAGTATCACTCACTAACAACATGGAAGCTGTCATGAGCTTTGAATGGGATGAGTTAATAGAACAAGGAAAGAACCCACAAGATTTCCTATTCATTTACAGGGATAGCGAAGGCAATTATGATGGTGTCTACTATAATCCCCAGGTTAAGAAAGTAGAGTTCTATCCCATCAGAACTAAATTCCTGACAGATGCAATCGAGAAAGCTATAATCCTGAACTCATGACAAAATACCATAGCGACAAATTCAAGAAGTTGCACTCAATTATCGACAATATTTCAACTGGTGTTGAAGCAAAGAAAATAGAAGTGGAAAGAAACAATACAATCCGAAAGCTTAAAGAAGGCCAATTCTTTAAAATTCATGAAAGCAAGGTTATATATCAATTTGTTCCGGATGTAGATCCGCCTTTAATGGGAAATGCTGTTTATGCTCTTGCAGATGGCCCTTTTGGTTATAAACACTATGAAGGTGTAGGTAAGATTCTCAAGAATAGTTTAAAGGTTTCTAGTTTTATTGTTGGCAAAGAACACTCAACAATCATACAATTTCAATACCTCAGATTTTTAGATTAAAACTCACATGAAGCAGTATAAAGAACTAGATTTACAAGCAAAAACGAATGTTGAATTACTCGCTATTGGTAAGGCCATCTATGATGATGGTCTTGCCTTTAAAGATAATTATGAACGTGGGGGATATATCGCTGCTAATGTCAAGATATACCAAACAAAAGACAATGATGATTTGCTGGAAATTTGTAATAAACTTGTTGCTAAGAAAGATTGGGATTGGTGGCCAGTTAAAAAGAAGAAACTCTTACTTTGGACAGTAGAGAATAATATCAATGTCACGCATGCTTATGACCAATGGCTGGAGCATGAAGCAAATGGTTTATTGGAAAGAATGGGTGGCTGTGCTAATAGCTCTTCACAATTCTATCAGAATGAATTGTTTCCAAGAGCATTAGCTTATGCAGTGAATAAGGGTATAGTAAACCGTCCATGGGATCCTGGTCAGAATCAGCCAATGAAAGAAGGCTGGACAATCGTAAATGTACCGGCAAAACGCGCTTATACAAATGGTGACTATGGTATCCTTCAACGCCAACGCAAAGCCCATCCTGAACTATATAAAGCAGAGCGTGAAGCTGAAGGTTATTTACTTGCTTATAGCTATGATGGCGTAGCTATTCTTCCGCATGAGATTTCCTTTCATGATTATGACCAGCGTGTGAAGTCTACCAGATATCCATCTTTAGATGAGCTTACAACCTGGGCAGATATAAAGGCAATGATAACTGATTGGGCTAATCGTGATGTAACTGAACTGGATTATTATGATCAACTCGGAAACGGTGAAAGAAGCGGCTTCTTTGGGCGTAGTAATGGCTGGTTTGGTATTGACAAAATTTCTACTCTTAATGGTTTACTTAATGATCTTGAGAATTCATTATCGAATCTGGAAGAAGAAATCAATTCGGAGGGGAAAGTAAACTATGACCATAGTGGAGTTTACTTTGCTATACTAAGCATTCAGAAATACATAGAAGCTGCTAAGTGGATGATCTATGGAATTGATGAATACAAAGCGGCAATGGACTTTAATGACTACCTGGAAAACCTTATTGAAGAAGAGGTAGCCATGAATCTTGAACTCATGTGGCAGCAGCAATGTGAGAAGGAATTACGCAAAGAAAAGCTGAAAGCAGTTAAAGCAATGGCCGAAGAACTCGGTTATGTTGTCGCCAAAACTCTTTAGTATAACATCTATTTGAAGATTGCAAACTTATGGTTAATTCCGTAAGTTTGCTTATCTTTTAGCCTTCGCTAATAACCGTCAATGCCGATGAAACAATCAACTGAACCATCTATGTTTGGGCAAGTCCTCTATGTGCTTGCTATCTTCTATGCCGCCGGTATAGCTATCTATTCAATCCATTATCAAGCTGCATATATGTTTGAGAATGGCTATGGTCCTTTCAGTATTGCTATTAGTCTGATCATCGGATTTATCAAAGGCATTTTCTGGCCTTGGTTTATTTTCTCCTCTTGATTTCCTTAAAATAATTCATCCCTAATTCTTTCATTATATGGAAAATAATGTAGATGGCGCAGCTTTGCGTCTAACTGATCCCTCAATTGACCATTTAAATCGCATGAGTAATATTGCACTTGTGCAAAGCATGGCTTATGACCTTGATACCTATATCCAGGCTACAAATGGTGCTAAGATGATTACTGGTAAAAAGCATATTTACTTTGAAGTATGGCAATATGTAGCAGCTCAATTCGGCTGTTCAGTGCGTGGTGTAAGCCTTGATGACCTTAGCCATATTCAGCCTGGTGTGCTTAAATATCGATCATGTGTAGAGTTAGTTCACAATACAACCAATCGTGTCATAGGCAGAGCCTGGGCTTCTTGTGATAATCAGGAAGGTGGTGGTAAGGATAAGTGGAAAGCATTCTCATTGGAATCAATGGCTCAGACAAGAGCCGGTGGTAAAGTATGCAGAATGGTATTCGGGCATCTTGCTCAGATGGCAGGCTATGAAGCAACGCCATTAGAGGAAATGCAAGGTGCAACTGGTGAGATAGGAACAGAAGTAACCTCTCCGGATCAGAAAGCTAAGGCAGCCAATAAATTCAAGACTCCGGCCACTCCGGAACAAATAGTAGAATTGCAGGATCTATTCAAGGATTTACCAATTACCGATCCCGAGCGTGTGCGCTGTCAGACAATGCTGAATGGCGAATCATTCATGCTCAACAACTATGAATATTTCAAACGATATTTTACTAATGTAATGGCAGCTCAGAAGCCATTAAGTAACGACGATTTTTAATTATTAAATAAACATAAACCCTCAAAACAACAAAATCATGAGATTTACTATTAACGCTTCCGCTCCAACTGTATCAGGTCTGTTTTGCATCTCTGAAGAAAGATTCACCTTTCTTTCAGAAGGCATGGCCAAAATCATTATGAATTCTGTGAAGGAAACTATTGCACAGGTAATGGAGCTTTCAGGAGAAAAGATCGTTGCAGCCTGCCTGGAAGCTATCGAAAAAAGAGAAGGTATGCTGAACTTTAAGATGCAGCATCAGCTAGATATCATGTCACAGACATTGATAAGCCTGGTTAAATGGGTAGATGAGCAAGATCTGCCTTATGATGAAGCTTGTGCTGTATTCTATATGCTTGGTGAGAATAGCACTTCTATCAGAGGTCACTTTGACCGGACATTATCTGAGCGCGTGAATCTATTCATGGGTGAGTTCATGAAGAAATCTACGCCGGATTCTAAGATGGTGGATTTTGTAGCTATCGTGAAGAATAAGAAAAATGAGAATATGATTGAGGCTATCGAATTGTTGCATGGCCTTAATAAGATTCTTGATTCTATTAAGACTGATGTAACTGGTAAAGCCGGCAGCGATTCAGATATTGATAAGCCCTCTACTAAACCTGTTCAATCAAAAGAAGATTTAGTAGAGAATCAAGTAGAGTCTAAGCTTTAATGTCGGGAATTAGTCAATATTTAGATGCGGTGGAAGATAGACTTCCCCGCATTCTAAAGATCGCTCGCTCTGGTTTGCGCAAAGAAGCCGAGAAGAAAGCGTGCGAAGAAATAACTTTCTATGATGTTCGGAATCGTGCTGAATTCCTGAAAGCAGATCTGGTTATATTCATGGATGATGAACCACCCTATCATGCTAAGTGCTTAAAGAGTCGCTATGACTTTAATAAGGATTGGCCTGTAACTGGGCAAATAGGAACTAAAGAAAATCCGTTACCTCTACCTTCAATAATATGAAAATCGAAAAAGTAATAATTGAGAATTACCGCCGTCTTGATGGCCGCATTGATTTAGATGTTAATGGTCGCCATGTATGGGTGACAGCTGATAATGGAATGGGTAAAACTTCCTTATTGGATGCCATCTTCAAGACTCTTACAAAGAAGCTTCCTAAAAAGCTTGCAGGTGATCAGCCTACCAATCTTGTAAATACAAATGCTCAATCAGCTTTTGCTGAGATTCATTTGAAAGATGATGCTGGTGTGAGTTATACAGTTCATTCACAGTTTGACAAGAAAGATGGCAATAAGCTTACTGTAACTGCTTCTAATGTGAAGGGTGCTTTAAAGGCTGGCAGAACAGTTCTGGATGAGATTATCGGTGTAGTGGACTTAGATCTTGATAGTCTGTTCATGATGCAGCCAAAGGATCAGCTGGAGTTCATTAAAAGCATCACAGGAATAGACTTTGAAGAAATAGACAGTCAGATAAAGCTTGCTCAGGAGAATGCGAGATATAAAGAGAAGCGCGCGAAAGAGCTTGATACTTTATGTCAGAATACAACTTATGACTATAGCCTGGTCAGCGAAGAAGAACTATCAGTACAGGCATCTTATGAGAATCTTGAAAAGGCTTTGGCATTTAATACAAAGCATCTTGGGATCATAAGCGAGATTGCTGCTATGCGCACAAGGATTGAGAACTTAGATGATGAGGTATCAGCTTTGATGAATCGCCTAGATGAAATAGCCAATGAGAAGCGATCAGTTATCAGCCGCATTAATAAAGGCTGTGAGTGGTTAGAGAAGCCGAACAATGCTCCGAAAGATGTGGAATCCCTTCGTGAAGCTTTCAGTAACCAGGAAGCGCGCAATATTGAGATCCGCAAAGCAAAAGCTGGTGCCGCTCGCAATGTAGAGATGCATGAAGCTGATAAGCAAGCGCGTGAAGCTAAGGAAGAACTGGCAGCTTTAAATGCTAAGAAGCGCCAGATGATAGAGGAAAGCAATATCCCGGTGAAAGGAATGACTTTCAATGAGGATGGCTTATTCTTGGGGGAATTACCATTTAATAAATCCACTATCAATACAGCAACCCTTCAGATGGCGGCATTGCAGTTACAGTTGCCGCTTATGAAGAAGGCTAAGTTCTTGCGCTTCGTTGCAGACCGTTTAAGCAACAAAACAATGGATATGATACTCGCTTGGGGTGATGCCAATGGATTGCAGTTCTTTATAGAACAAGTAGACCATGAAGGCGGAGATTTGAAAGTAGAGTTTGTAGAGCCGGCAACACAAGCAGTTGAAGCATGAGTAATGCAGTCGGAGCTGTAAAGTTCGCTGACAATACTATCTGGTACTTTGAGTATAGCGGCAGCAGCGATCATCCCTGCAGTCGTCTATACCAAGATAGGTATAAAGTCAATCAGAAATGGCGTCAGGGTTCTTCCGGAATATGTATCTGTGGAAGTCATGAGAAGCTTATAGCCTATACTGCTTATGGTGGTACAGGCTTTTACTTTAATGCTAAGGCCTGTAAGAAATGCCATAGCGTCGAAGTGAATGACAATGGCTATTCCTTTATCATTGATCCTGAAGATACAGAGGATTGGGCAATGGAAGTACCCTACTTTAAGAAAGACAGAGAGGAGAATATGTAATTTTTTCTCCTTTTGATTTATTTAAATCATTATAATTTTTACAAATTAAACAACTACAAAAGCTTATGGCAAAGATTGAATTTGAAAAAACAGAAGAACAAGTATTAGCAGAAAGCAAAGAAGGTAAATTCCTCAAGAGAGGCATTTATATCTGGCCGGTAGTGGGTGTAACCCATCGCTATACTGATAAAGGGCATTTCATCCTTAGCATTGTATTCGATACAGGCTTTGTGAAAGAAGGCCAGCCGGTTTTCGAAAGCGATGATTATTTTATGCTTGACAAGAACTCAGGCTTAATAGATCCAGGTCAGCCAGGATTAGGCTTCAAGGAAATCAATATTAAGCAGCTGAATAGATTGCGTGATATTCTCCTGAAAGTTTTCAATGTTCCTTTCAGCAAGGTATCAAGCATTGTCGATACTTTGGAAGTGAACAAGTTGAAAGGCTTGGTTCAGAATCTTAATTCGGCGGTTAAATGTGATGAGCAATATAAGCTCGTTGGCAAAGAAGCTTGTGTGACTTATGACTGGCCAACAGTATCAACGCATCCTGAAGGTAAATTCTATCAGCAGATCCGTTTTATCAATAAAGTGGATAGCTTTGATTATTGGTCTGGTAAGTTTGACTGGATGCGTCCTAATCCTAATCCAAAGCCAGCTGCAACTACAGCAGCAGCGCCGGCGGTGAATACAAGTGCAGCAGCTGCAGCCGCAGCTCCAGAAGCAAAGACATCGCAAATGGGTACAGTAACAGCAATGTTCACTGAAGAAGAAGAAGACAATGATCTACCATTCTAATTAAACAGTGGCTGCCCTCTCTGAACGATTTAGTTTAGAGGGGGGTGGCCGCCTGTTTAACTATAAAAAATTTTAAGTTAAAACCAAAAACCCTCATTAAAATGAAGATGACTCTTGATATGGCAGTTAATTTACTGTCCAATGGTACAAAGATTCGTGAGATCACGGTAAATGAACTCAAGCACTCTGAAACGGATATAATGACAGTGCGTCCGTTCGATGTGTATGAGGAAATAATGAGCACACTCTTACGCTATGAGAATTCAATAGGGCGTATCGGTGTTCCTACTTTGTATGCTTCGCATTTGTCTGTTACAAGCGTGAATGGCAAGCAGGTAATGGTAGGTCGCTCAGGTAAGCCTAATACAAGGGAATTGCTTGATGAAAGCCGGGAAGAAGAACAGGAGCTTACTGAAGAAGGTACTCTTAACTATGAGGACCAGGTAGATGTAAGTATTCGCTATGGTCGCATCTTATTCCAGATTCCGATCGGTGATGAGCGCAAGTATCAGATGGTGCTTTCCTGCTTGTATTCATTAGAGAAGAAGCGCCTGGAAGTAACATTTGGAGCCCGCTATATGGACACGAATGCTATTAATATTCCTTCAGATCGATACCTCATGAAAGGGGATGAAGCGAATCTGTATTCCGATGTAATTCCAAAGTTGGTGGATATTTTAGATAACTATTCATCACACGCCATGCACATCGTGAACAGCATTGAGAAGCTTCAGGACAGATGGTTGTCATTGGAAGATATCAAAGCTATTATTGCCCGGATGCATTATGTGCAGGCTTGTATTAAGCACAAGGACTATTCAGGCCTTGAAGAAGTGATTGATGATCGTGTGGCAAAAGATATGCACTATCTAATCTTCCACTCGCACTATGACTATCGGATTAAGACTGAGCAAGGTGGTGGTTCTGCATGGCAATGCTATCAGGCTATCAATGAAGCTTTGAGAGATACAGATCTGTCGCTATTGGAATTCCATGGCAAGTATTTGCAAGCTTTCAATTTCTATGCATTGAAGCTGGATAACTTCTTGAAGGCAACTCATGTGAAGGAGTTTGAGAATGGTACAAATGTCTATACTGAGGTACCAATTACTGCCGATGCTCCGATGGTAGGAGAGCGTCTTTCTTATGCAAATCCGGAATTCGGAACTGTTGAAGAAATTATAAAAGAACAAGAGGCACTCATAACATCAGAACCTACTCCAACTGCCAAAGCAGAAAAGGTAAAGAAGGTGATAGCTGAAGTTGCATTGCCTATTGCTCCGGATGGTTATGAATTGCTTGGTGCATTGATGACTATCAAGGAAGGTGATTACTTCCTGAATAAAGATGCGGAAGGTCAGGATTACTGGGATGAAGTAACTGCAGATAGAATCGGCAAGAAGGTTAAGAAGTCTGATGCTAGTGAAGGCTGGTTCTTTATTCGTCCTGCAGTAGCAGTTGTAGTGGTAGATGAGCAATATCCAGAAGAACCTGCAACCGTGTCTAAAGTTGAGTCTATTATTGCTGCAGCAGAAGAAGCTATAGACAATGCTAAAGAGGTTATTATGTCTAACGAAACGTCTAGCATGTCTAACGATGTGTCTAAGGAACTGACTAAGGATATAATTACAGACAGATGGCAAGACCAGTGTGAAGTACCAGAAGGCTATATGGTTGTTGGCGTAGGAATGCGTCTATATCCTGAAGATATCTACATCGGTATGGATGGTACCGAATGGCTGCCGATTCCTACAGAGCGCGTGGCAACTACTGTGAAACCAGCAGATGACTTCTTCGTACTTCGTGTGCTGGAAGAAACTTCTGAAATTGAAACTTCGAATCCAGTTGCAGAGCCCTTTAAGTTAGAGATTCCAGAAGGATATCGCGCTTTGAAGAAAGGTGAGAAGATTGCTGAGCAGGATTGCTATTGGCATGTAGGTCCAGGTGATAATGAAAGTGAAGGTGAATGGATTTATGCTGAGAATACCGGCATGCTTTACACTGATGGTACTTATATCAGACCTGTATCAGCAGAAGTGCTAAAGCAGGAAGTTAAGCCTGTAATGCAGGTTGCTTCTGATCAGCCAGATGATTTAGAGTGGTAATACCATAAATTACATATAAGGTTAAGGGGGCGGCTTATGGCTGCCCTTTTTTTGTTGTCTTTTCTCCTTTTGATATTTCAAATTAATTTAAACCTAACTGTTATGCCAAACACAGAAAATCAAATCCCAAGAGCCGCTTATCTCGGCAAAATTGTAGCAGCCTTCACAATCAATGGAATGGCTATGACTTCTTCTATTCGTGGAAAGGTTAAGAGCACAGGACTCAATTCAAAGGATGAATTATGCCTGGAGATCGTGCCAATCGGAAAGCGTAAAGGAACATTTATCGCACTCAATAAGGAAACATTAGTGCTTCCGGAAGATTGCGGTATCGTTTCCGATATGGAGAAAGGTGGCTGCTTTCATGGTAATGCCTGCTTAAATTTGTACCATAAAGATGGTATAGATGTAGCTCGTAATATTATTGAAGAGCAGAGCCTGAATCCTCATTTTGAGCAAAATGAGCGCCTTATCTTCGTTCATGATACGGATACTGAATTTGCCAATGATGACAACAACATGGAGCCATTCTACATCAATGAATACACAGGCCATGCTGTTGTAGATCGTTACAGTAAGAAGTGGTTAGCTAAAATTGCTCTTCAAAAACCTTATGATACTCATCGGGAAGGTGATAGCATTTATATGACCGAAGTTTAAATAATCAATTTATTCTGCATGAAGAATGAACAACTCATTGAACTGGCGCAAGTAATAAAGCGCCAGTTCGTGGGGCAGAAAGACCTGTCCCATGACCAGCTATATAAGCTGGCCGACGCTATCGGTTATGTAAGTGACCGCACACAACTGTGGGATGCTTTACAGATAGCCCACAACTTGTATATTATAGAACGCCATCAGTCGGCCGGCACCTTTTCTCTGGCTGTCGGGCTTGATCGTGCTGCTATATTCTACAAGCAGATAGTAGATGATCTGAATAAGCTTCCTACCCACAATGCCAGGACTGATCAGATGCTTGCCTTTCAGCAGTTCTCTACGCCGCCTCACTTTGCTTATATAGCAGCGTGGGCTGCAGGGATTATGCCGGATGATACAGTTATGGAGCCATCAGCAGGATTGCTTGGCCTGGCTACATTCGCTTCTCTCGCGCATCCAAAGGCGCTATGGGTAAATGAATATGAGCCTTATCGCTTTACGCTTGTAAAGGATCTGATAAATGCTTTGCCAGTAGGGGAGCATGATAAGTTTAAGATGCTGCAGCGGAGTGATGCATGCCAGATCTTCGCCTATTATCCAAAGCTGAAGCCAGATGTAATCCTAATGAATCCTCCATTCTCAAGCGAGGGAATGAAAGGGGTATCATCGCGCTATGTGGCATCGAACCATTTAGAGAAAGCTTTAATGCAGCTTGCCGATGGTGGCCGGGTAGTAGCAATCCTTCCAGGAGGCAGAGATGGAGATGCAGGGATGCACTTTGCCGCAGATAGCTATAAGGCATTCTGGAAGAAGATATCACTTGGATATACTATCAGATGTAATATTGGAGTACCAGAGAACTTCTATAAGAAATTCGGTACCTCATTTAATACACGATTAGTAATCATCGATAAAACCGGACCGACTGTAAATGAACCGGTTTATATTGGTCAGGTGGAGAGAGTGGGTGAACTATTCACATTATTAGATCCGCTCAGAAAGCGAGCTAAGCGTGAAGTGAAAGCGATCGTTCCGCTTCCTGGAAGAATCGAGGAATATCCAGCCGAAATGCCAGCTAAGCCTGTATTACCGCCGCCGCCACCAATCCGTAAGCCGGTGCTTCCACCACCACCGCCAATACGGAAAGCAGTGATGGCACAGTTGAAGATAGAGGAAGATGAGGAGATTGAGCTTTTCATGAACTATAAGCCATTTCTCTATCATCCATTAGCAAAGCCGCATAAAGTAGCATTGGTAGAATCCGATGCTATGCGAGCAGTAAAGCCGCCTATTCCAAGAGTGAAGTTTAGCTTTCCGAGGGAGATTATCACTAGCGGCCGTCTGTCTGATGTGCAGCTGGAAGGATTGTTCTATGCCATGAATTCTAATGCGCAAAGGATTCCTGGTACAAGGACAAGAAAGACTTTCCTCGTCGGCGATGGAACCGGAGTAGGCAAGGGAGCGCAGTTAGCAGCTGTGGCGATGGCTTGCATGATGAAGGGTATGCGGAAGATCTTGTGGGTTTCAAAGACCGGTGAGCTGATTAATGATGCAATCCGGGATTGGAAATGGATAGGCGGCGATGAGAAGTTTATCATTCCCCATGAGAAATTGAAAGGGGATATAACACTCGAATCGGGAATCATCTTCTCAACTTACATGATGGCATCTCGGAAGCAGCACATTAAGGAAACGCGGGATGAGAATGGTGTGCTTACTGTCAAGACGAAAGGAACCGATCGGTTTAAGCAGCTTGTAGATTGGAAGCCGGATATCATTCTCTATGATGAAAGCCATGAGCTGAAGAATTCCCTATCTGAATCTGGTAAGCGTGGTGCCAAGAAGGTAGCTAAGAAAGCGGTGCAGGGTATTGAGCTTATCAATGCCATGCCGGAAGCTGTAATAGCTATGGCATCAGCTACTGCAGCAACGGAAGTAAGCAATCTGGCTTATGCTGTAGAGCGCATGGGATTAGCAGGGCCGCACTCAAATGCCTTTGCTGATACGGAAGCCTTCGTGAGCAAAGTAAATGCTACTGGCATGCTCGGAATGGAATTAATCGCTAAGGATATGAAAGCGCTTGGTTTATATCGGGCGACTTCTTTATCCTATTCGGGTACTGAGTTTGAGGTATTGGAGCACAAGCTTACAGAAGCGCAGCGGAAGATCTATGATGATGCTTGTGATGGCTGGCAGCTGGCTCTTGTCTATATCGAGGAAGCTTTAGAGCTAACTGGTGCAGGGCAGAATCGCCAGGCTAAAGGACAAGTGCTTGCGCAGTTCTATGGTACTATGCAGCGCTTCTTTAATCAGCTGCTTACTTCATTGCAGATGCCTACAGTCCTGAAGGATATGGAAATGGAGTTGGCTCAGGATAATTCATGCGTCTTTCAGCTAGTAAATACAGAAGAAGCAGCAACTGGTAGAGCGGTGAAGAATGCTATCATTAGCGGTGATGGCTATGACAACCTGGATATAAGTCCAAAGGATGCATTGATTGACTTGATCAGAAAGCATTATCCGATTGTGATGTATGAAGAAGTGTGGACAGGGAATACCACATCTTCGGAGCCAGTGAAGAAAGCTGTGTTGGATGAAGATGGCAATCAGAAGATGGAGGTTAAGCTTAATCCTGTCACTAAGAAGCCGGAACTTGTGCCAATGGAGGAATTCTTATTGGATCCAATGGCTATTCAGATGCGTGATGAATTGCTCTTAAAGATTGCAGATATTCAGGTGCCGAAAGGTGCTTTGGATATGATCTTGGAGCACTTCGGCCATGAGAATGTAGCAGAGGTTACAGGCAGAAGCGAGCGATATGTAAATGTAGATCATAAGCTTGTAAGGGAAACACGCGGAAAGCGCAAGTGCTCGGCTGAAACCCGTGAGTTTATGGCTGGCAAGCGCCGTATCATCATCTTCTCGGAAGCAGGTGGTACTGGTCGTTCATTTCATTCAGACCTGAACTCTCTCAATCAGCAGCGTCGTGTTCATTATGGTGGTCAGATGGGATGGATTGCTGATAAGGCTATTCAGGGCTTAGGAAGGTCGCACAGGAATAATCAGCGCGTGCCGCCGAAGTATAAGCTCGCTACTACAGATTTGCCAGGGCAGAAGCGATTTATCACTTCTATAGCTCGCAGGATTGAGCAATTAGGTTCTCTCACCAAAGGTAATCGTAAGGCTGCATCCGGAGGGATATTTAAGCCGGAGGATAACCTGGAAGGGCCTTATGCATCATCAGCAATACAGGCTTTCTTCAGAGGACTTCGCTATGGTGAATTTGCAGAGCAAGGCCTTAGCTATACTGAAGTTTGTCGGCAGATGGGATTTGCTAAGAGCAAGCTTGAAGGTGGTGGTGGTGATGCTCCAAAGATGCCACCAGTTACTCAGTTCCTGAATCGATTACTTGCGCTGCATTGTGATATGCAGAAGAACGTGTTTGAGGTGTGGTATAATATCATGGTCATGCTTATCGAGCAAGCAAGGGAGAGAGGTGAGCTTGAAACCGGTATGGAGTATCTGAAAGCTGATAAGATAGAGAAAGTATCACAACAGCTGATTCACAAGGATGCTGAAACAGGAGCAAAGACTTATCTTGTGGAGTTAAAGACGCAGGTTAAGCGGAAGTTTGTAACTGCGGAGCATGCTCGTGAGGGTGTTTATCTTTCTTCTTCCGGAGAGCAGAAGCTTGGTGGTGGTCATTTCCAAGGATTCTATAAGAATAAGAAATCAGGGAATATCTTTGTGCATACGCATGTAAGCACGACCATTGAAGGCGATGGCTCTAAGAAGGAAATCTATCGCAGGGTAGGTCCGACTTCAGCAATGCTCTATTCTCGGGAGGAGTTAGATATCAGTATGCGGAATGGTACCGGTGATGAATCTATACCTACATCGCTTGGTATGGAGCTTTGGAATAAGCAGATTGAAGCTACGCCATCTATCAAGGAGCAAACGCTTCATGTAATTACTGGCGCCATCATTCCGGTTTGGGCGAACATTGCAGTAAGAAGTGAGCAGCGCAACTTCTTCGATGAGGAAGAGCATGATTCTGATTACAGAGTTATTGCAGTTCAGCTTCCAGGAGAGCGATTCATAGGGCGCGTGCTTCCACATGACCTTATGATGAAGACTATGCAGAATCTTGGAATGGTAAAGGGAGGTATCTATCTTTCTTATGAACAGATCCGGCAGAAGCTTGATGATGGTTATCGTGTTCTCGTTGGCACTGGCCAGGCTGTAGTGAAGCGAACTGTCAGCAGGTTGGAGAGATTTGTACTAACGCACATCACACCAACAGAAGCGAAGGAGCTTGCCATCATGGGTATAGTGAAGCGTGAGGTTATTAATTATAGCCAGGCAACGACCTATATCAATCCAGACAATGAGCAAGGCGAAGAAGAAATGCTGAAGCAGTTTATTGTGCAGCGTGGAGCAATCGCTATTGAGGATAAGCAAGGTGACCAAACGCCACTCCTGAAGGAGCCAAAGCAGGAGAAGCATGAAGAGCTTACTGAAGGACCGCAACTTGATCAGTATGATATCAGCCATCTTATCACACTGGTAGATTTCCCGACGGATATTCCAGGCATCATAGGTTTACCAAAAGAGCCGGAAAGAGAGGAGGATGATGACGCAAAGGAAGCATCGACGATGCCACTCTTTACTGAGAGGCCCGAGGTCATGATAGTGACTCCTTCTGATGCTATCAGGCTGACTCCACCGCCAAGAGTTACAAGGAAGCTTCCGGCAGTAGCTGTACAGACTTCATTATTTTAATTGGAAAGAACCCTGCAGATTTGTGGGGTTCTTTCTCCTTTTGATATTTTTAGTAATAATTTCTAATCATAAAAAAGCAAAACTTATGCTGTTTAAAACAATCGCAGACCAATTGAACGAAGGTGAAAGCCTTACATTGACAATCTTTAAAATCGGGGATAAGCTTACTGTAGGTGTGATTCCAAGAATTTCTGCTTCTGCAAGTCAGGATGTAAAAGATGCCTTTGGTAAGATCCAGCCAATGGCATTGACTGATACTCCGGAGAAGCTTGATTTCAGTTTCATTACTGAATTATTGAATCCACTTAATGAGGCAATGAGCAGATTCAGCACTGTGGCTTCTGGTATTAAGTCTATCGATAAAGCTACAAATGCTATCAGTAAAGGTTCGTCGGCGAAGAATGCAACTAAGAGCCTGGCATCTGCCAAGAAAGCTGTAGAGGATGAAGCAGGTGAAGAAGAACAGCATGCTTTATCGCTGCATGAAGGTTCTCCTGTAGCTCCAGTTGGTGTAGTTCAGAATATCGCAAGACCACCAGCACCGACACCACCACGCCCAGGATTTGCGCCCACTCCTCCAAGACCTGCAGCGCCACAAGCTCCAAAGCCGGCGATGAGTCCAGCTAAATACAACTCGCTTATGGATAAGATGAAGATCGGTGGCCAGAATGTGATTGAAGCACAGAAGCTCGCTATGGGATTCGCTATGACGCATGAGCAAGCAGCAGGATTAGCCGAGCAAGCTGAGAAGTATAGAGTAACGGGAGCAGGGGGACAAACACAATTATAGTAATTCAATACCTCAAAAAATAAAACAATGGTACTCACACTTGAAAGATCAATAAAATATACAAAGAAGGAAAAAGGCAAAGATGTAACGATAATGCTACCAGATGTAAATCCGGATATGAGCATGGAGCAACTTCGCAAATTCTTCATGGATGTCCATCCTGATATCGCTACTGCAAGTCTGCAAGGTCCAATCCCAACAGCTACAGGAGTAGAGTATTTGTTCTCACCGGCAGCAGGGGAGAAAGGATAATGGCAGGTCATTTTGATAGAGAGGAATGGAGTTTTGAATGCAAGCGTGATGACAGAGATGCGAAGATTCAGGAAATCAAAAAGTCTTGGAAAGATTGGGCTGCTAAACGATATGTAGATAATGCTCCATTACACAATGCTTTAATAGATGATTTTGCTATTAAAGAATGTAATGAAGAAATAGCAAAATTGAAATAAGAAATAGATTATCAAGGGGTGGCGAAAGTCACCCTTTTCATTTAAGAGATATGGAAGAAATCACCTACATGAAAGCGATGGCTAATCGCGACGAATTATTAGAAATGAAGAAACGCATGAAAATGATTGAAGAAATAAAGGAGTATGATTCTTCTCCTGCTTCTATATCAATCAGAGGAAATGGTGGCCGTTCTTTTTCTATTACCAAAGATATTTCTAATAGTGATAGGAAGTTCATAGAAAAGCTATTCAAGCTTATTGAAGAACATACTGAAGATCGCCTTGAAGAAATCGAAACAGAATTCTCAAAATTGTAAATTGTAAACCCGTTATGCCAGACGAATGCAAAAAATATTCAGACAACCCAAAGCCAGAGTTGCCACAAGAATTTCCAGCCGAGGAACAAGAAGCAAAATTAATCGGAGCAACTATTGCCAACTTCTTAGCAGAAAACAGAATCCCCGACAACAATCGGAAACCGCGGTTAGTCAGGACAATTGGCTTGCCAATCCTGTTCTAAGCCTTCCACCCTTATATCTATTGGAGGATGACCATTATGGTGAGAATCCTTTTAACTGTACAGATGAGATAGCTGATAGCTTCAGAGAGGAATTGCGGGATGCCCCGGGATTCCTCGATGCTTATAATGAGGTATGCGGTCAGCTTTCTCTTCCTGCGGATATTACTTGGATGGCGGCATGGTTCCATAACTATCTCCATAATCACGGTACCGGATGGAGTAACTGGCGGTTGAATTCATGTGCTCATACGCATGGTTCATTCGGTCAGAGCTATCCTACTCGTGTGTGGGTGTTAGGAAATGGTAATCAGATTTACTATGGCTACAATTATATGTGGTCGATGCCAGCTAATAATCCTACTCCCTTCAATTACTTCTGGTGCCACAGGCTGATGCAGAAGGATAAGTATTCGGGAACATTGCTGCTTCATACTGTGCAGATGATTAGAAGCCGGCTGCTGATGGGAATGTATGTTCCTGCAGAAGCGACGGAAGATCATTGGAGAAAGAGCCAGTACCATGAGAATATGATTCACCTTCTTTATGATACAATGGCTACTTATGGTACAGATTATCATATTACTTTTCCGGAAGAGGAGGATATAGTAGCAAAGAGAATAACGAAGAAGGAAGAAAATACTTTTAGTATCCGCACTATTACTGCAGCTCAGATAAAGCTTGTGTGTGATAATATTTATCAGAATGCTATTCCAATCTTTGATAAGAAGCGGAAGGAATGGTATAAAATGCACTCGCAAATGCACCGCACTTCGAATACCAGGCTGCTAAAGATCATGCGATTTGCTAAGCGTGAAGCAAAGAGAGTGGCCAATGAATTCAAAGCTGAATTGATGGCTTGTGTGAATTATTATCGCACGATGGACTTCAATACTTATATGCAGCAATGGCTGAATAAGACCAAGCGATATTCAGAGATGGTGGTAGAGATGCTTTTAAAGAAGGATTTGCCATGTGATCCGCAGATTCATGCATTAGCTACCTCAGCTTTCAGAATGATTAAGCGAGAGCCCGCCAAAAACTGGCCAGGATTCATGATTGATAATCCGAATATCGATTACAATGATGGGTGTATGGATCCGGAGTCTTACTTTGAAACTGCTTTTGAAGCAGGTAATCAATTTGACAAATACCACAAACAAACGATTCTTCAGGAGAGCTATGAGCTGCCAGATCATGGCTGGTGCTATGGTCATGCCTTCAAAGCAAATGAGCCGATACGACCTGCAACTAAGTGCTATGGTCCATTGCTTACATTGCTGTCAATGGCTCCTGAATGTGTAAGGGAAAGGGATTATAATTTATCACTCAAAGATTTGAAATTCTATAAAAATGCAACAAGATACATCTACAATAAAAACCCCGAATGCTACCTACGATAAGATGACGGTAAGCCCGCTGTTTCCTCATGCAGCATTGGTATTATATAGCCGGCCTTATGGTCCGGAGGATTGCGAAGTATTTCCGGCGATGCATTTAATGAAGGGCATACCGGGTCGGTCTAACTTCGGCTTTGGTGAAGCGATGCCATTGACTGCGGAGAACTGTGCTAAGTTTATGAGTGTGTTGGAGCAGCGAAGCCGTGTATCCAGCGATGGCGATACGGTGGCCACACAGTTTGAATTGAGAAAGCCTATCCCGCCGAATATGCTTTTCGCTTATGATGAGGATGCCACAGTAGTATGCTGCTGGTGGGAGCCTTCCAAGAGAAGGGTAATCTCTCACAGGATGAATGAGAAGCGTGAGGAGGATTCTTTTACAGCAACGACTCCACATATGCTTTTCTTAGTTTATGGCGACACGCTCTATGTTTATGCGATGAAAAAGCAGCCGAAGCGTGATGAAGATGGTACGTTATCCTTTCAGCTTTGTAATGCTCCTTTCTGGAATGTGTCGGGTGATGGGCGTGTATGTTTGGGAACTGCAAAGATCAGCATGACTGAGAAGGTAGACTTCACCTGGATAATGCAGGAATATTCCCGCGCATTTTGGGGATCATACTTTACAGCAGAGCATGGTATTCCAAGACCTAAACGGTGGAGAGGTACACTTATTCAATTCTGGAATCTAATGGAAAAGCGTTCTGGAATTAAGGGTTATCCATCAATCTTATTGATTCCATTAAGTGATAGTCGGGTACCGAAAGTATTAAAGCCATTTAATCAATTATGATAACGAAACACGCAACAGCGACATATATTTTAGGGCCCACGCATCCTTTGCGTGTAGCTTTGGTGGGTGTGGGAGGAACTGGCTCCCATGTGCTCAGCCATCTTATCAAGATCCATTTGTCATTGAAGGCTCTTGGTCATCCTGGCCTTGATGTAACTGCATTCGATCCTGATGAAGTATCACCGGCAAATCTTGGCCGACAGCTATTCTTTCCAGCGGAAGTGGGAATGAGCAAGGCTGAAGCTTTGATAAGCAGAGCAAATCACTTTGGCCTTAACTGGAGAGCGGTACCGGAAAGATTCGATGAGATTACAGCCTGTGAGCAGATGTTTTATCTTCCGAATATCCTTATCAGCTGTGTGGATAATAGAGTGGCCAGACAGGAGATATTTCATACAGTAGCTTTGGATGCTGCAGAGCAGTTAAGGAATCAGGGTAGCCAGCGGGCAAGGGAGAGTTCTTTGTATTACTGGCTGGACTTTGGCAATAGCAAGAATTCAGGTCAGGCAATCATGGGAACATTCGGAGATATTCAACAGCCGGAAGTTCCTTCGCACTTGGCAGAGGAGTTGTGCTTTAATGGTAAACTTCCTCATCTATTCGAATTGCATCCCGAGTTGTGGGAACCGGAGCCAGAAGATGTAACCAATGAGCCGAGTTGTTCATTGGCAGAGGCATTGGCTCACCAGGATCTGTTCATTAACTCGGAGCTTGCCACTCGGGGAATGAGATTAATATGGCAGCTATTTCGTAAGGTCCACATGGAACGCCACGGCTTCTATCTGAATTTAGAAAGTGATCTACAAGCAAATATTCCAGTACCAAAGATATGAACTTACTTACTTATGATAAGATCCTGTATCCGGAGGATATCAGGAACTGGCTGAAAGAGAAGATGCCGGAAAGCACACTCTTAGGCAATATCCCTCTGAAGGATTTAGCGCGTTACCAGGAGCATTTCAATTCCAGAGTGGACATTATACATGGGCTTGGTAATATGACGCTGAGTGAGTTCTGGTTAGTACAAAAGAGGAAAGAAAAAGTATCCTCTCTAACCGGGCAATTCAGGGTAAGCAATGATGGATGGATGCAGTTATATGAGCTGCAGAAGTTCATCACGCTATGGGAATCCAAGATGAATGACCAGGCACCGCGGCTTGGTGATCCTGCTTGGAAGCGCCTTGAAACAAAGTGGAGAATGTTAGTAATAAATGATGACTGGCATGCCTATGAGCAATTCCTTGATAAACAAAAGTGGGCTATTAAGAAAGCAAAGGAAAAGAAGAAGCAGCAGAAGATAGTTGAAAAGACTAGGGCCAAGCTATTAGATTCTGCACCTTTATTTTATGATCAATTAATTGACAAGGAAATTAGTAAGTCCTTGAAGAAGTGAGAGTTATTCGATATATTGCATATAAAAAGTGAACCAGCTAAAAAAGCCCGAAGGCAATGATAGCTGGTTCGAATAACTTTAAGCCGTTAGTTCAGCGCCATCTGAACATGATATCGAAATGATTTAAACCGTAGCCCAATATCTTTCCGGCATATATAAGATTAAACGCAAACTAATTTCTTAAAGTTGAGAAAATTCATCCAATTATAAAACAATTTATATGAGCAATATATTTGATACTCCGGCAGATACTGAAGTAGTTCTGCCTTTTACTGTTACATTCTATGTGCAAAACCCGTTGCAAGCGGATAATCTTGCTGAATTCTTTCATCATCACGGGCTTGATGAATACTTTAAAGAAGGTAATTCTGAAGCCAATCGAGAGAACCACTACTATCTGAAAGACTTTCGCTATGATGAGGATGCCAAAAGTTTCTATGGTGTTCCAAAGGACCAGGTTCCTGCATGGCAGAAGAAACCTACAGAAGAGCCGTTGCAGGATATTGACTTTTAATCTATCTTGCAACCGATAGATACATACATTATGCCCGTGTCAGAAAGAGGGGCGCACCCCCTCGTGAAACTGTAACGTAGTCCAGTGGTGAAACCCCAAGTGAAATGGCAGGGTTACAATGGGCTTGCTATTTTGTTGCATCTTTAGCAATCCCGAACTTAGTCCTGAGTAGGCTGTATATATTTCTGTTTGCCATTCTCAGAAATAGATGTGGGTAAGAATCCCACCGGAACATTTTGTATTACAATAAATTTTATTAACCACTAAACATTATGCCGAATGTTAGTACACAAATATCGCCGCCTTCTTAGAGCGGTTAAGAAGTTTCTGTTTCCACCAGATCCAAACTGCCCGTTCGGGCCTTACCATAATTCCGTAGAAATATTCTCTGTAGCATCCGGCTTTAGTCAGCCGACGGTGTACTGGTGTCGGGCATGTGGCGCAATATGCAGCCATGAATATCCGACCTTAAAGCCAGTATTCACCCGTCGTCCTGACTATCGCATTGTTGCCGGGGATAGCGCCATTTTTAAGACGCGATGGAATAAGAATTAGTGAGTGTTTTTCTCCTTTTGATTATTTCGTTTCAATAAAATAAAACTAACGTTATGCCATCATTCAATGAACAACCTCATCAAAAACTCCCACTTTGCAGGAATTCCAGATCCGCCATTCTCAGTAATGTTTGTAGATCCACCACAGGAATTAAAAGGGTTCTGTAAGGAAGGGGAGATTACAGAATTTATCGTTACCTCATTTATTTATAGACCTACATTCCTCAAGCGATTATCGCTAAAGCTATTGGGGATTAAGAACCAGGTTATAATAGATGAAGGAAATATTATCGTCGATGATTGCTATAAGGTGGAATCCCGCCCCGCAATAATGGCTAATGGCTTACCTGATGCACTCCGAAAGATTAGCTGGATGGATGCTGTCAATATGAAAGATGGCAGCACAGCAAATCATATAGAAGCCATTAAGAACACGAAGTTCAAGCCATTATTGCCAGGATAGTATGAATCTGTCTGTAGAGGAATTGAATAGGTTGTTAGACTACGGTTTAGCAGTCTATTACCACTGTATCAAAGATCCAAAGTTCGCTCCGAACAAAAGTATATGCTCGCCATTCCTGGAAGAGAAGCATCCGAGTTTCCGTGTCTATAGAAGTCAGAAAACTGGGATGTGGCATTACTCCGCTTTCAATATGAGTGGTAAGAGCCAGGAAGGTGATCATTGGCAATTCCTAAAGGCATGGCTGGGACTCGATGAGAATGCAGGAGGTGAAGGATTCCGGCAGGCTGTAGCTTATGCAAAGGAGAAGATTCTACTCATAGAAAATGGCTGCTTTACAGGCGTGGTTAATCTACGCACTATGTATGCAAAGCCAAAGGTTAATAAGCCGATCGAGATAGTCACCAATGACAGAGCCTGGAAGCGAGAGGAGCTTGAATATTTTACCGCGAGCTACATTACTCCGGAGGTATTGGATCAGGCTTATACTACCGTGTGCAGCAGCTTTACAATCACCAGCTATGATGATGATAAGCCAAAGGCGGTAACTATCTATGAGAAGGCTAAGAATCCCATCTTTGCCTGGACATTCCCGAAAGCAAAGCGCAAGAAGATCTACCGGCCATTCACAGACAATCCGCAATTCAAGTGGACCTCGAATATCAAGGCGACTGAGGATATCTTCTGCTTGCATATGCTGCCGGCCAAAGCTGAAGTAGGATTTCTTACTGCAGGGAATCGGGATACTCTATCATTCATATCTGCTATAGGCTTGCCGGCAATTCCATTGTCAGGAGAGAATGCCAGGCTTGACTTCAACACCTTTCAGCTTATGAAAAGTGTCGCTCCCGTGTGGTATTCTATTATGGATGATGACTTCGACAAGATAGATAAGAAGACCAACTTGCCACGGAATACAGGAAAGCTTGCTGCAGAGAACCTATACAACCAGTGGGGGATAATCCCAGCCAATAAGCCGATAGTGGATAGCAAGGCCAATGATCTGACCAAACTACTGACAATCATCAAGAAGAACGAAGGAAGGGGATTATATGAACTGAGAGATTACTACAATAGCCTATTGATTGGATAGGCTATTTTTCTCCTTCTGATTTTTCTAAATTAATTTTAGCCTATAACAAACGAACATGAACAAAGTGCCAACTAAGAAAATGTACAGTCAGCTAGATGTAAACGAAATTTATGACAAGCTACGGATTGAATATGGCTCTAGCTATAATGACAATCCGAATGAAGCACAGCAAGCAAGGAATATCCTTTTAGCTGCTTTGAATAGCGGGGAAACGAATCCGGAGGAGCTAATGGAAAAGATTATCCGCGTTCGGGAGCAGCAGGATAAGCCGATGTATGTAAACCGGTTTTCCATGCAGGTGCATAATAAATTCTGGAAGCTGCGGCTTGAGAATCATCATATGATCCGCCCTATCAAATATACTCCGGAAGAGCATGACTAAGAATATAAAGCTCGCAAAGCAAGTAAGAAGCAGACTCCTTGGAAGAACGTCATCAGACTTCTATGGAGTCTGTTTTTCTCCAAAAGCAGAACAGTGGGTTACATCTTTCTACATAGAGAATGTTCGTGTTCATCTGGGATCTTATGATACAGAGGAGCATGCCGCATATGCCTATAATGTCGCATTCAAGAACTTTGTAGAAGGTCAATACCTCATTCACAATATGGTGAGGGTATCCAAGAAAGTAAAGAAAAACATACGCGAACGGGTATTCCTGATCTTAGGACAGAGAGGATATCACATAAGGGAGGAAAGTAAATTCCATAAGAAGTTTGATAAGCTGATGGATCGTTATGACATCCATCTTTTCAACAATTAAAATATGCAAGATAAAAAGCAATGGCCGCAAGTCGTCAAAGATCTGTTTCCTATGCTCGCTGTATTCTACCGGCCAAAGCCTGGAAAGCCACGGAAGAAGAAGGTTCAGGTTCATAGTGTAGTGGATGGTCAGAATGTTACCACCACTACACTTGTAAACTACAAGAAGCATAAGAAGTCCGGTGTAGGTGATCAGAATAACTACAGCATCATTACTGTAGCTCTCATGGTGCCGGATGACTTTGGAACAATGGTTCGCAACCTGAAGCATAAAGGTTATCCGGAATTCATAGGAGCAGTTGATCTGAGTGAGGAAGAAGAACTAAGAGCTAATTATAGCACGCGCTATATTCTCTGGAAGTACAAGAGCTTTGATGAAATGTATAATGTGCGCCAGGTATATGATGAATACACAGAGGCTTTGCGTGACAGATTAAATGTATTGTATGATTGTAAAGCAACAGGACAAACCAGACTATTTTAATTATGACAGAACAGGAACAAATTGATAGACTCCAGTACGATCTGGATATGGCCAATGGAAGACTTTTGGTTATGCTGCGCCATGTAACCAACTACAAGCAGTCAAGAATTGAGCTTCGCCGGGGTACGCTGGAAGAGTGGGAGCGTGCCAATCCTATCCTTGATGAAGATGAGATAGGGGTAGTGTTAGACAACAGCACTTATCGCAAAGGTGATGGGGTTACACCATTTAAAGAATTACCAATTAAACGCAAGCAGTAAGATGAACTATTACTATGAATCAGGAGGAGGAAAGGTATGGTCTGAGGATCTTCCTGACCGCAGCTATGTCTGTATTGGTAGCCAGTATCCGGAAGACAGAGGAAAGGTCATGCTGACGATCTGGAGGAATGGTACACACATGACTCCGGTATTTGACAAGCATGACAACCATGTAATCTTAGAAGATCACTTCGGCTTGGAGTATCGGAAAGGAGAATGGGTACCAGAATGAATTATGCAGCAATGATATTAGAGGTCGGCCAGTTACAGCAGAAGCTGAAAACACCACCACACAGGGAAAGCAATATAGTGAGGGGTTCACTTAGTGGTGAACTAATAAACCTTGGTGAAAGAACTATTGAAGCTTATTCCTGGCAGGAGCAAACTAGAATGACTGATAGGATTATGACACTCGTGGACCTTTTACATAAAGCTGGCTATGTCAGTGATGATGAATGGGGTAAATTCCTTTTAAGTGCTGATGGAACATTTGTACCTGAATTTAAGATGCCTGATGAAGAACAAGATCAAGTACGGTGATATCTACATACACAAGGGAAAGCAATATGTCTTTCTGAATAGAGGAAAGATGAAGCATCCTGATACTGGGGAGTGGCTCGATGCTGTGACCTATTATGATGCTTCAAATTTCTATACATGCACTCTTACAAGGTGGGAAACTGAATTTACACAGATATAAGATGAAAGTAAAATGGTATTCAATGAAGGAGTTCATAGGATTCTATGAATTTCCTAAGCGTGATGATCCTCTCCCTCTGATTATTTCAGAAGATATAATCAACGATGTAGTAAGTAAGATGAAGTTCATAAAATATGAATGGTGTGGTCATACTATTACTTTTCGAACAAAATAAATAAACCAATCTTAATCCCTTATTTATGAATAGTGAATTTGAAAATGCGCAGGAAGTGCGCAACGCGCTAGATGCAAGACTCGTGAGAGCTGACATCGAATTACAATTTATGGCATACCTTATTCGTGCCGACCAGGATCACAGGATGTTGATGCTTGAAGATGCAAGAACTACTTTCTTCACTCATAATGGCATGAGGACTTTATTCGGCTGGCTCTCTGAGCTTGCTCTGCAAGGTCTTGATGTAAGTGAAGCAGGAATGTTTAATGCGATCACAGCACGCGCAAAGCAGGGGGAATATGAATTCCTTAGTTCTACTTTGAAGCAGATCATGAGTGTCTATGTGGAGTTGTCCGGTAAGGAGATGCTAGAAATACTTCGCTCTGCTTTCCAGCAGCGGATAATAAACAACAATATCTTTCAGCTGGCTTATCGTCAGTTCTTAGATAATGAACCAATGGAGAAGGTGACAGATACAATCACCAATGCCATGATGCAACTTGAAACTGGTAAGCAGGGGATGTCTGTAAAGACAGCTGCAACGAATGTGGTAGAGCGGGCATTGAATCCTGATAAGAATATCCCCGGATTAATGACTGGCCTTAAAGCATGGGATATGCAGTTCGGGGGGTTTAAGAGAGATCGTGTTTATACTTTCGGTGGTTCCCCCGGTTCAGGCAAGACGATGTTTTGTATTGACCTGATATGTCGGCTCTGTAGACGATATGGTCCGGAGAATCCAATGACGATTAAAGCGAACCACACACGCATCCAATTCTTCTCACTGGAAATGTCTGAAGAGCGAGTGGTTACTCGTCTGATCACAAATGTGGCACAGCTAACGGAGCATCAGCTGACTAATCAAGGTGCGAAGTATGACAATGGTGAGCTGATAGTTAAGCCTCTTACAGATGCAGAGCGAGATAGATTGCTTGATGCTTATAAAGAAGTTACTAGCTGGCCATTAGATATTGAATATCTCACTCTCAATTCCAAGAAGCTGAAATCTAAAGGCAAGATGCACTCGCTGAAGTATCGGGATAAGCACGTTGTGAAGATCCTTGACCATTTGGGAGAGGTTGAGAAAGGGAGCTTTGATACTCGTCGTGAGGTAGACTCTATCATGGATGTGATGAAGTCCTTTGCCCGTGATAATAAGGATACAGCCATCGTTCTCTCGCAACTGACTAAGGAAGCGGAGAAAGGGGAAGCACAGAAGAAAGTATTCTATCGTCCGAATAAAGGCTTGCTCATGGAGTCGGTAGGTATAGAGGCTAAGTCGGATGTAGTATGCATGACATGGCGCCCTTTCCGGCATTTTATGGCAATCGATTATGATGGCATGAAAGGCTGGAGCACGAAGGGTAAGCTGATCCTTATCAATGAGAAGAACCGTGATGGTAAAGCCGGCAATGATATTCTGCTTGGCTGTGATGAGCGATTCAATGAATTAAGGGATTACCATTTATTGTACTAGGGTATGATGAATGAAGGGATGAAAGGCAAGAACCTTGCGCTTATCGAACAGATGGCGAAGAAGGCTCTTGCCCAGGTAGAGGAACTAAAGGCGATGCTTACCGAGATCTGTCCATCTGGGATTAAGTATCTGAAGAATGAGGGCTATTGCCCGGCGATGTATTATTCTTATTTTGTAGGGAAAACAGATATTGCTCCCATTACACAAAATGAACTAAAGCGCCGCTTTCTTTTATATCATATCTTTGAGCAACTTCCACCTGGATGCGAAGAACCGCCGGTAATTCAAAGGCTCCGGAACAATAAGATGAGTGCTGAAGAAGCTCGCATATTAGAGCAGGCACGCATATTCAAAGAGCGTCACCAGGATTATGGGATTGAGATTATAGATCCTTTCTATGAGTTCAACTATGCCTACAATGATTATGTAAGGCTTACTGACTTTGCAGATGCTCTTATCTACTATCATGGGGAACCAGCTATTCTGAGGTTAGAAGTTACTTCCGGATTGAAGTCTACTTTCAAGAAGCCGGATGGTGATTATGGATGGGGTAACTTCTATCTGCGTGATCACATGATGGCTTACCTGATGATGATTGCTCTGGATGATATCAAGCAGGAGCAGAACCAATTTGTGTATTGGGTTGCTGACTATAAAAGCCGCGCTCTTGACTTCGATGTAATGGAAGTTCTTCGTTCAGGTTTACGCTTAGAGGAAACCAAGACTGCTATTCGGAATGCTTATGCGATCATTAAGACTTACCGGGAGAAGCATAAGTGGAAGCCAATAGGGGATTATGAGCATTGCAAGAACTGCCCGAGGATCCATTGTGAAGAGAGGGTAGACATTAAACCTGTAAAGGAAATACACACGACAATTAACTATTACACTAAATAAATCTATATGATGTACATTTTTCTAAGTGAGCTTACTGCGGCTATTGCAGAAGCTGCTATCCGCCAAAGCCCGTATTATCCGATCGGTCTTGAAACAGTTTGTAATGGTATCACTGAGATCATCGAGAATGATGATGAGGGTATCTATGGCAAGAAGGTTTCAATCGAAAGCGATATCATGCTTGGCATGACTGAGCAACAGTTGTCAGATTCTATTGATCTTCTCGATCGCTTCGATGATTTCACCAACTGGAATCTTTCTAAGCGTGAGAGAGAGAAAGGTGTACTGGTAAATGATGAGAGCAGACCGAAGTTCACTTTCTCTTCGCGCTATGATGGTCCGACAAAGGAGAATGACTTTGTAGACCTGGATGCTTTGAAGCGGAACGTTTATAATCGTATTGTGAATAACCATCATTCCTTTATGGCTGATGAAGCGAAGTTTGCCAATGAAGTTTATCGTGATGGCGGTGAAGAATATTTTGGTAAGCCGGCGTTGGAGCAAATCAATAAACTTATCAAGGATACTGTAGCACTTGATAAAGGTGAAATCAGTGATGGTTATCATTCCTTTGATGAACTCTATAAGCACCGCAACAGATTGTTCATCGGACTTTGTAAGATGGCTCTTTGTGCGATTGATGAAAGCCCTTGGATCTCCAAGAACCATAGCGATGGTAAGCCGGCATTCGGTGGTGGCTGGTTTGTATTAGGTATGTTTACTACCAATGGTCAGCAGATCACTTACCACCTTCCAGAATCATATTGGAATGAATGCGAACAATTCTGTACTGTTCTGGAGCAAGCTCCTGAGTGGGATGGTCATACTCCAGCAGATGTATTAGAAAGATTAGCACACCAATTTTAATTAATGAAGAAAGTAGAGAAGAAGAAGCTCCCTGCGGCTATAAACATCCTGCGTGCGCACATATCGCGCATGCTTGATGTTGCCATAGAGGAAATAGATTACCGCTGGCACATGAACTGGGACGTGGCCTTTAGGATAGAAAGTGAAACCTGGGATAGATCAGTAGAAAAGAAACCCGCACTAGGAGTGCACCTGCATACAGTAGAGAAATATGGTAATGGTCATTATATGGTTGTTTTTAAAATGTTTTCCATTCTCGGAACTGCAAATAAAGCAAAGAAGTTTGACCAAAAGAGAGAGAGAATAAACTAAAACTTATACCTCACAAAAAACCAAAACCCCTCAATACTATGAATGATGATAGAAAATCCCTTAATGCTAAATATGCTTTCCTGTTAGGGTTATTTGTAGGTTCAACAATAGGTGGGTATATAATATACCTTGCCTTTTTGATTTATTCAGCTTACCTAAATTAAACTTATGGAACTGTATAACTATAAAGCAATTGTTAAGAATGTAGTGGATGGCGATACCATTGATGTAATCATTGATCTCGGCTTTGATTCAAGCTTGAAACAACGGCTGAGATTAGTTGGAATCAATGCGCCAGAGCTTCACTCGAAAGTAGAAGAAGAACGCACTGTAGCCAATGCAGCGAAGCAATATCTGATAGAGATTCTTCTTGATAGATATGTCATCATAAATACTGAAAAGGCTGATGCTTTCGGTAGATATCTGGCTACTGTTTATCTCGATGGTGAGAATGTAAATCAGCATATGATTGAAAAAGGATTAGCAATTGTCTACAAAAGAAAAAAGTAATGTCAAAGAGCAGACAAGATATAAAGGTAGAGGAGATGCAACTTCAAGGCTACTTCATTAAAGGAATAAATGTTAATACAATCAATGATAAGAAGATTAGGACTGTTACTATGCAGAATGCAAATGGAGATCGTATACATCTTGACCATTATGGTAAGATAATAATATAATACTCTTGGTTCTGGAACACCCAATGAGTATATTTGCTTTATAAGACAGTTCGGCATAACGGTTCTTATAGGCTAAGTGAAGGTCTGATCAGCAATGGTTAGGCCTTTTCTTTTTTCTCTCCTTTTGATTTTTTAATAGTTAAAATTCATAGCCTATAAAATCATGCAGCTGAATCTATTCAATGAAGAACCAACACGGGAACCACCCGAATTTATACCCGACCTCTATTCCTACGATTATATTATAGTTGCCTTCTCTGGTGGGAAAGATTCAATAGCTTCTTATCTTCGTCTACATGAACTTGGTGTGCCAGCTAGTAAAATAGAACTATGGCATCACAGAATAGATGGCATAGAGGGAAGCAAGCTTATGGACTGGCCGGTGACGGATGATTACTGCTTACAGTTCTCCAGAGTAATGGGAAGCCCAATCTATTATAGCTGGAGAGAAGGAGGATTTGAGAGGGAAATGCTCCGGCAGAATCAGCCAACCGGCCCAGTTGTTTTTGAAAGCCCAGGGGGAGGACTGCATGTGAGAGGTGGTACTTCCCCGAAGCTTAATACCCGCCGGAAATTCCCGCAAGTATCAGCCGACCTCTCTGTGCGGTGGTGTTCCGCTTATCTCAAGATAATGGTAATGAATGCAGCTATCACTGCTCAGAAACGATTTGAAGGAAAGAGAACCCTAATAATCACAGGGGAGAGAGCGGAAGAAAGTGCTGCCCGGGCTAAATATGAGGTATTCGGATCTCATTATTATACCAACTGTAAGAAGCGCCATGTCGATCACTGGAGGCCCGTTCATAAATGGAAGGAGCAGAAAGTGTGGGATATAATCAAGAAGTATAATATCCGGGTTCATCCTTGCTATTATCTTGGATGGAACCGATGTAGCTGTTCAGCTTGTATCTTTGGAAACAATGACCAGTGGGCTTCACTCAATGCCTTGAATCCTGACCAGGTGAAAGTTATTGCAGACTATGAGAGCGAGTTTAAGACTACCATCCATAGGAAGATACCGGTTATGGAAAGAGTGCAGCAGGGGAAAGCTTATGAGATGAACAAGGATATAATGGCGCTCGCTCTTAGCAAGAACTATTATGAATCCATCATCATGCGATCGGAAGAATGGATAATGCCGTCCGGAGCTTTCGGAGAAGGATGTGGACCAACCTAGAGAATAAACGTATAAACGTTCGAATTACTCGCACGCCCGCCAAAATTCAGTTACCAACCCGAACAATAGCCTGTTCGGGTTTTTTTTGTGCAAACCTTAAAACTTTGATATGAATTATTCACCAACATTGAAAGCCGCGATGGAAGAAATCAAAGCGGTATTAGACAAGTATGATGTCGCTGCAGCAGTAGTTCTGCATAAGCCTCACTATGGTCAGGGAATGGGCGAGTTCTGTGTAAGGATAAATCCCTCTTACTCCTGCTTACAGATCAAGCCTGACAATAGTGTAAGACTGGTGGCCAAGCTGGAAGAGTTCGGCGGCAACAAGAAAGCCAGGAATGAAGCCTTAACCAATACAGCGAATATGCTGAAGGTAATGGCTGACTTAACCGGAAAGGTAAACAATGACCTCACAGATCTATCTGAGGCTGTAGACTTTCATCTGGTAGCTGACCATACAACCGGAAGTATAACCGATCACTTAGCCAGCCAGAACTAATGACGAAGGAAGAACAACTAAGAATCGCGCATGAGATTGCCGATACCTTCGCACAGGATCTGATTGAGATGGTCAATAATATCCCGGGTGCCTGGGATGGCTTTGAGATTCGCCAGTTAGCAGTAGATCATTTCTGTGAGCAATATTCCATAAATAAGCAGCATGAGTTCTCAAATAAGAGAGCAAAGCGCCGCCGGGATTATGAGCAGATGAAGTACACAGTCATAAGAAAGAATCTCTTTAAGAAAGGGGACGAATAACCACACAATAAAAAAAAGCAACTCTACCAGGACAGAGTTGCTTTTTAGTTTGGCTTAATGAGAAAACCACAAGTAATTAATTAGATAGCAAACTGTTCAGGGAAACTATCAATCAACCTTAAAAAATATAAAACAATGAGTGAGTATTACTTTGAAATACATCAAAAGGTTACCGTATGGAACAATACAACTTACACGGTAAAAGCAAATGATCAAGATGAAGCTGACGCAATTATCACTAAAAGTTTCCATGAAAATGAAGACTTATACGATGAAGATGAAGATGCCATTATTGTTAAAGGTGAAACAGATGCTATCCTGGATACGGAGGATGAAATGACTCCACTAGAGAATGGTAATGCTTCAACCAGAGAACTTCGCCGGATAACCCGAGCCCTTGATGGCTATCCGACGAATGAACTCATTGCTGAAAATTCAGATAATAAACTTTACGAAAAGGATAGCCAGCACGATGAATTCACCCTCAGCAACTGGAAGCATGATATCATCTTCAATCATACTATCCTGGGCTATCATGATTGGGTGTGTAATAAAATTCACTCTCAGTTAGTTACTACTTGATAGTAAACGTGAGAGTAGTAACCGGACCTGCAGGGCCACTTCCATTTGTAGTTGCATATGGGGTGGCCTTTAAGGTATACTTACCAGGTGCCGGAATCCATGAATAGTAATTGCCTGAACCATCATCACCAAGAGCAGCGAATGGTACCTTACCATCTACTCTGCTTTTGCTCTGTGGTCCTGTCAGCTCAAACTTGATACTTCCTACACCAGCAACTGCATTCGCTTTGATATTGATCTTCTCTAGTTTTGCTGCTTTCATATCAATCACAGCTCCTTCAGGAAGTGCACCGATCGGTTTGTCTATTATAGCATTGACTATTTCAAAGCCTGTGATTTGCTGTCCTGGTATTGGTGCTACTGGTGCGGTTGGTGCTGTTGGTTGAGTAGGAGGTACTGGTTCTGTAGTTATAGGTGGCACAGGTGTTGGCGCTCCAGTTACGGCTCCGGAAACCATCGTAGCAAGTGTAGAGCTTGTATTGCCTACCCGCACATTGTCAAAGAAGATTACCCGTGAATACAGCGAGGAACTTCCCATGCTGGACTTATAAAGACCGAGCTTCCACTTTGGTAATTTCAAGTGCATGTTCCGGCCTTTGATTGTATGTATCTTTACACCATCACGCCATACCTCAATTAAACCATCACTTCCCATTGAGTGAATAAAATGGTACACAAATTCGTGCCACTCATCCTTGGGTATTTCATTCAATGTACTCAAGCCGCTAGTGCTTTGCGTTGAGCCGGTACCGAATAAATCGTATTTCATTAATTTAGTTTCTCCGGCAGGAGGGCATACTTCCAGGAAGGCTTTACCGCGCTCTATCCGAACAGTAGTTTCATCAGTGCCATCCTCATACCATTGAGTAATACAATCCCGATAGGTGTCCGTTTCCTGTCCCTTGGATGGTATAAGCAAAGCGTAAGAATACCATATATCTCTAGGAAAATTGGGATAGGCATCGCCCTTGATAATTACCACCTCAGAACGATAGCTTTGTGCGGAACCTACTTTTACCATATCCTTCCTTATCTCAAAGCGGGCTGACTTCAGACCCTGGAATACTGGTGCAGTTACATAGGAAGCTGTATAAGCAGAACCATTGTTCTCCCTGCTGTGAGCTGTAGCAAAGAAGGCACCTGACTCACAGGTTTCCTCATACAAAAGATTCTCCGCTCTGGCTGCTGAAGCCTGTGGCTTTGACTGAGTAGTATCTTCAGTTTCAGTTCCCTCTATCATCTTACCAGTTGTAGGACCAGTATCAGTTTCCTTCTCACAGGAAACAACATATAAACCAATGCCGGCAATAATGATGAACAATGCACCTATGGATATAAGGATATACCGCAAGGTAATCTTTCTAGGCTTTCTTGGTTGAAATGGTCGGTTTGGTTGATTTGAGTGATTTTCCATAAAGTTAAATTTTTTAGTTGAACGTTCTCATTACCATACGTTTGGAAATGGATACGAAAAAAACGCACAAATAAAAAAGCCGGACATAAGCCCGGCTCCTTTAACCTTCAATACAAGAGTAAAAATGATGAATGCTCTTTCTATAGATTTAGATATTATCCCTTATCACAAAGGTAAAAAATTTTTCTTTACCCCGGCTATTCCTCAGTCTTTTTCCGATGCGATTTAGGAGCATTCGGATTTAACGTGCCATAAACATCTTCTACAACCTGATGACCTGGTATTAATTGTGCAGCAGATTTACCAGCTTTTGTAAGCTCAAGCTGTGTCAGATAGTCTAAAGCTGTCAATGCCTTTTCAATAATACCTAATGCAGCAAATGGATCTTTTGCCAAACCAAGCATCTCCTTTGGACTCATGAATAAGAACATCTGGCTGTTAAGACTTGCAAGCCATTTGCGATACTTCCTTCCTTGCTCACTTTCACCACCTAAACTAGAATTCATAAGTACAAATGCAGATTTAACCATAAGGTCGAATATCACTTTCCTTAAATTCTTTTGCTCTAAAGGTGTGAATTTTTCTTGCCCCTGCATCTTTGCAATAAACATCTTATGATCTGAAATCAATCGCGTCAATGTTCTATAGTAACCTTCACGCTTTCTACCATTCTCATCGTACCATTCCTTTCTCCAACGATTTTGAAAGTAGTCTATAATCCATGAACCTTTCAGTAAGAAAGCAGCTTTCATAAAGACATTCCGGTGGAAGCCACGACGGTTTTCCGGATCAACGTTACCAAGCTCTTTAGAGATGTCGTACTTCCATCTGTTTACTGTTTCTTCAGTTGGTAACAGATTCTTTTTACCTGGTACTATTCTTAGCTCTCCAGTATCATAGTTGTAATCAAAAGCATCAAGCTGCTCTTGGGTAAACTCTGCCATCAGAGGAATACCACGAATAAGAATCTCCGAATTCTCTGTAATAAATAAAAGCTTATTCCTGATATAATTGAAGAACTCTCCTGTACCTTCTGACTCCGATCTGGTGAAGTTGTTTATCTTATAGTATTCCAGGATAGCAGAAGCCTTTTCATCAAAGAGAAAGTTATTCATCCTTCCCCATTTGGCAAAAAGGTTTCCACCAAACAATCGCTTCATGCCTCGCATGTATTTCTTCGGACCTTCTACCCATCCTTCTTCACCGATCATTTCCATCATGCCACTTTTAAACCCACCAAGAACGTTTACAGTTGATGATTTTACTGCCATACCCATATAGGTAAGGATAGCTGCTGATGCGACTTGTTCTGCTACTTTTGCAATTGGTGCATTCGACATATCATCCATCCTTTTAAATAAGAACAAGTCTGCATAGTTCTCAATGAACTTCAGGTTGTTCTTATAGTATTCAGGATTCTTTGCTGAACTCATCTTATAGTATGCAGATATTGCATGTAAGGTCGGAACCATCGGGTCCATATGCTTCTTAAAGATAAGTGCATTAAAATGTGATGATAATGCCTTGTGTGTATTGATAGAGAAGCTATCCTTCTTCTTTAGTGAACGGAATGGTAGTTCATTAGAATTTGCAAAGGAAGATACAATTGTACTTAGCTCCATTGCATTTACATCTGTTTCGCCATTCACGATCATGTCATTGGCAATATCAAGGATCTTGTTAAAATCTCTTGGTGCTTTTACCTTATCTATAAAACCCCTAGTTGGCTTATACAATTCCTCCCGCCATTCATCTACTCTCTTGGTCTGGCCTTTATAATTTACCTTTATGCGGTTATATACTTCATTATAATCCTGTTGAACCAAACCAATATAGGCAGTGAATAAACCAGCACGACTATATGCTTCTGCAAAGTCCATCTTTAACTTTGGCATCAGAAAATTAGTTGGTGATGGATCTTCATAACCAGTTGCTTTCAATAGGTTATAACCTGTAGTAGCCAGATATTCATAGAATCGAATGCGTTCTTCTGCAAGCTTCCCCCGAAGTGTACCGGGTTGTGAGTTCATAATATTTACTTCATTCCGAAATATTGCACTGTTCTTCTTAATAGCTTCCTGTGTGTATTCACCATGCCTGTCCTTTTCATACATCCAGTTGAAAGGCTCATTTGCTTTCACAGGCTTTAGCATTGCGCGCTTCGCTTCATTTGGCATCTTCTCACCATGGAATGCATAGTGTGCTGCTTCAAGTGCCAATATATTCATGTGAAGATCCAGGTTTGTCTGGTGCATTTCTGCCTCTATCTTTCTCATTCTTTGGGAAGTTTCCTTTGAAATATGCTGCATCCCGGCATGAGTGATATTGAAGTCAGACTTAGCATGGATAATTTTATCCCATACATTTAAGTCTGTTTGACGGATATTGTCAGGATCTAATTCAGGGTTTAATCTTGCAGTAAGAGTACATTGTTCCGTTACCCTGTACTTGGTCATTTTGTCGGCAATCAACATGAATACCTCACCCATTAATTCCTTCTCAACATTTCCAAACTTCATGATCTTGAAGTATTCTGCTTCAAGGTCTTGAAAACTGGTGACAGAATTACCATTAGCATCTACTCCAAGATAGTTGTGTTTCTTTATCTTGTCATAAAGTTCTTTCAGATGCTGCTTATTATCCTGGTATTCAAAATATCTTTTCGTAGCATACTCATCATAGGTGTAGTTCCGCTTTTGTGCTGCATTCCAGAAATACCCTTGCATCTCATCTGTCCAAAGAAGCTTTCCAGTTAAAAGGTCATTGTAGTCACCACCAAAGACATCCATCTTTACCTTGATCTCTTCCTGTTGTAGGGAAGTATCCATGGTATTCCATTCCTGCTTGAACATGGTATTGTCAAAGAAGGAATTCATATCACGCTTTTCTTCCCCTTCGACAAACTCCTTGAAGTTATGCATGTCCTCATTGGAGCCAAGCATATGCACTTGCCCTCTGGTTCTGCTTACAAGAATGCCATTGCCATCGGAAGAGATGGCGCCATCATATCCCTGATTATAAGAATCAGTATGGCCCATTGCATCAGAGCCGGCATCAGCTGGATTAGTAAGATTGATTATAGCAGCTTCTATGAGGTCTACAGGACTTTCTCTGTGGTATGAGGAGAACTTATTATACAGTGCCTGATAATCTCTCAGAGCCTGGTCATAGTGCGGCTGCTGCGTCTTTATAAGATCTTCTTCAGTTTCTATCTTGACAAGGTTGTGAAGCTGTTCGAACTGACGTAGCTCATTTAGTTGTGGGTGATTATTTTCTATTGAGGTATATTTATTGTATTCCTTTATCGCTTCCGGAATCTGCTGTTTTAGCGCTTTGTATTCGTACCGGTAGCGCTGCTCAACAAAATCAATAAAATCACTACTGATATCTCCTTTGTCGAAAAGTTCTTGAAGGACATTTTGCTGGATAATCGGTAGAGCGTCACGCTCAGCAATATTACTATTGGTACTAATATGCGAAGCATTATAGTTCTTAACTTGCTCGCGGTCCTTAGAGAAGTAAACGAACGGGGTTTTGGTGTCTGCATAGTATTCACGTCCACTGCGCCATACAATATCTTTTACGATACTGTTTGGAAAGATATTGTCAAGGTACCGGCTATAGGCTTCTGGTGTTCCTATCTGTCCAAGAACGCTATTTCCTGAATAGACATGGCGAAGTCCATCTTTGCCTTTCTGAAAAGCAGTATTAATAAAGTCAGGTTCTACTTCATAGTGCTCTGCCGGCGGCGTAGGCTGGTTGTCATAAAAGCTAATAGGAGAAAGATCACGTTCTTTATCGAGGGCAACTTCAAACCATTCGTTACTATGCTCATCCGTGATCCTATTTGTCGGATAGGTTTTGGTGAGAATATTCTGTACGCGGTCTTCATAGTAGGCCTTGACTGCTTTGATGTCTGCTTCAGTTTCATCATATTCACTTCGCAGACTTTCGTAGTTCGATAATGTTTCATTCGCATTTTGCAGTTCTTTAGTAAGTTGTTCATCTCCTTCTGGTAGCAGTTTCAGCTTATCTTGCAGATCAATAATATTAGCTTTCCATTTATCTATATTATTATCCATGTTTTTTATGCTCTGTAATACCTCAGTATGTTGCTGTATTGCTGAAGCAGTAGCACCCGCAGGAAAACGAAGTTTTTCAAAGCCTTTCTTTACTGAATCCTGCACTATGGATTTAATAAAGAAATTCACCCAACTACCATCATTGAGTAACTGCATGAAGTTGTTCCGGTTTTTGTTCTCCTCTATCTCAAGGATGTTTCCTGCTGCCGTTGTAGCTCTGGCCTGATTGATTGCTGCTACTTTAGCCTGGTACTGTGATACTCCCTCTGGATACTGACCTGCCTCATGAGCGACCTGTGCAAGCTCTCCAGCTACCATTGCAGCTACAGTTTCATCTTCAAGGTTAGGCTCTGAAATTTCTTTAAGCTGACGACCTTTCTGAAATAGGTCAGATTGCATTTCAAGAACGCGGCGAACTTTTCCTGCATTCGTATCAGCCTCATCTGTACGGAACCAGCCAATACCTTTATCTGTAGCAAATGCAGCATGGCCTTTAATCGTAGGTGAAATTTCCGGTGTGCGAATTTCTATTTCTTTATAATTCACCCCACCTGGAACAATCATGTGTTCATAGTGCTTGGTAGGTTTTCCAAGTTCTTCTACATCTTGTCTAGCCTGCTCTGTATGCATGAATGCTTCTGCTTCAGAACGGCTTTCAAAGGTTCCGATATTACGAGGAAACGTTTCTCCGGCAAACTGTTGGTTTACTACATAATCTACAGTAGGTCCACCTTCACCTGCTTCCCAAAAATCAGGAAAAGGAACTTCTTCAATGAACATTTCCGACTTTCCCTGTTCCTTATCCTTTATAGCAGTCTTCATTTCTACAGTATAGGCAAGGTGAGCCAGTACATCGGCAGCCATATCATAGAGATTGTCTACCGGTTTAGTAGTCAATAAATCCTGAAGCATTTGTATCTGCTGCTTATTGGCTCCCTGCTGTAAAAGCTCCTTAAAGAACTTACCAGGATCCTTCTGATAGAATTTGTCAAATAGCTTCTGAGTTGCCGGCGAAGCAATGGCATCAACAATCTTCAGGGAGGCATTAACTCCCTGAAGTGAATCTGCATATCCATCCGGATCTGGTATCTCGTAGCCATTGCGTGCATATTCTTTAAAGAATTCAAACATGCCAATCTTGGCAATAAGCTTTTGTGCGTCGGGGTGTTTTAAGTTCGGGCATTTCATAAGGCTATCCGTTTAGGCATTGATCTATTTTATCCTGGGTATCATGGTTCTCCTGAACACGTCTGGCAATAGTTGCTTGGTGGTCTGCTTCTATTTCCTGTTCAATCACTGCAGGATCCTTTTCAATATAAGGTTTTAAAGCAACACTTGTAGCTGTTTCCTCCTGTATACCTAGCTTCCTTGCTATCCGCATAATGGCTGGCTCACTCACATCATCAAAGCGTAATGACTGACCAGGATTGAGCTTTCTCACACCATTGATAAGCTTGGTAGCCAAGCGGCCTGATTGATACTCAGATCTTATGTTTAGCTCTTTAACCAGAGGGCCATCCATTAAGACATGACCTATCCGCGCACCATCCAACATTAGCTCATAGCCATTCATACCTGGCGTTGCATTGGCATATTTACTAAGGTCTGTCGCCGGCCGTATCTCGCTGCGTCTGAACATATCCTGTTTCTCTTCCTTGCTTCTGACAATATTCATTGATACAGGCAATTTACCAAGCTCATAAGCCATGAGCGGTGCAGTACCAGTAAGCCATCCAACCTGCTTCTTAGCAACAAGCAACAAGGCCCTGTCCTTACCATTCATATAGTAATCAAGAAGCTTGGTCATATTCGGAAAGGCATATTTGGTTTCCTTACCCCAGTCAGCAAGCAACTCTTTTGAATCGATGCCTTTTGCTTTAAGCTCATTCAATGTGCGACGTGCAATAGATAATAAATTTGGCTGCTCTTTGAGTCCGACAATATTATCTCTATCCTCTACAATCCCTTCTTCCAGATAATTATCATCAAATCCATCTACCCGTGTAGCTGGTGCAAGGAAAGCTTCATCAGCCTCTTTATAACTTTCTGAAACATACTTCTTGAGAGATTCAGTAAAGCTCTTTCCATATTCACGCTTGTATTGAAGCACACCATTTACAGGCTTAAAGGCAGTTTCATTCAATGTGAACTCAGTTTGCATTCCGCTACCAACTACATATACATCATGAGCATCTACAACTTCATAAATGACAGGACGTGATACAACCTTATTGCCATCCTGCTGACGACGTATGATCTTCACAATACCTTCAGTCCTTTCAAGCTGACTAAGCATGCCTTTGATAAAGAAAGATTTCGGGTTAGACATAATAGAAATACTCACTTCATTACCAGCCGTATCGAAGTTTTGCTTTAATCCACCTCTATGGCCCTGACCTGCCTCTATACCATTTATTACCCAATCCTCTTTAGATAATTGAGAACGAACACTCTCAAGCACTTCTGGATCGATATGAAAATCATTCCGCATAACCAGTTGCTGATTACCAGTATCTAACAGTTCACCATTTCTGTTCTGAGTGTATGCTTCAAAGGTGAGTTCATTAAGTTTACTCTTATTAACTGGCAAACTTTTATAGATATCCCATAATTCTGGTTGTTCGCTAAAGGAATTAAGATCTTTGAAGCGTTCATAGTTAGCAGCATTAAATGAACCTTCACAAGTAGAAGCATAAGCATGAGCAATACTATTGTATTCATTACCATCCTGATCAGTGAAATTCATAGGTTGATCCAGAGTAAAGTTTTCATTGTTAGCTTTTACATAAAAATGCTTATTGCTTCTGGTATCAAAATCTATGCGGTGGCCACCACCATAAGTATGGTCTTTCCCCTGTGCCTTATTCCATGAATTTTGTTCAATAGTGGGAATTAACTTTGGATTATTGAGGTATCCTTGTCGTTTGAAATCACTGAGGTTTACTATCTTTTTTAATTCTATTTCATGGTTCAGCAATTCATGGATGCGTGATTCCTCAATACCGGTAAGCAATGCAAACTTGCTGACCTTTTCCTCATTTATATTATCTTGTTCTCTGAAAACATCTGCGATTGATTCCTGAAAAGGCATTTCAAAATCATCATTTGTAATCATAGCGCGAGCTTCCTCCGGCATATTTATATAGGCCTGCTGTTCTTCAGGTGTGAAGAAATGGAATTCCCTATCATGCGGTGATCTTCTTAATTCTTCCAGGGCATCATGGAAACTTTGAATGTGCCTATCAAACTCTTGCATTACCTCAATAGGGATAAGGGAACCATAAGAGAATCCACTATACTTGAAACCTTTCGTATGGGCAAGGTTTGCCAATAGCATATGCTTAATGTTCACAGTCATCTCACCATACTTATAAGCTTCCGGAAGTTCATCCCACGCTTTAGCAATCTTAACCTCTAATTCAGGAGTAATTGCCTGATACCGGTTGAAGGCTATCTTATATGTACCAGTAGTATTTCCTTCGAAATCAGTTTTAGGTTTTTCAACCTTCATGTATTTCAGGAAATAGTTGTTAGGATATTCAGCCTGTAACTTTGATACAAGTTGCGCTGCTTCATCTACAAATTGCCATGGCTGGGTGTATTTATCGCCAGTAAGAATAGAAGGAGATAAACGCTCATCAGCAGAAAGAACATAAGCATAGAAACCCTGCATTAGTTTTTCCTGGGTAGCGAGGTCTTTACCCTCAGTCATCTTCTTATGGTTAAACATAATCATTGGATGGGCATATAAATTAACTTCACGCCCTCCATACCAGTTAAGCAATTTTTTTAATGTATTGAATTGGTTGCGGTAATATGGATGCCATACATTACCAGAAAAAAGCTTATCATCCGGACCATAGATCAGCTTCTCCATATCAAGTGACTGTCCTACCCAGCGTTCTTTTTCACTATCATAGTTACCTAATATTTTCTCTATCCTATGAATATTATCTGCAAGGTCAAGCATCGTAGTAGGATATTCAGATGCAAACTTTACAAGACGTGCGCCATCACCAGTAACCTTTTGAAGTGACTTATAATATTTGAACTTCTCAAGTATGGAAAGCTGACGTTTTAAATTCTCTGCTCTTGTAGCATCAGAAGCAAATGTACTTTCAGGTTCATAGGCTTCTTCCAGTTCACGATAGCTGACGTTATTACGATCTTCTAAGCTGGTTACAAGGCCCATCTGAGGATGTTTTACAACTCTGTAAATAGCGTTCTCATTCGTTGTTTCTCCTTTCTCATTTGTAGGGTTATATTCATAGCCAGGTTCATATACCCGCGTGGCCTTCTCATACTTTTGCTGAACTTTCAGATAGGTATCTGTAAAGTCACTTTCAGTAACTGCACCACGCCGTCTGAATTCCTCATCTATGTATTCCTGAATGATAGGCTGATTTACAAATAGGATAGCATACTCCATGTTCACACCATGCGAGATCATGTCGAGTACAACCGGCATTGTCTGGCCATTCAATCCAAGACGACCTAAGTATTGCAGCTTGGCATTATCTGTAGAAGCATTCAGTAACTGAACGAAGGCATCAAATACCATTGATTCCTCTCCATTAGAACCAATAGATCTGGTTGCATAAGCCTTCTTTAAAGTATTATCTACAAGATACCCGCGTCTATTGAACATATGTGGCTGGAAGAATTTGTTTCCTTCCACATAATTATCCTGTAATGACATCCCCAATTGTGAGAATACAGAATGTGCACCATAAGCAGAAGCAACGATACCGATCGATGTAGAACCTTCACCATTCAGGTCTTTCAATTGTATCTGACGCATCAGGGTAAAGCGGTCATATGGCTTAATTCCCTTCTGCTCATTTACCAGTTGGCGGTTCTTATCAAGGAAGTTGGCAAGCTCTTTAAGACGGTCTGTAGATACCGGTGAAGTAACCTCCATGTAGTTCTTCATCTCAAGCATCTTGTCAAAGAAGATGTCGAACATCCTGTTCGCTTCATTCATCTTTGGATCAATAGACTTCCTCCATACAAAGAAGCCGTCAATATCAAAGTCAAAGCCCATTACTCCAGGTCCGGCTTTACCTACTACAGTCACATTGTTCATATCTGCAGGAAGGAAACCTACGATCTCGGAAGCAACTACAGAGTTCTTTCCTGAACCCGGGATACGTGCTGCCATTAGCGGATCACCAATATTGTAGTGGTCTTGTTTTGGTACCAGGATATCTGCAGGATAAATCTTAACGGTGCCTTTGTCGTCGAGAATATAACCGGAAGGATCATTGTCCTCAAAGACTTGCTCTCCTTCTTCCTGACGATGCAATAAATCCAGAAGCTGCTTTTCTGAAAGCTCAGTCGCCCGGCGAGGTCCCATCCATTGCAGTTCCATATTACCGGCTTTCACTATCTTGCCATCTACTACCTGATAGGAAGGACGGGTATAGCCCACATCAGACATATTGATAAGCTTAGAGCCAAGCTTCTTCTCCGATGCTGTATTGATGAATAGGCCGCTAGCAACCATATTCTCCATGAGTGTAGCAATGCGTGGATTATCAAGACGCATCTTATTATCCAGTGCCATACCCAAACCTTTGGTATGGTCACGTTTAAGCATTTCCTCTTTTAAATTTGTATAGAGGGTATCGATGTCATCAAGATTATTCCGGAAATAGTTATCAGTCTTTGTCTGAAGGATAGCAGACTTGATAGCCCAGTATTCGAATAAACCACCTTCACCAAAGTAATTATCCATATCCCCCATCTGCTTTTCCATCTGGATAAGGTCACGGATAGTATCATCTTCATGTAACTCATGGGAAGGATTGTTCTGAACTCCAAGCATTCGAAGGTCAATTTCCTGGGTTCTATAGTCACCATCATCCCAATGATTAAGAGCCTTTAAACCTGATTTGATACCGGATTCAAATACTGCAATATCAGCGCCGGCATCATAGAACTTACGGGCAAATTGCTCAAGTTGCGGATACTCCACATAGAAGGCGGAGCCAGCTATTGTATCCGGATCTGGAATTTTAGTGAGTGACAGTTTTAGATAAATAGGCATTGCACGTTCTAATCCATTGTCATCATGGCCGAACATTACAGGCTTATAAGGTGCTCTGAATCCACCAAGAGAACCTAATGCAGCCTGGAATACAGGATCGAAACGTTCTGAAATATATCCCTGTGCATCAGTTCTGTTTGTAGGGATTGATCGTGATTTCTCTTTATCGACTTTATATTTCTTTTCTTCCTCATCATAGTAGACAGAAGCAAGTATGGCCTGGTCGCTCAAGTTGTCAGTTACATCACGCAAGGCTATCATCTTACCTTTATGCTTGCCTTCTTCGAATACAGGCATCTGTGCCGGTGCATAAGTACCAGCCATCCGTTTGCTCAGCGAAGTAAAGTTGTCATCAATACCATTGCCATAGAAGATGTAATCTCCCTGCAATAATTGTGATAAGTGATAGCGATTGATAAGGTGATTGAACATCATATTCTTGAATGTTTCCAAGCGCTTTGCTTCAAGATCTATGGCATAATTCTTCTCACGTTGTTCAATTTCTTCCTTTAATGGAGCTATCTCATCATCATATTTTTTAATGGTTTCTTTGGCATTGAGAATGTCATTTGCAAGATTGGCACGTTCATCTACCCCTTTTAAAGCAGCAATACTTCTTTCTTGATACAGATAAGTTAATCGGTCATTGAGTCTATCCCTTTCTCTTTGTTGTGACTCAATAATCTTATTTGGATTATTCTGCTCTATCCAGTCAGATGCTACCGGCATCTGGAAACCTTTAGCTGCATATTCAGCATAGGCCTGGGTAGCCTGTTTCATTAGTTCAGTATGAATCTGATCTTCTGACTGTCCAGCAAAGAAGTGGTTCTTTGTATTGAAGATATTACCTTTTATGTAAAGCGGCATACCATTGCGTGGATCTCCTTCTTTACCTTCAAACACTAATGGCCTACCTCCCTTACTTTCAGGAACACCACCTTCAGTAGCACGAATGAAGTCTACATTAACCGCAAGTTTATCAAAGGCTTTGTGGTCTATTACTACTTTACCATCTTTATCAATATGATGACGCAGTAAGAAAACACCACTATCTGCAAGCCTGGTCATTGGCTCATTGGTACGCTTACTAATTTTCTGCACACCATTCTCATCCAATACCGGAACTCTTACTTCTTGTCCTCCTTTAACCAGAGGAGCTTCTATTAAAGCATCAGTAAAAGCTTGTTCGGCAAGCTCCATACGCTTCGCCTCTACACGTTGGATGCGTTTAATTTCTCCTTTGTAATTTTTAGGAGGTATGCGTTTGAGTGGATAAACTAGGTTTCTTCCTTTATCAGAAGGCACATCACCAATATGACCATAGTATTTACCTTCACCAGAAGTAGATGTGCCTACAAAATGGCTGGCATGCATATAGAGAAATTCCATATTGCTTGCCGTTCTGTAGTCAGTATTATTACTTGCATCTTCCTTACTAAAGATACCACCAACCATCTTAGGACGTGCAGTAGTACCATATTCATTTAGGTGATCGATAATGATATTGTTCTGCCAGATCTCATGATTTTGATAGCGGAGAATTTCTTTCTTATCTGTGGCCAATCTTTCATAGATAGTATCAGCATAAGACTTTATCTTATGAGCATGTATCTTTGTATTGGTAGGATCAAAGTAAAAGTCAGGAGTTTCAAAATCACCGCGGCGTTTCATTTCTTCTTCGACGGCAACTTTTATTTCCCGGGTTTTTAAATCCAGTGGGAGGCCATCTGCAAAGTGTGCTTTTATACCACCTGCAACAGCTACTTTATTTTCATATGTTTTGCCATTTGTAAGATAGGCTGCAAGCTGTAAGTAAAGTTCGATGTAAGGAAGGCTCTTAAATTCCGGAGAATACTTATCTACTTTTGTTTCAGGATTAAACTCTTTACCACTTTTGTTGAATTCGACCATGTGATACTGGTACATGGGTCTTTCTCCGCTTAGATGCACATTTTCTGCAAGTTCTTTTGATTTAGATTCAACATGCTGTTTAATGATAGCATCTTCATCTGCGAGCCATTGGTCTTTGTCTGGTCGTGCCAGTCCGGATTCCCGCAGATCTACTGTAGATTTCAGTTCCCAGATACCTGGTTCACTTTCTGTATAGCCAATCTTTTCAAGGTATTTAGCAAGGTTTAAATCAGCAGCAGCAGTACGTTCATTTTCTTTAAGGGTAGAGAATTTCACTCTTGCATCAATAGCATTCTTTAGTTCAGTAGCAGGCATTGTCATGGTGCCATCAAGACGAGGAACTAAAGCAACTACATCACTTCGGTTATAAACACCGGCATTGGCAAGCACAGGACTAATGCGATACATAACCTTTGGCTCTTGTCCCATGAAGAAGGCTTTGGTACCTTCATCGCCATTATTATACATCTCATCAAGATTCTCATAGCCTTCATATTGTGCGAGTGCTTCCAGTTGTGGCTTTGTAAATTCTGATGCCATTGCAGTCTTATAGTGCCTGATATGCACCGGTCCATGGCCAGGAATAGTATAGACACCATCCCCTTTATAAAAGGTACTATGGAACTGCTCTGTATTACTAAAGATGGTCTTTGGATTATCTTTATCAAAGACAGCATCAGCTTGTGAGTCATTCATAGTGAATGAACCAATAGCATCTAAACCATCACCCAAAAGCGGAGCAAGATCAGAGGAAGTGATTAGCTTGTTGCTTCGGTTCATAGCTTCCATGTAGGTTGAGAATTCAACTGGAATCTGGTCTGCATCAACTCTGGATAATCGTTGCGTCACGTCCAATGTTCGTGGCAATTCCTTGGTGCTTTCCGCTACTGCATCCCAGGCATCCATCATTTTATCCCATTCTTCATTGCGGGTTTTGATAAGTTGCTGCTGGTATAGTTCGAGCATAACCTGATTAGCTTCAGATATCTCATCAGGATTCAACAACTTTCTATCAAGCACTGACATTGGCAACTCAATATCCAGCAGATCGAAGAATTTTGCAAGCAATTCTTTTGCCTGGTTATATTCTTCATCAGTAAGAACTTTTACCTGTTTACCATTGGGTGCTATATATCCCGGAATGCCTAGTGTATTACCATTTACTGTATCCTTTAATGAACCAATCTTATTGATGCCAGGCATCATATCTGTTCTTGTCGGATCTTTATAAGGTAATTGACCAGTATATATTTCAAAGTATTTATAAAGCGACATGTATTTTTGGTCTTTATGCGTACTTTCAAATTTTGCTTTTCTTTCCTCATATTTAGCTTTTATTTTTTCAACCCTAACCATCATCTTGGATATCACACGGTCGAATTCATTCTTGCCATCCTGACCTTTACCAAGAGTTGTCACACGGGTACCATCGCCATCCTTTGAGTAAGCCACAGCATCATGATGGATATAGCCACCTAACTGCGATACATAAGAGTTTTTTGCTTTTTCGAATAGTTCCTGATCACCGGCAGGCCGCTCCATTGTATAGTTGCGGTAAAGAGAATATGCGATATTCCGGCGACGACGTGAGTTAAACTTATCCTTTGACATCTTTCTTAGATTATCTGTCAGTTCAGCAAACGATCTAATATTTGTGGCTGCCAGAGAAAGAATGTCTTTGGCATCAGAGTAAGTCATATGTCCGAACTTACCATTCTCATCAAAGAACATCATTCGCTCTACATCATATTTGATAAGTTCTGAAGTAGTAGAGTTAGGGTTAATAGATTCACCATTCCACCCACTAGAAACTTTCCTGTTCGATTCAAATTTGACTCTTTTAAGTTCTTCTTCAATAAGACTAACATGGAATTCACCAAGCTTTTGCGGTGTATCAAAACCGAAATTCTCCAGAGCAGGAACATCTGGAAACTGATCCTGAAGGTCATCAATAGCTTTGCTTAAAAGGTCATTGGCAAAGAGTATAATATCCTCATCGCTAAGATCCGCACGCCAGGCTGCTTTATAGCGGAGCAGACGGCGCATCCGTTCTTCATGAAAGTCTATCTTGGCAGATACTTCATCATCAACTTCTGTAGGCCCATTATCATAGAAGGAATGTGTTTCTACCTGGAAGGCATCATACATACTTGGAGTGCGACTCATTGCAAGTTCTTCCCTTGTCATGAAATGAGTTTCTGCAGTATCTATTTCAACACTATTATCATGAAAGGTGTATTGGTCGCGGGTGAGATTCTTTATCTCTTTTAATGAGGTACCCTCAACGGATTTGAATGTAATGTGTACTGTTGGGAATAGACCAGTTTCAAATTCAAAGCCATTTGCTTTCATAAGTTCAATATCTTCTTTCGTCTTGATATTGTCTTTATGTTCTACTCTTTGAATACCACCAATTATATCACGTTTTACCCATAGGGCATGACCTAAACCTGAAGCTTTTTCAACAACTTCACAAGTTACCTGAGCGCCGGCATTCAAAGCAGCAGTAACAGCTGGAGCAGCTAAAGCAGGAAGGACACCAATAGGAGTTATTGCCCGGCTATCTTCATCAAGATGCATGATATAAATATTCCCGGTCTTTGATGTATCACCTAATGTGTGTTCATAACCTGGATCCTGACGTAGCGTTATTCGACCTTTAAAACCTTTTCCTCTTGCTTTTTCAAATTGATTAAGCAGGAATCTTGTAGCACTAGCATTATTATCAAGCCAATTAGTACCAAAAGCTTCGTAGAAATCATCATTAACTACTTCATTCCATTCAGTATCATTAAAGATATTGGAGTTTATCTGTGCACGACTGCCATCTTTATTGAAGAAAAGACGCTCTGTTGAACCAGTCAGTGTATTCCAGCTTACAAGGAACTGGTTGGTACCCTGGAAAAAAACAACCTTTAAGGATTTTTTATCATAGTTGTTCTTTTGGATCCAGTAGTCTAAGGAATCCTGTACTTCTCTAATGAAGATATTACGCGGTGTATTAGGATCACTCTCATTGATATCTGAAGCAATCTCCAGCAATTCCGGAAGTGGCCGGCCTGTATCCGGATCAGTTATAGCTTTCTGATATTGCATGAGTATCGTTTCTGCTACTTCTGCAACTGAAGGAACATCCATGTCAGAAAGCAAATTGACTGGCTTCATGTTCTCCACAAAGTTGTCCATCCTGCGCGGATTATCAGACGTCACAGTAGGATGGTCAGGAGTGCTTACCATTGTATTTTCAGCAGCTCTCTGTGCCTCACCAGCAGATGGAATATCAAAGTTTACAGCATACTTACTTAAAGGAATGCTATTCATTAAAGTGATAGCTTCTTTCAAAAGCACACGTTCCCCAGGAGTAAATAATCTGGATATAGAAGTGAACACCTTATTGAGTTGTGTCCATACTTCTTTCAGTAAAGAATGAGAACCGGTCTTAGGAATCTCATCATAGTTATAGATCTTATTAAGACTATCACGAAGGCCTTTATCATTAAGGTTGATAGTAGAAATAGCCTTTTGCAATACCTCACTACTCTGAACTTCTGATAAAAATTCCTTCACCATCGTGAAAGATTCATTCGCTCCTGTGAAGGTATTAAAGGTATTACCCTGTATATTTCCATGAGCAACATTCAGAAAGTATTCATTATGAAGCTTCTCATCTTTTATAAGAAGATTATAAGTTAATTTCGAAAGATCAAATAAACGCTGATACTGCTTTGCTTCAGGAGTTAATGGAACATTATTCTTCTTACATTTTATCCAGGAAGTGAACATCCGGCCTACAGCTTCATTTGTCATGTGGTGACGGTACTCATGGAGGACAGTAGCAAATACCTCTTTCCGGTATTTCTTATCTATTTCCATGCGCTTCATATCAGCCATTATCACAACAAGACTATTAGGCTCATCAAAAAAACCTTTCCGGTCTGGTATGTCATTCTCATCCACCATACCCGGTGCATCCATGACATGCATTGCTATTGGCCTTCCTGTAGCTGCTGCAATCGTCTGTAGTATCTTATTTTCGTTTTTAGTAAGACGGCTTGTAATTAAAGAACTATTTGATCTTGAATGCCACATTGCAGGCGTTATTCCATAATCCCTGGAATTAAAGACAAGATGTGCTAAACCATGGAAAGCCTGAAAGAATTTATTGCCCGCCTGATAGCGTTGTTTGGAAAGATGTGGCTGTGATAATTCCGGTGTTTCAAAGGCAGATTCAAGATCTTCCTGTGCATTATAAGCATGTCGTATTAAATCTTCATTTTCTAATGTTTTCTTTCTGGATTCTTTATAAGAATCCGGAGCATCATGTTCAAATGATTCTTGAACAACTCGTCTTGCTGTATCTGGATTACCAGCATCAGCATGAAGAATAGCATATTCCAAATCCACAGGTTTTACACCTTGCTCTTTCGCTACAGCTTCAATATCATTTGTCTGTTTTGCAAGAGGAATGGCATTCATTACTCTTTCAGCATAATCATTTCTTTCCTGAAGTACAGTGTGGTATTCTTTCTGCTGTTTCTGACTTAGTGGAAGAAACTCCTTTGCTTTCTCTCCCATAAGTTCTTCCATTATTGCGCGATTCTTATCAGTATTCAGTGTAGGATGGAGGTATGCTTTTGTGGATATTAGGTCGTTGGTGAGTTTTCTTTTTAGTTCAGCTTTATCTACATCAGACTTCTCTTTACCATATTCATCAAACCCTAATTGGAATTCGGAATCATGACGGAAAGCAGCTTTAAGACCATCACCACGCTCATTTACAACACTGTCACGCGCCATGATCACACCCAGATTATTAGCAGGTGGCTCATTAACGCCAATACTTTTCTCTGAATTAAACTTCTTTAAATCTTGAAGTTTAAGATTATTGTCAGAGATTTCTTTGGTTCTATTTGAAATGTAAGCGGTATCCTTATAATTATCGATTGCCGAATCCTTTGCATCTACAATCGCCTGCGCTGAATCAAGGTCATTTGTCAGTTTATCTAATTGTGTTTGTTCTTGAGGTGATATAGTTTTAGAAGCATTCTCACCTCCTATCTTAGACATGAAAGCATCACGCGCTGTTTTGGCTTTATCTACCCGCGTTTGAGCATCTACCTTTTCAGAGATAAGCTGCGTTACTTCTCTATCAAACTGATTTTTTAATTTGTGTCTGCTGAAGCTCTTGTAAACATCTTCTTTTTCATTAAGCTTTGCTTCAACAAACTTGATAGTCTGAACATGATTATCATATTGATCTTTAGTCAGACGACCTTCCTGAAGTAGTTTATCCAGGCCAAGAATCATTTCCCGGGATTTGCCATCTTTTACATACTCGCCAATACTTGGACCACCATGCATGAATACAGATGTACCGGCAGAAGTAAGAGCACCAATAAAAGCTTCACCTAATGCTTCCTTGATTCTAATATCAGCAATAGAATTAAGATCATCGAATTTACCTTTACCTGCTTCTCTATGCTTTAGAACAGTATTGTTGAATAATACCTGGACTGTCTGATCTGATAAGGATTGCAAACCTTCTGTAACGCCTTCTTCAGCCATTACCTTCGGGTCTATCTTGCCAAGAAATCTACCACTTCCTCTGGCTACTGCACCTAAAGATTCTATCATCTTAGGCCACAATTTCTTTGAAACTTCTTCTGCTGATTCACGGGTAACTGCTCCTATGGCTGCTCCTGCTGCTGCTTTACCACCTTTCTTTTCGGCTTCAATAGCAAAGAGCTTAACCATATCTTTTGCCAGATCTTTATGCTTGCCACCAAGCAACCATTTCCGCATAGCATCATTACTGAACAATCCAGCTGATTCTATAGCAGATGAAAGACCACCTGCAATGATAGTATAAAGACCTGCTTCCTCATCAGAAAGACCGGCATCCTTTGCAGCATGGAAAGCAGCCACACCAGTGATAGCAGCTGTACCTCCAAATCTTCCTACATTCAATAAAGCAGCCTCACCTATTCCACCCATTTTAAAGGCTAAGGAACCCACACCGGCAGCACCTTTAATGGTACTACCAGCTACAGTAAAGTCAATAAGTGAACCTATAGAACTACCTATACCTGCAGCAATCCAGCCAGCACTAAAGGTATTCATTGCATTTTCTGAAAGCGTTAAAGAAGAACGCTGTGTATCTTCACGAGTGCGACGATAAGCCTTGTCTATCCAGGTTTCTTCGTATTTATCCTGCCAGTCTTTATTATCACCAAAAGCCCAGCTAAAAGGTCTTGCTACCATACGACCAATAGACTGCACTGCTTTAGCTGTACCAATAAGGTCATCATCTTTGCTTAGTGCCCAGTTCCCAAAGGACTTTGCCATATCATCAAAGAAGTAGGTATTCTTATTGGCTAAACCATAAAAGTTATAAGCATTGATATTATTCTGTGCCAATTGCGCACGCGTGCCTACATATTCCTTCATAATAGGCGCACCATCTTTACCAATACCCGGAGCAAGAACTTTATATACAGTCTTGTCAAAATCAGGATCAAAGAGCTTAGCAAAACCTTGACCTGCTGCTGAATCAAAGATTCTGTTTTTTTGATTCGTTAATGCAGTTCCTACAGCATCAATTGTTTCTCCAAGACCAGGATCATGGCCCATAGGATTAAACTTATCAGAACCAACAGGAGCGCGAGGAACAACTTGCTCAGTAATGATACCAGCTTCATTACCAGTAATTATTTGCTTGTCATATCCGGAACCAGTAAAATCCTGTTCTTCACCTTTGGCATTTTCAAACTTTCTGGTTTTCAAAGCTGAGTTATCCCAGGCATCTTTAACAAGATCATTCTCTATATCAAAGGGAGTGGCAACCTCATAACCTCCAAGCTTTTTATTGATCTGCTCCATGAAAGCTTTGCGAAGCACATCAGGAGTTTCCCTACCCAACTTCAAAGCATCCATTCCAGGTGCACCCTGATCAAATGAAGTAAGTTCTGCTTGAAGTCTTTTTTCTCTATCAACTTCATCCTTAGTCTTAGCGATACGATTACCTTTCTTCCGTTTGGATTTCTTAAATGGTAATAGGTAATCTGTTTCAGGATCAAAATCATCAGAAGCTTCTGTAGTAGATTCTGTAGAAATCGGCGGCTCTTCCTGTATTGGATTTGCTAATCCACTTCTAAAAGATTGCGTGAGAAAATTATCAGGCGCTTCATCATCCTGCATCGCTGCTTTCTGTTTCTCAACTTCATCAAATGTCAGGTCTGTAGCTTTAGATTTTGCTTTCTTATTTGCAGTGTTCGGATCTGGACTCATATGGCTAAGTTTTTGATTATTGTTGTGTATAGGTATTGGTTTGTGTAGAAGATGGAGCTATAGCTTTTTCTTGTGGTAATGTTCTTTCTAATGTTTTATAGCGAAGGCCATTCTCATAATTGGCAAGTTCAGCATTTATCTTCTTTGCTAATAATTGAGATTTAAATGGATCATCCCTTAATTCATTCATTAATTGCAGTGGACTTTTATAAGTCTTCGCTTTCCATTTTTTACCATCAAAAGCATAGGATTCTCCACCAAGTGCTTGTGCATATTTTGCATGAATCGCTTTATAGATATCTGGATCTGCTTCTATCTGTTCTTTATTTGTTGCCAGTTCTTCTTGAAAGCGATTTTGCATAGCAAGGGTATAAGCCTTTATTGCAGTGTCATATTGAGGTGTAGGTTCTAATACAGTTCTATTTTTAGCATCTTTCTTTTTCCGGATATAATCTTCATTTTTCTCATCACTGAAGTTACGACCTTCATATTTGACCTGTGAACTACTCTTATCATCCGGTTTTAAAATAGTAACATCCTTATCTAACATTCCTTCTTGCTTACCTGACCATACTTCAAATGACTTATTTTCTACTACATAGCGATTGCCTTTATCATCTTCTACATAATTATATCCCCAATCTTTATCATACCTAACTTTAGGCGGTCCTCCTCCTTCAAAATGCATAGGTACACCATGTCTTTTTGCATCCCCTGCAGTACCATCTGAAACAAGTATACTTTTAACATTAGGATCACTTGGTAACTTTGAACCATCTTTAGCTATTTTAATTCCGGTATAAACAGGAACAACAACATTCTTTTGATGAGTAGCTCCAACAAGATTATAATTTAATGGCAATGGAGCAGTTCGGCTACTAGTCCATCCTTGTTGAGAAATATCATAACCTGTCGCTGCTGTGATATTAACTTTATCGAATGTTTTAGTAGCATCAGGTTGTTTAGTTGATGTCGCTATGATTGGGATATTCACTTTGTCCTGTGCAAATCCAAAAGTTAATGGAGCATCCTTACTTGTTGCGAGATAACTTTGTGCATCCAGTATAGTAGGACGGTCAAGGATTTCTCCATCTGCACCAGCACCAACACCTCCTGAATCCGGTGCAGCAGGAGCTACCACTCTTTCACGATTTGATTGAGTTTTATAAATATCTGTAGTAACTCTGCCAAGATCTGTTTGATTCTTGATAATATCATTAATGACATTATTAGTTTGTGCTTCTTGCTTTTGCTGAGCAAATGCCTTCATCTTATCATCACCCTGCATTAAAGCAGCGCCAGACATTTTTTCACCATTATAGTCCCATTGTGAGTTCAGGAATTTCTTTCTTCCTTCTTCTTCAACTGCATATTGTGCTCTTGGACCAAGTAAGTCACGCCAGTTCGTTTTTAGCATTGTAGATAAAGCATTCATCTTCTTTTCAGTAGATGAGAATGTTTTATCATAGCTTTTAAAGTTTGCCCAAATATTTGCGGCATCAGCTTGTTGTAAATCTATACCTTTAATATCACCACCTCTGGTTACTGTATCTGGTTTTACAGCATTTACAAACTTTGCTATTTCACTTGTGACATCTTCCGGTATCTGTCCTGCTCCTTTATAGAAAGACACAAATCCTTCAGGTCTTTTAGAAGTCTGCAATAACTCCTGAACGAATGGATCTGATGCGGCACCTGTGCTTATAGTATTGAGGTATTCATTATAGGTTAGTTGTTTTCCAGTCCTAGGATTATAATGCACTTTATTGTCAGCATCCAGATAGGTATTCTCTCCTATTTTCTCTGCTTTAATATGATTTTGCATTGACTCTATTTCTTTCAGTTGATTCTGAAAGACAGACATACGCTCACTCGAAACGAGAGAATTTAATGAACTCTCAAGGTTATGAGCATTAAGACTACTTGAGTAGTAATTAGGATCTGAAGTCAGGTTATTCTTTATCTCATCACGGACAGCCTGCATATCAGATTGCAGCTTAGCTTGCTGCCAGGGTTTAAAACCTTTATCGGCGATAGCTTTCGTGAATACATCCTGACCGGCTTTCTGTTTCTCTGCAGCTACTTTCGAAGATTCTGCTTTAAGAGCAATAGGAATAGATGCGAGATCTGGGGGAAGTGCGCGTTCTATTGGTTTATAGGTAAGCGTGAGCCCGGGAATTGCTTGGTCTAACGCTGTCCCTATTTGCGGCAAAACCCCACTAGCAAGTGAGGTTTTCCCTATTGTTTTTCCTATTTGCGAGATGTATCCACCTTCTTGAAGCTTCTGTACTTTCCGGTGTAATCTGTTCGGTCTTAGCATAATCTTATTGGGTTACTGATCTTTTTAAATCTGGTGCTTTTGCTATTCCTTCAATTGGTGATGCTCCTGGAACAATACCATAGCGTTTATATAATTCAGTACGTTCTGCTTCCCGGGCTAAATTATTTGCTTTTGTTGCTTCTACCTGTTGCTCTGGAGTCATCTGAGCTAAACCAGGAACTGTACCATATCGGGTAGAGAGGTCACGTAATTCAGCATCGAAAGCTAATTTAGCCTGTTCACCTTTTTGTTTCTTGATATTCTCAGCATACTGACGATCTTCAGTATTCTTAGCATTCCAATATTCTAGAGAGGACTGAGCCAGCTTTTCACCTTTGGCACGTTGTTCATTGAATCTACCGACCTTCTCATTGTAGATGGCTTCATCATATGAGCGTTGTGTTGCAAGGTTGTATTTGGTATCCTCGTTTCGCTGTGCTGCGGCGGCTGTAGCATCAGCACGACGAAGATCCATGATCTTTTGATTGAGGTCGGCATTAGCTCCTATTTGTTGGCCCTGCAAATTCTGCATACCTGCAATATAAGAATTTATGTCACTTCCTGCCTGACGTTGTAATCCCATCTGTCCGGTGCTCATAGTAGCAGCCTGAGCAGCTTGCGCGCGCGCGCGATCATCTTCATAGGATTGCACAGGAATCTCGGAAGTAAGTGTAGCTGGGCGAGCTAATTGACCAGGCCTTTTAGCTGTGGCATACATAGCAAGTCCAGCTACTCCAAGTCCGGTATTGATTGCTCCGAGTGGATTATTTTGTATTGATTCCCCTATTCTTTTCAGGCCACCCATAGCAGTTTGATTTCTTTGATCTGCTGCAGTAGAATGTGGACCTGCTGGTATTACAGGTGGTGGCATTGCACCAGCTGCTCCACCTGTTTGAGTATACCATTCCGGAGAAGGAGTAAATTGCGTTACTGGTACCGGTGTTGGCGGAGCTGTTACACGATCTGGACTATAATCATATTGAGCAGATCTTTGTAAATTCTCATATGGATTATTGCTAGTCTGTAGCTCATAAGTATTTCTGCTAGTTTCAATAGCATTAGGATCTCTATAGTATTGAGGACCAGGTTTTGCAGTTGGCATCAATACAGGAGGCGCTATAGGTGCTACTGGTGCTACAGGTTTGCGAACTACAGGTTTACGAACTACAGGCATGACAATTAGAGTTTAGGTTTGATAACTGTCGGTTTTGCAAAAGTGCGCATCTGTGTACGAACTGGTATTGACATACCACGTTTACCCATTGGCATTCCACCTGCTCCCGCTCCTGTAGGTGCGCCTGGCATTCCGGCACCACCCGGCATTTCGGTAGGAGCACCACCACCTTCCGGTGCAGCCGGTGCAGGAGCTTCAATACCCATTTGTGCCGCCATCATAGTACAGATCTGTACAGCTAATTGCGGGTCCTGTGTCGTTACAAATTCCCGAAGCATAGATTCTATCTCTCCTCCTGCCGGTGGCGCTCCGGCTCCCGGTGGCGGTCCTGCTGGTGCTCCTTCTGGTGCTGCTGCTCCAGGCATATCTCCTCCTCCTTGAAACTTTCTAGGTTCGCGTTTGCGATTGCCATATTTCTCAATGTAATTCATGGTCTTATAATTTAGAGTTATTAATCAGTTGTGTATTCTGGACCTAACTTATCCTGCTTCTCAATCATCTTTGATATCATTGAACCAAGATCATATAGCATATTCTCATCCTCAGCTACTTTAGCTTTTTGTACGATTTTTTTGGTGTCCTGTCGAGAGAAGATGCGTTCACTCCCTTTCAGGATTTTTTCTGCCTTTCCATTTACACCATTCATCTGAACCATGCCGACATCAGTGGCGGGTTTTTTTGGTTTGGGTTTCAAGCTCATAGGTTATATTCTCCTGACTTATCAATAGTTTCTGTCATCACAATATCACGCATCTCACGTCCTAATTCAGTCAGTAAGGTTTTTGCATTGCCTGGCTCACGTTTCGCCTGGTTATAAAGCTCCATGATTCTTTTAGTCTGCTGTAAGCTCAATAGCAATTCGCCTACCTCAGTTTCAGCTACCTTGCCTTCAGTATCCATTATAGGATTTCCTTTGCCAAGATCAGTGAGGGATTCATCTTCATGGCGTTTACCTCCTAAGATAATTGCACCCCCGCGTTTGTAATTTACAATCGTTTTTTGAGGTAGCTCTTTTGAGAGGATTCTACTTGGGAACAGAATGCGACCACCGCTGGATAATTTCTGGATTACACCACCTTCTTCATGTTTCCACTTAGAAGCGTTTCTGGCGAAGTTAGCTTGCTTTACTGTAGCAGCGGAATACTTTTCTTTATTAGCAAGAACGTGTCTGGCAAATGCCTGAACACTCATGCCAGCTGCTTTGGCTTTCGCAGTAAATAGGCCTTTGTGTGATTTCTTTATATGTATTCCACCACCTTTAGCATAGAGAATCCGGCCACCATTTTCATGTTTGGCTGCAGCAGCTTTTTCTCTATTTGAAAGAACTTTAACTTTTTTCTGAACATAATGCCCCCTATCAGTCATAACTTCATTGAGTACATTTCTTTGAAATGGGTCTGTATTCCTTCTAGTGGCTTTCTCAGGTACAGGAGTAGTTGTAGGTTGAGTTTGAACTGGCGCACGTTGCATTGGAATAGGAGCAACTACAGGATTGACAACAGGAGCAACAGTAGGTTGAATAGATGTGCCTCTGCCTGTCATTTGTTCAAGAGCGGGTTTCTCTACAATAGCAGTTATTCCCGGAGGAAAGCCATATTTAGCTACTCTCAATTTCTGTTCAACAGTAGACATTGAATGCCAAGGTTTAACAGCAATAGGGTCATAACCATACATTTGTACTTCATCACCCTTCATAGGACCAGTTAGACCTTTGTATGATACATCTAACTGAGGTTTAATTCTCCTATCATATAATGGTGCAGGTGAATCTTTATCTATAATACGTTGCTGTACTTCACGTTGTGTAAATCTATTCTTATCAATATCAGTTCTATATTCTTCAGGGGCCATCACTCTGTCAGTAACCTTACCTGCTTCAGATATCCTGGTTGTTTCACCTGCTGCTGCTCTATCTTTTGCAGTCTGAGCACCCCAATCCAGATTCTCAAAGATGTTTGCTTGAGTCTGGTTATTAGTTCCTAATGTAGTACCTTGTGAATATATGCCTTTAGCGAAAGTATTCTTATTGGTGTAATAATCCTGTACAGCTTTAGCACTATTATATAGGTCCATACTGTCTTGTGCAGTAGCTGCAATATTCAAAGGTTTAGCAATTGGTTTAGTAACTGGTGTAGTTACTCCACCACCTTTAAAAATTCTATGAGGGAATAAGATCCTACCTCCATTTTCTCTTTTATGTCGAGCAGCTTCCATTTCATTCTGTCCTTGCTTATAATCATTATACATAGCCATACCTTCACCGACAACTTTTGGGATCACATTTTCAGCTGTTCTAAATGCTGCTGTTCCACCAGGAATAACCTCTAATCCTGCTTGTGCTGCCTGATTAGCTGCTTCCATATAATCGCCTTTTTGATAAGCATTATAGGCATCTTTAGCATTTAGTCCTGCGCTAATTACTGCGCCTCCCCAACCTATACCCTGAGAAATTGGTTCTGGAATACCTCTTGCTAAAGAAGCAATATTCGCAGCATTTCTAAGATAAGAGAGATTGCGTGCTTGCACCATTGCTTTTCCTCTTTCTACATTATTAGCTATTTGTTGAGCAGATAATGGGATAGCTCTCTGAGGATATAAAATGCGCCCTCCAGGTTGGAAGGATTGGCTCATAATCGATTCACCGAACTGACCAGCTGATAAGCTATTGGCAAGTTCATTGGCTTTTGCCTGTTTTTTTAATCTTAATTCTTCCTTCGCTTTCTGCTCCATCTCCTTCTGCACCCTATTGCCATGGAATAGCTTATCAGAAAGAGAGTAATCTTTATTACCAAGAAAGTCTATCTGATTACTGATAGCAGCTACAGGATTCAGAATATTCTCAGATGCTTTACCCCAGAAGCGGGCTGAATCAGACTTGTAAAAGCCTTCTTCATCCTTCAATTTTTTCTGTATTGCAGCATCAGCTTTTGAGCCCAGCATCAACCCGGCACCGATACCCACACCTATTGGATTACCTGTAGACATTAAAAGATTAGAAGCAGTATCAGTGATCTGGCCGCTTTGCTGCTGCCGCTTATTCATCTGAGCAATATAATTGCTGTCCTCATCTTCATATTGCTGTGCGCCTGGCATCATGTTGCCAACGGCTTGTGCCGCCATCGTACCCATCTGTAATTTACTGATAGGAGCGCCAGCTGCGTATCTTCGGTATGGTCTAAGTATAGGATTCACGATGGTGCGTTTTTATTAAATTTATAAATACCTTATCCCTCGTTTCATACCCTACACGAATTCGGAGATATTCTTCTTCTAATCTATTCCGACGGATACGGTTCTCAAGTTCGATATACATTCTTCCTTTACGATAATGAGCATTATCTGTGCGTAAGCTGCGCGTATGCCGGATCATCTGCTTATAAGTGCCATCAGCTGTAGTCAGCTCAAGCCAGGCCGGATAGGTCGGAGAGCAACCCATCTCTAGCGTGTCGAATACCTGCGCGATCTGCTTACCTCTTACAATGAACTCAAAGTAGAATGGATAATCTGTACCATAGAAGTTACCGCAATTCTTCTGCCCTGCCGAAGTTACCTTAACGCCATGCTGAAACATTCTTTCATAGGGAGCGGTGAGAGGGAAAGAATAAAAATTATCAAGCGCACTAAAGTATAGCAATGGACGGTATGCATTTGTGCAGTTCCAGACCTTCATCGTTTCAGAATACACAAGCGTAAAGCAATTGCCATTATTGAACCAGTCAGATGGCCGGCCAGTATTAAGAACACGGTAGTTAAAATTCCAGGCATTCTTCATGTAGAAGTTGAAATACACATTACCGGTAAGCCGATCCCATTGCGATCTGATATCATAATCACATATCTTCTGATGAACCTTTATATAAGCCGAGGTCCATTGTTTCAGGAAGCCTTGAATAGACTGATCAGAGATAAGCGTTACAGCTCCCTGGTTATTGTGCTGCCAGATCTTATGGGAATTGACATCTACACCATACACAAAGCTGTCAGATACACAGGTAGAGAATCCCCATGTACTGCCGAATTCAGATGAATCCCTTCTCGCCACCGGGGGAAGTGTCGAACCCGGCTCTGCATATACAACGCCGGTAGAATCCTTACCTGCTTCTATCCGTTCATTGAGGCCCATTGAGGATATGCCTTTTTCATGCACCAGAACGAGCCTGCCTTCACTTGAGTGCGCGGTGGTAATTGGACCTAGCTCAAGATTATAATCGCGTGAGGACAACGGGAGAAGGGTTCTATACCCATTCACAAAAGCCGACGGATTATAAGGCTCAGTTACATAAACCCTGTTCGGGTGCATGTTTGCTCTGAATGGTGCTTCTGGTGAATCTGCAATATGTATGATCGCTGAACTACGGTAGCTATAACCTCGATTTGATCCTGACGTTTCCCGTAATCTTCCTCGTCGAAAGGAATTTAGTTTATAGTCATCCCAGTACCATTGCTCATCCTGTGCAACATATGGGGCAAATGTTCGGTCATAGCCTGCCGTAAACAGCTCATTGGCATCCTCCGTCTGTGGATGGCGCCACGCAGGATTATAGATGCTTTCATTACATATTTGTACCGTTGTACCAATCCCTGCATTATATGCATCTGGCTTTGATGTATCCCAATAACTATTTGTATAAAGGCGGCGCATCGCTGTAGCAATGTAAATATCACCACCAAACAACAATAACTTTCTATCTGTATCAAGTAAGCTTTCAAGGCTATTGGTATCATCAGAACCCGCTACCGCTGCATCTTTCTTCCAATAAAGGCGAGGCGATATCGGTGTATAGCGGATAGTAGAAATATTGGAATAAGTTAAAGGCAGATCTGATGTTTTTAGTTGGCCCTGATCCTTATAGATGTTTGCCAGAAAACCAACCTGACATTGAAAATAATTTTGGCCACCTGACCATGAATCTCTATCACTAGCAGCAGGACCATCCTGATCACTTAAAGAAGTGATATTAATTGGCATGTGTGGGTTTATCTGATTTTTAAAAACTACACCCACATAGCTATTGAAATTAATATCTATTTCGACTTTATCAGTGTCGTTTAATTTTGCAGCAAACTTTGCATGCGAACTGAATTGACCTTGATTGAAGTTGTCAGAATAAGCCGGTACCCAAGATAAATCCGCTTTCTTATTCGGATCAAATTGAGGACTTGGATTGTACATATTTGTAGCCACATAGACTGAAGGCACATATTGATTTTCATTATTATCAACTGTATTCCATCTTACTCTGGCAGCACTCTGAGCTATTGCAACTGAAAGAATCTTAACTGTTCGTTGTACCCGTTGATTCAGAATATCACCCATCTTATCCGGATCTCCCAAAACATCACAACTCAGGAAAGCATATCTAAATAGAGAAAGGATATCATTACCAGCAGTATGAAGTCTATAAAACCAGACAGGAAATATGCCATATTTATTATAGCTTCCATTACCTGTTCTCTCTTTATGAATACCTTCTAATCCACCACGGAGAGCTGGTACAAATTTGAGATTTGCAAGTGTTCCATAAGCTGTATCAACATGGTCTTTATAAGTCCAAGTGTCATCTCTTTCTTTTAATACTGATACAGTAGGTATGAGGTATCCCTGAGCGATTGCATCTGGTTTGCGTTCACCTCTGAAGAATTGTACCCCAATCGTAAACTTCCGAATATCTTCATAAACTGTTCTGGTAAGTTCAGGAATCTGGAAGGTAACCCCATTCACAGAAAATATCTGATTCGTAAGAATAGGAGGAACACCAGGAGAATTTCGATTAGGAAAGCGGTAAATACCAGATACGTTGGTTCCATTTGCTGTTAGCCATCCATTATAAACAGGACCACTAACAGTATCTACTAATCCTTGATGATTAGGATAGAGTGTATTCAACTGTTGTCCATTGGTGACATTATCAATACCCATGCATGGATAGGCTGGCGACATTGTGCCATCAGTGAAGATAAACTTCACAGAAAATGGAGTAGCCTCACCTCCCATGTAACCGGCATATCTGTTAGCATTCCATGGATTCAGATAACCACCCGGAGCACCTACAAGAATATCAGGCTTTTTAATATTATTATCAACTACAGGAGTAGTAGAAAGCAAATCCTCATTAAGATGTGTATCAAGAACTGATAATAGATCAGAATTATAACCAGGTGCATGCATCTTCACCTCTTTATGACCTATTGTAATATGCTTTGCAAAGTTAGCAAGCAAGTCAGTATCCCTTGACTTTTCCTGGCCACCAACAAGCACTAGCTGATTGTTGATCTGAGCCATTCCCTGAAAGTGATCCAGCGTAGCCATTGCAAGTGAAAGCGAAGTTTCCCCTACTGGTAAGCTTTCTTCAATTCCACTGAAATAGAAATCTAATGTCTTTGCTCCACGGGTAGGAACTAACTGCCGCAATTGGTAAGCAAGCACTGTAGTTTCCATATCGCCGGCAGCATACGTGTAATAGATCCGCAGGAATGGATAAACAGGATCCAGGTTGGTCATTCGTAAATGAACCCGTTTATCACTTGGCTCATTGTTCTTGCCACCACGAAGTGTTTTAGCATTCTTTCCATAGATAACTGATATCGGAAAGGTTTCTGCCATTACATCCGTTTCATTACCATCCTGAGTAGAATACCTCACGAAAAAACGATAATTCCCAAGCTTCGCCTGTCCACCAATTTCAAGACCGACAAACTCACAGCCCATCAGGTAAGGAGAACGGCTGAACAAGTTGAGCGTGGAACCAAAGGAGTTCTCATCATAAAGATTAGAATCCACGCCGGAGCGATCGACAATACGGTATTCCATATTGTCAGTCACACTAAAGCGTGTGTTTACCATAATCTCAGGATGCACAGTATCCTGTAAGATAAGGTTCACTGTCCCATCGAAAGCTGGTTGCACCTCAACTCGTACAGCCTGGTTCAGAGAATAACCAAACTTGGTACTCTGAAATGCGCCATAAGAATTTCCAGTTTTAAAGTTCTGTAAAGGAAGATACTGATACTGTAATTTACCTTCTGTCTTAAAAGGTTCCGGGCTCGGAAATGAACCGATCTCAGTAAGATTTAATAATGGATTATAGCTGACAATATAAGCGACCTTATTAAAAGTTCCGATACCTATTGGAACAAAACCAGTATTCAAAGAACCAATATATTCTGTACCATCGGTATTCTGTAAGATAAACTCATCTTTACCATTGCTAAGGAATTCTATATGCTGTGATGCAGTAAGTAGATCCGGACCTGCATTCAGAGGACTGGCATCCGAAATCAGCATCTTAGCAAATGTATTCTGAGTTTCCATCTTATCTTAATTTTAGGTTTACTCCAAAGTATTGGCCAGGCTTTGCTTTTGGCATAGC